AAATAAAATTGAGTTTTTATCATATGCTGATTTATGGACAATCTCGTTTTGTTGTCAGGACATCAGTGTGGCGGGCAAAATGAGAGGTTTAAAGCCAGATAGTGGTACAAGAAGTTCTCTTCTTTGGGAGAATATAAGGCTTCTCAAAAGAGCAAAAGATGATGGAACACTGCCAAAGTATCTTATGTTTGAAAATGTTAAAAACCTTGTAAGTAAGAAATTTATTGATGACTTTAATAATCTACTTGAAGTTCTTGATGAACTCGGTTTTAATTCCTATTGGAAAGTTCTCAATGCAAAGGATTGTGGAATACCTCAAAATAGAGAGCGTGTGTTTGTAATCAGCATTCGTAAGGACATTGATAATGGCATATACGATTTTCCAAAGCCTTTTGATACAGGTATCAGACTTAAAGATGTTCTTGATAAAAATGTTGATGAAAAATATTATTTAAGCAAAGATATTCAAGAACGTTTTCATATTACCGATACTACATTTACTAAGAATATAATTGGCACTACAAAGCCAGACTTTAGGACTATTGGACAGCGTAATTTAGTTTATCAGCAAGACTCAATAATGGGTGCTTTGGTTGCAACAGATTATAAACAGCCAAAGCAAATAATTGAAACCAATAGTTGTATTCAAGTAGGTGACTTAAATCATTATAATTACGATGAAATGAATAGAGTTTATTCCAAGGAGGGCTGTTGTCCCACATTGAGAACAATGCAGGGTGGAGATAGACAGCCGAGAGTTCTTGAACAGAATGATAAACTTACTCATTCTGAATGGAAAGAACAAATGTATGAACGATTTATAAAAGATGCTAACGGAGAACCAAGTGGAGTGATTACAAATCAATCGCAAACGTTTGGATATAGACCTCCAATGAAAGGATACTCAAAATGCTTGCGTTCAGAAGCAAATGATACAGGTGTTGTAGAAAACTTTCGTGTCCGTAAGCTAACACCAAATGAGTGTTGGAAACTGATGGGTCTTACAGAAGAAGATTATGCCAACGCTAAAAATATTGGTGTTGCTGATAGTCAGCTTTACAAGCAGTCCGGAAACGGAATAGTTACTAACTGTATAGAGTTGCTTGCAGAACATCTGTATAAAGCACAATACGATAATATATATAAGTGTACTGATGAAAATTTTATATAACCATCAACGAGATAAATAATAAACCAATTCTTGTTGGTGGAATAGGAGAAATAAATTTTGGTAAACAATTTAGACAAGGTAATAGGGTTTATTCGGCAGACCATATAGCTATGTGCTTAACAGCACAACCTCTTGGAAATGTAGGAGGATATAGTTATTTGTATTTAGTTGATAATCAAGTCAGTAATAATTGAAGATTTTTATAAAAATAGACCTATTAGATATTATACTGATTATTGCCCTACAATTCGGACTGAAAAGATTGGTTTAAAAGTTTTATATCTAAAGGTATAAAGTACATTTCTATATGCGGTAATTTATACATACCGCATATAGTAGTACAATGAAAGTTTCATTTTATGATGAAAGGAGAAGTAAAAATGTCTGAAATCAAGCTGAAGCCCTGCCCGTTCTGTGGGAATGGGAAAATAGAAATCTTAACCGACAACGAGATTAATGGGCTGGACGATTTTAATAGTAATTACAACGAGCATCCGTATTTTCTTGCGTGCTGTTCTACATACGTGAACGGCTGTGGCGCAACGGGCGGCGAAGGCAAGACTGTGCAGGAAGCCACAGACAAATGGAACAGGAGGGTGGATACCGATGGTGCGCCGATGGTGCATGGCGAGTGGATAACCATTGATGACATTTCAAGATGTTCGAAATGTGGGTACATTCCTGCTTACGACAGCGCCATTGATGACCTGTTTTATTCGCCGTTCTGCCCTAATTGTGGTGCTAAAATGAATGAAGATGATTAAAAAGGAGAATAAATTATGGAAATATTTATTTCAAATGGAGATGTTAAAGCAACAATAACAACCAAACCTGAAAAGATAAGCCTTGATAATTCTGAATTATATAAACTTATTCAAAATGCTTTAGGTTATTCCAAGACAGAAAAGGTTGAAGTCGGTTTGCATGATGATACATATTATTACACCGAAACATATGATGATAAGGCTGATAAAGAACTCCTCAGATTAATAAAGATTCGTCTTGATAAGAAACCAGAGCAACTCAAGTCTGTAACTTATAGTTGGAAGGAGTAAAATAAAATGAATAAATTTAGACGTAAAATTGAAAGATTAATTTTCGTCCCATATTTCTTATTCAAGGTAACATTCATATATAAATCCAAAGACATTAAAAGATATTATTTTGCTAAATTAAGACGATTTTATGTGAATGATTATTGTTCTGAACGTCAGTATAAATTTCTGATAAAGATATTAGGCTTATAAAGAGGTGATTAAAATGATTCAAGTATTATTTAAAAATTCAAATGGCAAAACAAGAATTATCGGCGAAGTAATTACGCAAAAAGAAGCCTACGAAGTAATAAATAAGTTCCTCGATGAGCACAATTATAAGTCTTATTACGTGAGGACATGGAAAACTGATGATAAAACTACTGCTGTTGACGTAGGAAGTCATACGGAGAAATTTTATCTTAAGGAGACGTAAATAGGCATAAAGGAGGATACAAAATGACTAACGAAAAATTAAAAGAAATTCAAGAGCGCCTGCTTGAAAAAAGCAACGGGCACAGAGACGCGGCGATAAAAGAGGTTGACGCCCACGCGCGAGGGTACTTATTGGGCGTAAATGACGCGCTTGCAGCGGTATCGTTTACTCGTCCCGAACAGCAGAATCAACCCGCTTCAGAGACGCGCACGAACCTTGACCGCATACGCGCCATGAGTGCGGAGGAGATTGCAAATTGGGTGGAAGAAAATTTGGAATGCTGTTCTTGCCCGATAAGCGATAGCCAGGGGCGTAGCTGTGAAACAAATTGCACAGCAACGTTTATAAATTGGCTCAACAGCTCTGTAAAGGAGAACACGGAGTGACACGATACAGGTGTTTTTGTTGTGAAAAGTGTGGTAAAGTTAAGAAAACGAGGATAAAGGTATGAGCTTAACCCCAGAAGAATTTATAAAAAAGCATAATCTAAATAATATTGTAATTAATAGCAACGAAATGCCATTTGGTGAATTGCCTGAAATAATAGTAAATGATGCTGATAAAAATAACCTTGTCATTGTATATGGTTATTCAGATGACCTTTGTGAACTTCGTGGAGCTATTGTCGAAGAACACGATTGTTATGATGGTGGCAAAATTACAGTATATGGTAAGCCAATAAAGATAATTTGGCACAATGATTATAGTAAATATTCATGGACATATGAAACAGATATTCCTCATGCTTGTTTTGATATTAACGAAATGAATGATACAATATATAGTTATTGCCAAGCTATTGTATTTTCATTAGAGAAGTTAAATAATACAGATAATATACCAACCCCTCTCCCCTGCCCCATATGTGAAGGAAATGTAAGAATATCTTTTGTAGACGAAGATGAAAAACACGCATACTCTATAATAAAATGTGATTATTGCAAATTGTCAATGAAAGGTAATGGCTATTATTTGCAGTCTGACAACGTTGCAGAAGCACGACTGCAATCATTGAGTATATTAGTAAATAATTGGAATGATAGAAGAAAGAAAAATAACATATCTATAAAAGGAGAAATATAAATGATTAATCGATATTGGGCAGAAACCGATGGCGTATATGAACTTCATTTTGAAAAATTCGGCACAGACGAAGTGATATTAAAATTTGTTCAAGCTGAGGACGATGATACTTGTTTTTGGTATGTATCGAATGACCTTAATGTAACCGAAGGCGATTATGAATATTTTGATTCTGTCAAAGAAGCAAAAGAAGAATTTGAATATAAGTATGAATCTTATTTAGAAGACAAGATTTCATATTACGAAGATTTATTAGAACAATGGAATAAGAATTAACTTTTACGATAAAACACAAATTTGATTTTGATAAGGAGAAATTATGACTGTAGAAGAACTTGGGAAAATAGAAGAACTTGAAAAGCAGATAGCAAGTCTGCAAGAGGAAATCAGGAAGCTGAAAGAAGTGAATGAAAAGAAAGAATTAAAGCTTCATAGGGTTAATGAAGGATTTGCTTATTACTATATCAATTCTGACGGAATTATCTATGACAATTTTGATGATTATCATATACCTGATACACTTAGATATCAATATGGCAATTATTATTGTTCAAAGAGCAACGCCATTCGAGATATGAATGAATTAAAAATTTGTAATAGAATAAGGCAATTTCACGATGTGCTGTGTGAGGGATATCAGTTTAAGCAGGATAAATGTAACTATTATGTGCTTTATTCATTAGTGGAGATGAAGTATATTGCTTCTTGGAATCGTATTGCTAAAGAGATGGGTACGATTTATTTTGATACAGAAGAACACGCTCGGCAAGTCTGCGACATTCTGAACGCCGAATTAAAAGATACAAATGTACGAGGTGGTACATAATGGAATGGAACGTTTACTATTATAATATGAACTCTCATAAAATAGTTCCTTTCAATATTTTTAATCATAGTAGGTTCAGAGAGGACATTCAAAAAGGCTTTTAAGAAGTGTAAAACAAAAGATGAATTTATTGAAAGACTAAAATCTGATTTATTTTACTATTTTGGTTTCAAAGCAGAATATGAAATAGTTATCGCTCCGTGGTATGGTGGAGGAGATAAAGAATCTATCAAGATAGATATTTATTCACAGGTTATGCTGAATTGGGATAAGTTTGTTGAGTATGTATGGGATTGTAAAGGAAGTGATAATTAATGAGTGGTGGTTATTTTGAATATAAAGATGAGGAATTGAAATATTCTCTTTTTGGTTGGACTGACAAATACAAGAATATTCTTGAGGATAGAGAAATTTCTGAATTAGTTTGGGACGTACTAATACTGCTCCATGAATACGACTGGTATAAGTCTGGTGATAATGGTAGAGATGATTACCTTGAAGCAAAAAGAAATTTCAAGAAAAAGTGGTTTGCCCCTGATACAGTATCAGACAGAAGAAAGTGTTATATAGATGAAGTCCTTGCTGAAGCAAAACAGGAACTATACGATACTTTTAATATTGAAAATAACGAAAATGAAAGAAAGGATATAACTTAATGAATCGTGGCGACACAGTGCAACTTATTGTTCCAGAGAAAGGTCGTAAATGTGTCGGTAAAATACTAAGAGAAATCAAGGGCAGTTACCAAGTGGGACTGCCCAATGGTTTATATATTATTTTACCGAAAGACCGATGGGAGCTTTGTGATAAATCAATTTCAGTGCCAGATAATATAGAAAGTCAAGAAAATAATGCAGAAAATAAAGACAATAAAAATGATGAAATTATAGATGATGAATAAAAAACAAAAAGTAGAATATTCAACATTAATATTTATTTATTTTTTAGGAATTTTTCTTTATTCGTTTATTATTTTCATCATTTTTATTAACCCTTGATTTTACCTATCTAAACCACTTGACAAAATCAAATATATGATATATAATATAGATACACCAAATTCGTTAGACAATATCACTACACACGATATTAAATTCTGTTTGGTGTATCAAATTTTATATAGCAACAATAATATTAAGGAACGAGGTGATGCAAGATGATTGTGTATGAAGATATGTGTGTAGGTTGTCCTCCAGATGTATGTGGTCGAGGTTATTGCCCATACAGTAAGCCGATACCTATTCACGTCTGCGATAGATGTGAAAACAATAGTGATGATTGCCTATACATATACAACAATGAGGAACTCTGTTACGATTGTGTTTATGACCAAATAAAGAGAGATTACCCGAATGAAGTAGAAAATGACGATAATTTCATAAATGACTTTATTGACAAATTAGACACATACACAGAGGATTAAACTTATTTATTTCAGGAAGGACATAAAAATGACAAACGTAAATGCACTCTCGCAGAAAGTAGGTGATTTTATTCGATTTAGAGATAACAAAGATATTATTTTTCGTACAGTATTGATAATTCTTTTGAGCATAGCTGATGGAGCAATGATTTATAAGAAATGTACTGAAGAAAAGCAAGAACAACAGCAAACACAAATAAGTAATGCTTTTAATAATGATTACACTCAAATCAGAAGCTCATTTGATTTAGATGTCTCCGACATTAATGTCGAGAACATACCTGCTACTAGAAGTATATATCTTAATGAATTGGCTAAATTATCAGAACCGATAAATTCAATAATCGTACAGACTGCCTCTGACAACAAAAATGATACAACAACAGAACCCGTCACACTTTATGACACCTTATCTGAAAATGAAATAGCAATGATTGAAATTACTATTCAGCATGAAGTTGGTAATTTCTCAAAAGAATACAAAACCTATGTAGCAGAGCTAATAAGAAACAGACTTATTTCAGAGGATTTCCCCAATACAGTTACAGAAGTCTTATTCCAAAAAAGTCAGTTTCAAGGAATATCAAACTGGCTATATTCGGGGATAACTCCTGATGAAGAAACCAAAGAGGTAGTTAAGGAAGTATTTAGTGCCGAAGGAACTTCACATTCAGCAACATATTACTACAATCCAGAGTTAAGTGAATATGATAGCCTTGTATGGTTTGAATATTCTGGAGACGTAGAATACGTTTTTGAATATAGTGAAACCAACTGGGGTACTACTTACACAACAAGATTTTTTGTATAAGTTAATGTGAATATGAAAAAGATAAAATTTAGAAAGGAATAAACAATATGAAGAGTTACGGATTTCTCTTAGCACACGGATATAAGATTATGAAAGGATATGTGGATGCTGATACACCAGAAGAAGCAAAGTGTAAAGCCCTCAATCAAGAATGGGATGATATTATTGATGAAGATGACACAGACGAACTCACGGTGGGTTATGAAGTTGTTGAGATTTGGGAAATTAATTAATTTTAAGAAAGGAATAAAAGCAATATGGGTTGCATGGGTATAGTAGGAAGTCAATGTCGTGATTGGGATAATAATTACAATATAATTAAGAACAATAATACGACAAAGGAATTTACAGTACATTTTGAAAAGATTACAGATGTTAAGGATTTTGTAATACAAGCTGAGAAGTTGTCCAGCAAGATAGCTATTATCAGCCATAATAATTACATCTGTGACGCTAAGTCTTTAATGGGAGTATTCGGGCTTGACTTATCTCAACCTGCCAAGATTACTACTGCAAACGAAGATGATTACAACACACTTTTCAACTTCTGTGTAACGAGAGGCATTGCTACATGAGGTAACATTATGGCAGAAATTGAAAATAAAGTTTTAGATAATCAGATAAATAATAAGGTTGAACAAAGTATAGAGCAAAAGGAAGATAAAAATACATACGTTCCTCTGACTGATGAGGAATTCCATAGACTTTTTAGAAATGAATATTTAACGATTGATGACCCACGATATTTTTGGAGTGGGTATATTAAGAAGAATAAAAGGAGAAAAAGATAATTGCACGTTATATTAAATAATATTTCTAGTGTTCAAGATGCTATTGAAGCAATGTACTTTACTAAGAGAACATGGACAGAAGAATTGCATAATGACTTGTCAAATCTTTATAATAAGTGTTTTGGCAATCATGGTATATGGAGAAAAGACGTAGGCTCAGCAGACCGGGAAAGAATGACCAAGCTGATTACATCTGTTTGTAAAATGACTAAACGACATATCACAATAGGTCGTTTTATAGATTTTTCATTTACCGTTGTTGGGTTGCACAGAGGTGGGCAAGACGATTGGGACGCGCACACAAAGCGTTATGAAAATCGAATAATTCGCAACAGCACAAGACTCGCTGATTTTGGAAATGAAAAGTCCGATTATTATAAAGACAAGATTCTTACCACCGATGAAGCATTATCCATTCTTGAAATCAAATCACCTAATGAGATTGAATATAATGGGAAAATTTATGTAAAAACTATAAATGGTTATATTTTAAAGGAATACATTGACAATAAAGACGTTAAGCGTGGATTATATATGCTTTCCATTCCATCAAATTATATTTTTAAAGTAAATCTTACAGAATTTGCTCATGTGTATAAGGAACGTAATTCTAGTGGCACTGCCAATCCAGAGGTTAAGGAATGTGCTGAACAGTGCCTTAATCTTATCAACAATGTATTTGATATGATGGATAGACAGTTAATGCTTGATATTCAGAATTAAAAGGAGGACATATGTGTAAAAATCTATACCTTATTGTTGGAGCTTCAGGCTCTGGCAAGACAACCATAGCAAATATTCTTGAAGAAAAGTATGGTTATAAGCAGTTGCAGTCTTACACAACAAGACCAATGCGTACCGAAAATGAAACAGGGCATACTTTTGTAAACGATGCTTTCTTTGATCAACTAGCTGAGTTTATAGGTTATGCTCTATACGGAGATTATCGCTATGGGGCGACCGCAGAACAAGCTGACAATTCTGACCTTTATGTAATAGACCCGAGCAGCGTTGGGTTCTTAAAGAGCCATTATACTAGTAAGCCAGTTAAGGTCATTACAATCACCTCCCCTGTTCACACTCGTATTAGCCGTATGGAACAGCGTGGAGATGAGTTTAGTAAGATAATGGAAAGACTTCTTATTGATATTGATTTTAGAAATTTCCTCGGAGATTTTAATATCGACAATGGAGACAATACAAAACTTAACGATATAGCCAAGAAGATACATGAATATATTGTTAAGTGTGAAAGTGAGATAGAGGTCGATACATGATTATAGCGTGTGATGTGGATAACGTCTTAAATAATCTGACTGAAAGCGTGTTAAAGGTTTACAATGCAGACCATAATGATAATCTCAAAATAGAAGATATTAAATCTTATGGCATTGAAGAGTATGTTAAGCCTGAATTTAAGAAAGACTTCCCTTCCCTGTTTCTTGACAAGAGAGTTTGGAAAGGTATATCAGTAATGCTCAGTTGTGTCGAAGTCTTAAAGAAGTGGCATGATAACGGTCATGAGATATATTTTGTAACTGCTACAAATACAGAAAATATGCACAAGAAAACAGAATGGTTACAACGCACGTTCCCTTTTATGGACGTTAAAAAGAACCTCATCTGTATGCAGAAGAAGCAAATGCTTAGTGGGAATATTGATGTATTAATTGATGATTGTATTGATAATTTAGATAATGGTAAATATCATTCTATAGTATTTGATTATCCGTGGAATCAAGATGAATACCGTGTTCCTGATTCTCCTTTCAATTACAGATTTCTTAGCCATAGAGCCTATAATTGGGAAGACATAGACAGACAATTACAAATCACATATGATTATATGTCTAATCCTACTTTACAGAACAAGTTCCCCCGATTCGTACATAGATAAAACAATGATGATAGTAACAATTATCTTAGGTATAACAATAGGTTTCATCCTCTTCGGACTTGGTTATCTGACTGCTTCAACGATGTTTATGTCTAAACACACTGATGAAATTGATATGTTGGATAGTCAAACCAAAGAGAATGAAAATAAAACAAGAATAAAAAGAGAAAGGAATAAGTGATATGATATGATAAAAGTTATTAAAAAAGATAACACATTAGAAGATTTTGATTGTCAAAAAATAATTAACGCTTGTAAAAAGGCTTCTAGCAGAGCTTTAGATGAATTGTCTAACGATGATTACATAAAAATCTGCAATGCTGTTATGGATTATATCGATGAAGATGAATTTACAGATGGTATCCCAGTAGAAACTATTCACGCCATTGTAGAACATACTTTGCTTGAATTATATCCAAAGTCCGGTGAAGCATATCAACAGTATCGAAATTATAAAAAAGATTTTGTTCATATGATGGACGATGTGTATATTAAGTCACAAGGCATTAGGTATATTGGAGATGTATCAAATGCAAATACTGATTCTACAATGATAAGTACACAACGCAGCCTAATTTATGGTGAACTAAATAAAAATCTTTATGATAAATTCTTCCTTAACGTAGAGGAACGGCAGGCTATCAGAGATGGCTATATTTACATACATGATAAGAAAGACAGGCTTGACTCAATAAATTGTTTTAGAAGAGACACAAGATTTATTACCAAAGATGGTGTAAAATCGTTTTACGATTTCGCAGATGGTGATGAAACAATGGTGCTATCTCATAGAGGCATTTGGCGCAAGGCTATTGTTCACAAATATGGTTGGCAACCAATCCAAAAGGTAACGTTTAAAAAAGGAACACACACAAGTAAACCAGTAGATGTTTATTGTACAAAGAACCATAGATGGATTCTAAAAGATTCAACAGAAACCGTTGAATTGTCGGTCGGTGATGTTTTATATCAAGTTCCCGATATTACCAAATTTGACTGGGAAACATTATCTTTAGAAAATAAAAAGCTATGGTGCAGAGGATTTGCTAAAGGCGATGGGAGTTTAATTGGTTCTCCACAAGCTAATAGACCGACATATATCATAATTAGATTATGTGGGGAAAAAATCAAATATGCGAATAGATTTAGAGATTGCGGATATACTGTTACTCCTTTTAGTGGCAATACAAACGATTTGAAAGTTAGTATGTTGGACACAAATACTAAAGAAATACCATTTCTGTCTTTAAACTATAACAATGTTTTATATTACATAAATGGCTTTATGTGTGCAGATGGTAATAAAAACTTAACAATAGGAGCAAATTCTGAATTTAGAGGTGTTCAAGTTACAGGAGATTTAAATAGATATATATATGATTTGCTCAATATATCGGGTTATTTTGTATCTTCAACTCGTGATTTAACCGGAACAGAAACAAATTATGGAGTGCGTAACGTTGAAACAATCAGTTATCAAACAGCTTCAAGTCAAAAAGGGATAAGTGCTTGGCACGTTGCTGACATACAACCTGAAAAACTTAATTCTCGTTCAGAGGTGTGGTGTTTAGATGTAGAGGTAGACCATAGTTTTCTTTTGGAACATGGTATTCCTACTGGAAACTGTTGCTTATTTAACATGAAAGACGTGTTAAAGGGTGGATTTGAAATGGGCAATATTCATTATAATGAGCCTAAGACTCTTGATGTTGCTTTTGATGTTATAAGTGACGTAACTATGTCAGCAGCTAGCCAACAATACGGTAAGTAATATTGCCGTAATAAAACCTACTTAACCTTGCTAAAGGGTGTGACGAAAGTTGCTAACGGTGAAGCCTAAGTTATAACGATATGGTAATACCGTGCTATCTAAATTCCGTAAGAAAACTAATGTGAGGTTTGATTATGGAAGAAATAATTTTTGAAAATGAAATTGCTTATAAAACTAAATATGATGGTTATTATGTCACTAAAAGTGGCAAAGTAATAACTACTAAAGTTAAGGGTGGGCAAGGGAAAATAGATAAAACCCACCCAAGAGAACATTGCTACAAAATAGATAAAGATGGATATTTAGAAGTGTGTCTTTCCTTTGTAGAAAATAATCAACATATAAGGAAATATTATCGAGTACATAAATTGATATATGAAACACTAATAGACGACATTCCACAAGAATTAACAATAGACCACATAGATGCAAATCCTCAAAATAATTCAATAGAAAACTTACAAATATTAACTAGAGAAGATAATACGAGGAAAGCATTAAAAAATAAAAAATCGCCAAAAAGATTTATGTATCAATTGTATAAAAATAATATTTATGTTGGAACATTTGATAGAAAAGAGTTAGAAAATAGTATTGGATTAAAATATAATGATTTTTATCAAGACACAAATAATAAAAAGCAATTATTACTTCAAGGATATCAATGGGATTTGATATAAATGGAATTTAGAGAGTGTAGAGGACATCGAAAGAATACTATGATATGATAGCTTTTATCATGGGAATAATCAAGTAGAGTAGATTATGAGATTAGCACATAATCGAAACAGTAGGCACAATTAGCAATTGTGAAGATATGTTGCAATGCAGTATCCAGTATAGAAATATACATCTGCATTGGGTTTTACTATTCCTAGAGTGGATACTATCCTTGCACCTTATGCCGAAAAGAGTTATCAAAAATATTATCAAGAATATTACGATATTATGAATGATATTGAAACTACAGATGGGGTCGTATTAGACTGCATGAGCGATGTAGACTTTGATAAAAATGCTGACAACTATGCAACTAAAAAAGTATATCGAGATTTTGAACAGGGTTTTCAGTCTTGGGAAATGTGTTTTAATTCAGTTGGCTCATCTCGTGGTGATTATCCTTTTATAGCAATTAGCTTCGGTATCGATACTAGCAAGTGGGGTACAATGGCTAGTGAAGTTGCATTAAAAGTAAGAATGAACGGTCAAGGTAAAAAGGGATATAAAAAGCCTGTTCTCTTCCCAAAACTCACTTTTTTATATGATGAAAATTTGCATGGTGTGGGGAAACCATTAGAATGGCTTTTTGATATTTCTATTGATTGTAGTAGCAAATGTATGTATCCTGATTATCTTTCTCTCACTGGAGAAGGATATATACCATCTATTTATAAGAAATATGGAAAAGTAATAAGCCTTATGGGTAAGTGGAAATATGTAGCCCATGTAAAACCTATTGAACCTTGCTTAAAGGGTGTGCGAGAAATCGTGCTAACGGTTAGGTCTTGAAATAAGATGAGACCGTGCCAACCTATCTAAAAGATAGAAGTGTGTATCGACTATCGGTGATGAATGTAACCGAGTAGGGCAGGAGATAAGCACCTGTTCCAAGCAGTAGGCACGTTGAAGAGTGTAGGCTACTCTGAGTGAACATATAGTCAGCAAAATGTGTGCAGAGCTTCACTATCGCCGTGGTATATTCATGGTGGTATGAAACCAGCAGATGATAATGATGAACCTGTTTTTGAAGGGCGTTTCAACATGGGTGCGATATCATTACATTTGCCTATGATACTTGCAAAAGCAAGACAAGAAAATAAAGATTTTTATGAAGTCCTTGATTATTACCTTGAACTTATTAGGAATCTTCACAAAAGAACTTATGAGTTTTTAGGAGAAAAGAAAGCATCAACAAATCCTATGGGATTTACGCAAGGCGGGTTTTATGGTGGCAATCTCAAACCTGATGACAAGATAAAACCAATACTTTCAGCTATGACTATGAGTTTTGGTATCACGGCTTTAAACGAATTACAGCATTTGTACAATGGTAAATCTCTTGTTGAAGACAGTGATTTCGCTTATGAAGTAATGGAATATATTAATAAGAGAGTAAATGAATTTAAGGAACAAGACCATATTCTGTATGCTATCTATGGCACTCCAGCAGAATCCCTTTGTGGATTACAGGTAACTCAATTCCGTAAAAAATATGGTGTAGTTGAGGGTGTATCTGATAGACCGTATGTTTCTAATTCATTCCATTGTGGCGTTTGGGAAAAGATAACACCAATTCAAAAGCAAAATATTGAAAGCCGTTTTTGGAATTTGTTTAATGGTGGCAAAATTCAATATTGCCGATATCCTGTTTCATATAATAAAGAAGCCATAAAAACACTTGTAAGACGAGCGATGGACATGGGATTTTACGAGGGCATAAACCTTGCTTTATCTTATTGTGAAGACTGTGGATATGAACAACTTGATATGGATAAATGCCCTAAGTGTGGTTCAGAAAATATAACCCAAATAGATCGTATGAACGGGTATTTAGGCTATACCAGAATACACGGTAAAAGCAGATACAATGAAGCAAAGGTAGCAGAGATAAAGGATAGGGTGAGTATGTGAATTATCATGATATAACCATAGATGATATGCTAAATGGTGACGGATTGAGAGTTGTACTTTGGGTAAGTGGTTGCTCTATTCGCTGCTTTAATTGCCAAAACCCTCAAACACATAGTTTCAACAGTGGTATTCCATTTACAGATGAAACCATACAAGAACTTTTAGATGACTTGTCCCAACCTTATATATCAGGTTTAACTCTTTCTGGTGGGCATCCCCTTGAACCACAAAATCTTGAAACCGTCTATAAGATTGTTAAAACAGCCAAAGAAAAATTTCCTAGCAAAACAATCTGGCTTTATACCGGATATACATGGGAAGAAATTCTTGACAAGGATAAAGAATATGAAGACCATGAAGTGAATGGGGCTTCCCCATTAGATGTTATTAAGTATTGTGACGTTCTTATTGACGGTAGATATGAAAATGGCAAACGAGATATTTCCCTTGCTTGGCGAGGGTCATCAAATCAAAGGGTTATCAGCATTCAAGAAAGTCTGAACCAAGGCAAAATAGTTCTTTATTGTGAATAATCACACCAATTTCAAAGTAAAGTAAGGCAAATAACATATAGTGTATGCCATTATAACTCGTTTTGACTTACACTATATGTTAAATCTTACCATAAATCAAAAATTTTATTTGATAAAGGAGATGTTAAAATTTGAGCAACAATAAAGATTGGACAGGTAATTCAAAAGCTGTGTTTTCATAGTTGGAATGGGTAAAGCTTCAGAACTTTACAACTACTCTCCTGAAAAAGATAAGCGTTGTAGAGAAATCCAAAATAAATTCTATAATGCTTTCTCACAAATGACAGATGTACATTTTAACACAGATATAGAACACTCCATATCATCAACTCTAAATGTTGGGTTTAAGGGCGTTGAGTCTGAAGCTCTCATGTTACTACTTGATATGGACGGTATCTGTGTATCAGCAGGTTCAGCTTGCAATAGTGGCTCATTAGAACCTAGTCATGTATTAAAAGCTATCAACTGCCCAGAAGAATATATCTACAACAGTATCAGATTAAGTTGGGACGATACACTTACTGATGAAGATGTAGATTATACAATTGAAAGAATTATGAATAATGTAAAGAAAGTTAGAGGTTATATATGATATGGTTACAACAGTTAAATTTGCAAAAGTAAGACCCACAGCAGAAATACCCACAAAGAGAGTTGAAGATGCAGGGTATGATATCTATGCTGATTTTAAGGAAGATTATATGGTTATTCCTCCTCACGGAACAAAAATGATACCAACAGGCATAGCTTCGGCTTGCGATGTAGATTATTGTTTTATTCTTAAGGAGAGAGGGTCAACTGGCAGTAAAGGCATTGCTCAGAGATGCGGAGTGATAGATTCTGGGTATAGGAATGAGTGGTTTATTCCTATTACAAATACAACGGATAAAACTTTATACATTGCAAAGAATACTTCTAATATAAATGTTAATAATAAAGATAGTTTTGTATATCCTTACGGAAAGGCAATAGCACAAGCAATAGTAATGCCTGTACCGTATGTTGAAATAGAAGAATATACATATGATGAACTGAAAGCAATCCCATCACAAAGAGGAAATGGAGCATTAGGAAGTAGTGGAAAATAATTCAGAAGATATACGTTTATACACCGTAAAAGAAGTATCGAAAATTCTTCAAACAAACACAACTTATGTGTACGAATTAATCAAAGCGAAAAAATTACCCGCCTTAAAATTAGGTTCATATAAAATTAGGCATTCTGCGTTAGTAGAGTTTCTTACAATTAATGAGGACAATGATTTGACCGATCCCTACAATATAAAACCTTTATAACTTCAGATATAAAAAGATATAATTAAGCAATATAATTTTATCTCTTATACGTCCACAAGCAATAAAAATCCCGTCCACAACTTTTTCAAATGTGGACGGGATGTGGACGGCTAAGAGATTTTTCTTTTATTGAATGTTATTCTGTAAAGCTATTCAACTAATCAAAATCTCTGTATTTAGCTTTAAATCAAGCCTTGAGAGCCTCTTCAACGAGTACTGCGCAAGCAACGGTAGCGCCAACCATGGGGTTGTTGCCCAACGCATCAGCAAAAACCACACCATCATTTATCATATTTTGTAATCTCTATATTTCCCTTAATAAAGCCATTTGTAAACAATAAACCCTGATGGTACGTCATCTATTTTCATTTGTTATCATTTCTAATCGCTCACAAAAACTTAAAAAAGGTGGACGTAATGTGGACGCGTTTTGAAATATTAGGTGATTTTACTGCCCTTAACATTCTCGTTAATGTCATATATATTATTTAAAGCAATTCTGCCTTCTTCAGACATTTTTTCAGAAACGTGCTGATAGATTTGTAATGTTACTGTTACGTTCTTATGCCCAAGCCTTTGTTGAACATATTTAATAGGCGCGTTATTCTCAGCAAGCATTGTACAATGAGTATGTCTTAATGAATGAAAATTAAATTTAATACCTAATTTCTTTGTAATTATGGCAGTTGTATGTTGCATAATTCTAGGCTGAATAAATTCACCATTCTCTCTTACTGTGACAAAATCAATTAATTCGCCCGATTCAGTATTGATTCTTTTTATGTTATCATTCGTACAATAGTTATGGATATATAAATTACCACACTTTTGTTTGTCTATTATTTGTCGTTCCTTCTCTCGTTTCAAAACATTTATAGTTTCAATATCAACATCGATAATCCTTACAGACTCATATTTTGGAGCAGTAATATACCAATAGCTTTCTGACAAAGTGTTATTTTTGTCTTTTTCTTGCCATTGCACTTGTTTATTGATTATAATTGTCTTTTTTTCAAAATCAACACAATCCCATGTGACAGCAAAGGCTTCGCCCATTCTCATGCCACATCTATATCCAAAAAGCAACGGGATATATGCAGTACTTCCCTCTGGAAACCGTTCTAAAATTTTTGCCATATCCTCTTTTGAAATTATGTGCCTTTCTCCTATCCTAGTGGGGGTATCAGGTTGAGCGTTTTTTAGTGGGAGTTTTATTGCTAATGCAGGATTATTAGCAATAAAACCTAATGGTTCAACAGCATAATTGAAAGCTGAAGTTAATATTCCTTTAATAGAAAGCAACGTGTTTCTGCTATAGCCCAAATTAAATAGATTATTAATAAGTTTTTGAAGTGTTGCCGAATTAATTGCTTTCAAGGCATAATACCCAACGTTAGGTTTAATATGATTATTTATCTTTTTAGTGTATCCTATTACAGTATCAGGTTTTAAATTTACCTTACAGTACTCTTTAAGCCAAAAATCAAAATAATCAGACACACTCATTTCAGTCGGAATGAAATTCAATCCAGTTGTATTATAGTCTAAATAAGCTTTATTTCCCGCTAATTCAGCTTCTTTTTTAGTTTTAAATCCACTTTTAGAAAGATGCTGTCGTTTACCATTTACTTTGGCAATCTCGAAACGGTATTCCCAACCGCCATTTCTTTTACGATACATTACTTTTGACATATAAATCCTCCTATAACTTATAATACCCTTATTGGATAGTAAAATATTATACATCAAAATAAAAATTATGTCAAGTTTATTTTGTATAATAGAATAAAAATCGTAAAAAATAGGGATACTAGAGTAAAATCTAGTATCCCTATTTTTAATCAAAATTTTCTTGCTGTCTTATTTCCCAAACTACATACTGTAATTTGTCTAATTGGTCTTTAATTTTATCTGTAGTTGAATACTTATTTTCTTTTGTTGCAAAATATCCTATTTTTAAATAGACGGTTTCATTACTTTTTTCTATTATTTGAAAATTATATATTAATCGCCCTTTAAATATAATATCAAAATATTTTTTATTTTTAGATATCATATCATGAATATTATTTCCACAAAATAAATACCTTTTACCGTTATGTGCAACTATAGAATATGTATACATAAAATCATCATTCCTTATTAAAGATTAATAATTTAATTATACATTTTATTCTTTCCGATGTCAAGTATATAAAACAATAACAAATAATTCTTAACTATATTTTAACAGTTTAATTTATATAAAATATATTATTCCCAAAGCAGCATCGTGAATCCGATTTTTCAAGCTTGTCCATTACATTACCTCCAGCTCGTTGATCCTGACGCGCCAACCCGCACGCTCCACGAGCTTGTCCGCGTCGCAGCCCCCTCCGCTATTTTGGCGGAGATGTAGTCTGTTTCAGCAAGTTTCTCCTTGAGGTCGGAAATCTCGATTGCCGCAGAAACCCTCGCACGCTCCGGTGCTTTCTCATCATCGGAGCGCAACACCGGAATGCTGTCAACCAGCTTGTAGTTGTAAATTCCATCATCGCCAGTAAGTCCACGCTCAAGATAATTCCCCTGAGCGTGATGGAAGCGGTCGCCCTCTCCACAGTCAACCTCCGTCCATCCGTCACCGCTGATAAACGCGCTGGAATTGATGTCAGTGATTATCCCGCCAGAATCTGTTCTGACGTAAACTTTGTATTCATCCATGTCACTCCTCCTCATAATTCCTTAGATACCGCCAGATAAGCGTTGCTGTCCATAAGCCTCAGCCTGTAAACAGCTCCGGGGGTCTGACCGCTTACCGTGAAAGCCAGTTGCACCGTGCTGTCTGTCTGCTCTAGTGCTGTAACGCTTGTATAATCTACAACGGTATCTGCACCGCTGATAAGCGACAATCCGTTGTAACTTACCGTTGCCGCAACGCCGCTGCGCATTGCGGCAATCGGTAATACTGCGTATACAATTGAGCTAGTAAGCGCATATCCGACGCCTATCGTGCATTTATCAGTGCTTGACGTTGCATTCTGGTGCTTGTAGATAGTAAAGTACCTCTGACACCTGAGCAGTTCCGTCGCCGGGTCGGGCGGAACAAACGGAGTAGCGGCGCTACCAAGCTCCAACTTTGCCCAGTCAAGCTTTACGCTGCCGCGCGTCTGAAGTACAACACGTATCTTAGATGCTTCCGTAAGGTCTGACGGCATGGTAAAGGTAAGAACCTTATCAGCCTTCAGATTATAATGTGTAGCCGCAACTCCTGTCGTGGTCGTTCCTTCTGTACGCCATATCTGAATTAATGCAGGCTGGGCAAGCTCTGACATGCCTGCGCTAAACGTCAGGGTCTTTCCCGCAAAGCGCACTGGATTTTCAATAAACTGACACAGGTTAGCATAGTAGCCGTTCTTATCAAGAACACTGCCAGACAGGATATGAGTTTCGGCATTGTAAGAGCCGCTGTTTCCGCTGCCAACAATGGTCGAAATCCAATGGTCGACGGTAAAACCACCATCGATGGAACCACTAGCAACGCTGTAGCTGTAAATGTTCCCTCCTCGCTGATTTACCCGGAAATCCGGATTGATGAGCATGTTTGGATTGTTTGCTATCTCATTTGCGTGCTTTCCGTCAAGAGTGTCAGCGTTGCCTCCGTTCGCGGGGAGCGTTGTTGGTATATCTTCTTTAGTAGCAATTTCTTTATCAAATAATTTACCTGTAGTTTTAGTTATCTCAAAAGCGTTACTTCTGTCTTCAGTAGATATACCATTACCAACGGAAAAAAGAGTATCAGCATTACTCTTGTTAAACGTTCCAAAAGCTGTCTCGTAATCATTTTTGTCGGCTATGACATTGTTACCATGCACAAAAGCTCCTCTTTTTAAAGCACTCGATGAGTCTCCCCCGGCATGAGCAAAAAACTTTGATGCTGTTGTACTATAACCTTCAGTATGAGAATAATCCCCGGTAGCGTCGGTATACGCACCTTCCGAATGGCTTGCCGAGCCATCAGCTTTCGTGTATAATCCCTCCGCATGAGAATAATTACCATTTGCTTTATTTTGAGTATAATCGTTAAAGATTTCAGCACTCGCCCCTGTACCAGCTTTACCGACACCAGTAACTTCATTAGCTCCTAAATATAACTTTTGAGTATCAGTAATATAATAAAAAACATCATTATCTTTGGTGCTTGCTGCATATTCTGCGGCAGTACCACGAAGAAATTTGACTTTATTATCAGCCATTAATTATTTCTCCTTTCATATTTATAATTTAATAAGGGCAATAATTCAATGTTATTACCCTTATTAGTGTTTTTGCCCTTTAGTAATTAAGAAATAGCACCCCAAGTAAGAGCTTCGTCTGTGCCATTAATCTTTGTAGCAAGAGTATCAGTAAGGTTCTCTTCTGCAACAGCCTTACCAACAAGAGTAGCAGAAATCTCATTGCTTGCAGAAATAGCAACACTTACGCCAGTAGTTTCAGCCTTACCAGTAATATCAGTAGCCTTTGCATAAAGACCACCATCTGCACCAACTTCAAGTAAATTGCCCTCGTCAGCAGAGATATTAACTTCACCTGAGATTGTATTCGTAGTATCATCAATAGTAAGGGTGACTGTACTTGTAACAGTCGAAGCCTTATATATCTTGACAAGCTCGTTCATCGAAACGAAACTATAAGCAACGTCCGTATCACCTTTCACAGCGAGAACTAAAACAGGTTCAGTATCAAGGTCCGGGTTAGTTGAATTAGGATAAAGCTCCTCACTCCAAGCAAATTCATTAACAAATGTAGTCTTAGTCTGGTCAAGGAACTGTTCCTTGGGAAGATTGATAGTAAAATCTGCCGTATCATCAACAGTAGCATTAGGCTTCTTGTAGAATGTCAGCGTATTGTTGTTGTAGAGAGTAGTCTTGAGTGCAAGGCTTTCTTCGCTATCAACCCAAGTCTTTATAGCATTTGTAAGAGTTGTTTCAAAATCAGTGAATTTGTCATCAACTTCTGTATTGCTGTAAGTTTCGGTTTTCTTATAGTAATCAGCAAGCTTTGTATTAACCTCTGTTGTCTTAGCATAATCTTTCAGTTTGTTATCAACAACTTCTGACGTATCGTAATCAGCTAAAGCATCAGTAATCTTTTTATCGACAACAGTTGATTTATCATATTCGGCAAGCTTGGTGTCTACATCGGCAGACTTTTCATAATCGGCGAGAGCAGTTGTTATCTTACCATCAACTTCGGCTGAAGTATCATAATCAGCAAATTTGGCGTTTGTGTCAGTAACAGACTGTTTAACTTCTTCAAACGTATCATTAGTTTTCTTTGCAGACCATACTTTGTCTATTGCCGTGGTTGTAGTATCATCTATTTCAACAGAGCCTTTAATAGCATTACCATTAAACAAGAGAGTATCGCCTGTATCGTTTGTAGTAAGTTTATCAAGAACTGTGTCCTTATTGTCGTGAGTATGCTTTGCTTCATCAAGAGGTTCAATGAGTGCATTAATCTGTGCCTTGTCGTAATACTTATCGGGGTCGAGTCCACCGCCAGTTCCTTTGAGATTAGGTGTAGTGAATGTACCGTCCTCATTTGTTACATCAAGCTTATATATTTCATTTGTATTATCGGGATTTTCTGTAATAGTGGGGGAGAAGCCAGTGTCACCTTTTTCACCCTTAGGCAAAACTCCAGCATTTTTGGTAGAACCATCAGATAACTCAACAATAAGACTATTTGTCGTAGTATCAATAGAAACTCCAACAACCGAAACACCATCTTTTACAACAAAGCTACTCTCTGTTACGCTCCCGTCTGTTGCTGTCCAAGAAAGAATTACTTCATTACCACCAGTAACAGGAGTAACAGATTTAACCGTACATGGAGCGCCTTTTAATGCCCCCATTCCAATTACAGTTTCGTTTGTATATCGTTTGGCTGCTGCTAGGGTTGCTATATCCATTTGTAATTCACCCTTTCTTTTATAAGTTTATATTCCATATCAAATTTCCATCCATGTATCAAAGAGCATAAATGTTCTTACATATCCAGCAGTGGTATCACCGAAAGAACATACACTCCCTATCGGCACAGCATTCATGCCTTCAAATATACCTTTCCCCGGTGTAGTAGACGTGGGTAAATCCTGCAAATCGCTTTCTTGTGTGACAACGAACTCTGCAACGGGTGTATTATAATCATTTCCATACTTCAAAAGCGCACCAGCCATATTATCATTCCTTTCTATAAAATTAAGACTGCCGTACTATTTGTATAGTACAACAGTCTTATATTACGCAATCAATCATTTCTTACAGGTAATTCATTAAGTTCATCAACGCAATTATGTATAAATGAATTGCCCCCAAGTGAAGTATAATTTGAATATAACTTTGCAAGGTTTTCTTTTTCGTATAAAGTTATATATCCTGATTTCATTCTTGAATTATATATAACCAAAATAGAATTTCTTAACCCTGCCTGCAAAGCATTACTTTGTTTTTTCATTTCATCGGACATTGTATCATTTTGTTCAACTTGTTTTTCTACAAGTTGTGTCAAATTATCGATTTTCTCATTTATGCCATCTTTGTCACTTGTCTTTGAGATCCAACTCACAAATTTATTCCGAAGCGGTTTTATTATAAGTACAAAAAGTGCAATAATTGTGCTGATACTTCCACACCATGAAGCTACTGTTTGTAAATCTATATTCTCCATAATCCACCTCACTTTTCAGAGGTAATAATAACAGAATTTGTAGTGTCAGATTTTTCACTCTTCCCCGCTAATGTCTTGATTTTCTCAAAGCAGTCCTTGCCGTAAGAAGTCACAGTAATTGCCAAGATTATAAGACATACAGCTACTATACTTATCCCATTAAGAGCCGTTAAAGTAGCTTCGTCAGCGACAATACCAAACTGTCTAATTATAGGTTCTATCATACTAATACTTGTAGTAAACAGCCCCGTTCCAACAATAAAACAAACTGTGTAAAACAGCCCCCAAAGGAATTTATTCCAATGCCAAGAGATACTATTCTTCTTTGCAATAGCTACACCAAGAATAATATCTGCCATTCGCATAAGCACTAAAGGAATAAGAAAAACGCCAACCATAAGTAAATTTGCCAATACTGTGTTAAGTATGTCTGTCATAAATTTACTTCCTTTCTTTATTATACTTATTATTTATTTCTTTTTTATATATTGAAACGGAATATAGGCAAATCCGTTAGAAAATTTCTCACATTCTGGGCTAGTAAACTTAACCCATATTGTGCCGTTTTCTGCCGTAACATTACTACCTAAGTAAACTATAATTTCTGTATTTTTAGGCAATCTTGATATAGTTTTAGCATTGCGTTCTGGCACATATTTAATAGGCGTTCTATCTTTAGTGGTAATATATTTAGAATAATAAACACTAGGTTTGTATACTAAATTTCCTAAATTGTCAAAAACTTTATAGCCTCTATTGTAATCAGCGATATTTTTTGCTGTTTCCAGATTATTATAAACACCTATTTGGCTTTCAACATTATCTTTGCTTCTTCTGATTTTATAGGGTACATTTTCTACTGGTTTTTCATATGCTAATAAATATTTTTTTACTGTTGCTTTAAATTTACTCCAATGTGGCATAATATAAAGAGGACAAACTTTCGTTACTCCTTTTTCAATATGAGTATTAAGATAGTCTACACTACCACTAAGTCCTAAATTTTTGTTAATCCAATAAGTATGTGTTCTTAATGCAGAGATATCTAAGTCGTTTTCGTGGAGAAAATATGCCGCTAATCTAGCAGTTTTGTCTTCTGCTATAGCATCCGATTGTTTATTTTCGTTCATAATACACTCAATAGCAATATCATCTATTGCCCCTACATTATAAGTACCTCTTGCATTACACCATCCCACTTCATCAAATCTGAGTAACTGCCATACAGAACTTTCGTCTACATACAAGTGTGGTCTAACTGAACCCATATTTTCATTATATGTAGCAAGAGTATATCTTTCAGCATCATCTTGAATATTATCTAAGTCAGCAGTATTATGAATTGTAATTGTATTCACTTTAGGCATTTTTACATTTGCTTTATACAATGCATTAGGAGAAAATTTTGCGTTTCTAGCTTTAGTAGGGTCTTTCCATCTGAGACCATCTGGAATAATTTTTTGTTTAATTTGTATTCCTGCTATTGTGATTATTTTATCAGGAGTAATTGTCATATATTTCACCCTTTTAACTATCCTATGATTCAATTAAATCGTAAGTTATCTTCATCGTCTGGGCACTAGTTTTTGTTACTGGAGTGGCTAGATTATTAATAGTAGCCAAATAAGTGAAGTCTTTATTAAGATACAGTTTTGGCGCATTATAGTTATAACGAGATATAAAATATGGGTATATATCTGTATATGTATAAATTTGCATATTATCCATATCCAAAATGTTATCTTGCCAATATCCTAGCCTAATAATATCCCCATCTTCGGTTATACATTGGTTGTTCTGTAAGAAATGTGCTTTACGTTTCAAATCATAAAGCCTTTCCCACTTCCTATCGTTATAATCGTTATAACCACTGGTCAAATCAAATTTTTTTATGAAATTTCCGTTAAAATCCACAGTAGCTAAGCAATAGGAACTCGTACCAAGTTGAAACCATGCTATAATAAAATTATTCATCAAACAAAATGGTTTATAACCGTTATATTTGTGATAAAAATTACTGCTCCCGATGCCCGCATTGGCGAACCTTTTGATATAAAAATCATCAGGAAAACTTTGAACATTAATAAGTATTTTTTTATCAAGGTCAACAGTTCCTGTTAAAGCATTAATTCTATTACAATTAAACCAAATGTCGTAGTGTATCTTATCTTCTTGTTCTTGATGACCATATCCAATGCAACGTATAAAACCATCTGAATCTGTATAACTAGTATAATCTCCTGGGTTTGTAATAGATATGTCCTGTGTCTTATATGGCGAACTTGCAGAGCTACCACAATCACCCCAATTTAATTCTATCTTTTCTGTGTTAAGTATTTTATAATAAGAAAGTCTAAATGTTGTTGTAGACGGATTTGACAAAGAAACAATGGTGTCTTTAGCTACTATTCCTCTAATTCCACCAAATCTGCTTGTTGGGATATCTTTTGGGAGATTGTATAAAGGTCTTGACAGGTTGTTATCAAAATTATAAAAATTAGTTATCTTAGGATTATAATTGTCTGCTGTCGGATCCCAATATTCATTAAGTCCTATATATCCACCTGTGCGACTTGTTAAACAAACGCAAGCAATTGTCCCGTTTGCACGGTCTGTAGCAAAATCCCACACCAACCGATATCCGTTGCTAAGAGTTCTACACTCTGTCTCATTCAACGTCCCAGTACATGGGTTAGTTCCAGAATATACTCTTCCAGCATGTCCAACTGCACCCTCACCATTTGCATATATCAAATTTGAGTTTTCTTCTTTTTTATTACTAAAAAGAAGCACTCCACCCATGGCGTTAGTAGATATAGGTAAAGTGTTGTCGAGAATCGTTTTTATACTTGTATTACACGACACAAATTCAACCGGAAGATTTAAAAGCTTCTGTACGGCACTTGTAACCATATTATTTTCTTCTACTACTTGTTCTAACTCTCCGGTTTCCGCGTTAAATAATTCTATTTTTGTATGCCCTTTGATTTTCATATCATTCTCCCTCCAAATAATTCATAGTATAAGTAAAAGCCCTATTAAAGCTCTCAATATAAGCATCATAAGCACTTTCTTTAATATTTCCTAATTCGCTCTTATACAAAATATTTACCTCACCAGATACTTGACCCATATCAGTAACAGTAAGTTTAATCCTAGACACATCTGATATTTCTACTTTTACAGGGTTAAACGTATATCCAACTCCACCAAATGTAGCAGTTATTTCAAAAGCTTTTATATTTTCGTTTGCAGAAATACTTGTGATTGGGTTTGTCATTTCAATATATATAGTGGTGCTATCAGTGCTATACACACTCCCAGTAACACAAGGCATGTTATCTGTTATCCTTGAGGTTGTTAAAACAAAAGAATTAATATAGTGATAAGCCACATTCTCTGTAAAAGAAATATCTATGGGGGTTTGAATATCACATATAAACCCATCTTCGATATCCATGGTTTTTAACACAAAGGGATTAATTTTAAAATCCCCAGTTTTTTCTCTGAAATGCAAATATCCGTCCCATAAATTAGAAGTGTCAATTTTTCTTGCAATGGTTACAGCCATAGCAATAGCATTATTCCATCTCAAGTCTGTTGCGGCTGTTTTCCAGCGTACAGGTATGCTAACATCTGTGTCACTGACAAATTCTATTTTTTTCTCGTCTACATCAGACATCTTTCCCTACTCCTCTCGCTGTTATGGCTATTGTGATGACAAAATTGCAAAAATCTATATCTACATCTTCGTTTGCCCACTCAATGGTTGCATATTTATCTCCTCTTGTTGCTTCTATAATACGACCTTTTTCATCTTTATAAAATTTCAAATCAGGTATCATATTTATTCGCCCTCAAAAATCCCAACATATCTTTCAATGCCAGCGTTTGTATGCACAGAATAATCTATATTGGAATTTATAGTAATTGACGTAATTGGTTCAAGAGAATAACCGCCATCATATCTTGGCTCACCACAGCGTTCACCTATCCAACCCTTTGCAGAATTGCTAGTATAAAATACTTTAACAGTATCACCAACACCAATGACTTCCCCTGTTTTATTCAAAAATTTATACTCTTTTTCTTCTATATCATCAAGAAAATAAACAAACACTTTATGCGTTTCATCATCAACACCAATTACTCTAGCCTGTTTGCTTTTAACACTATCATTTACTTTTTCTTTGTCATTTTTCTTTTGAACAGTAGAAATTAATTTTGTAAGCAATTCAGAATTTTCATCTTTTTTATTAGTCACTCTCTCACCACCTTATTATTACACACATTGCAAGTCATTCAAATTCACTGAACTCCGGAAGATTATCAACATTGCATAATGAAATCGACATTTCATTTCCATTTATTGAAATTTCGCTTATTAAAAATCTCACATTATCCAATCCTAATTCTTCATTTCTGACTAATATAACATCCTCCACATCTAAATGAGGGAGCATTGTACAATCCAATTTAACGCTCATGCCAATAATGCTTTTCATTTTAAGATACATTTCAGCATAAGCATCTACGTTAGCCTGCTCATAGCCAAACATATCTTCCATTGTTTTAGCCACACGATATCCAACAAGACTAATTCTTACTGGGGATTTAGGATTATCATTTTCGGCAACGCCAACGAAACTAGCACCATCAAAATTTTCTCCCCAGACAGTCACTCTATTCTTTACATCGGAAAAGTTATAAGTCAAACTAGAAGAAATATATTCAGCAGTTGCCTTATCATCAAACACCCACATAGGGGCTTTGTTTTTAAACTCAAAGTCACTAGAGCCTCTTGTGAGAACCAAATGTCCTACATTATCATAATACATTCTGCATTTAAGACTGTTAGCCAACTCTGTAAATATATCTCCAAAATATGAACCTGTGCTTAGTTCAATATCTTCGCCAAGTTCAATATCTCTTGTATCAAAATCTATCAAAGGATTTATCGGGTCGGTAGGTCTACCGTTACCTTTTTCTTGTGAAAGCATATCTACAAACATTTGACCTACTTTATCGCCTAATTCAATCTTTGTGGCGTTTTCGAGACAAGCGCCACCCGTTTCAGATGTGAGCAATCCAAATTTATCTACACAATCAATACTAATAATATCATTTTCTTGTGATATTCCGGTTGTAGTAAATATACCCTTGCTAAACCAATATATGTCGCCTGTGTATCTGTCCTTTAATCCTTTATAATACCGGATTTTTTTATCAAACCAGAATGGACTATTTTCGTTGGTATCATATTTGTGGTCGTGATTATAAATCTGAAAGCTAAATTTTCCCTGAATACCTTGCCCATAAGTTTTAGAATAATTCTCACTATCAATAATGATATCATCAGTAATCTCGTAGATAGTATATTCTAAATGGTCTAACACTTCAATTTTAGCAAGAACAATTTTTCCTTCATTCTGTGCAAGTCTAACATAATTTTGGTCATAGATATCATAATGTTCCATACCTATCACCTCAATCTGTCATTATTCTTGTTCTGGTTTGATTATCAGCATACATATCCCTTGTTTGTACAAAATCTATTTTAATAGAATATGTCTTATAATTTCCACTATCATCAGGAGTATAGGTGTGAGATGTAATAGTCCCAAACCACACATTACCCATAGTGCTTTTTATTAACACAGGCTGTTTGCTATTAACATCAGATTTCCATTTCTGAAATGTCTTATAATCGCCATCCGTTAATCCATAATCAGGACAAGAAATATGCCCTAGCAAAAAGCTCAAAGAGAATGAGTCATAATCCATATTTCCATAAGTAATAACAGGCTTCCCTCTTTCGGTGTCACTTTTATCTCTTTTTATATTATGGTCAACATCACCAATGTCAGGATTTAATTGTACCTTCCAAGAAGATGTCACTTTAAATTGCTTATCACCATACATATAATTATAATAAATTCTTACATCTGTGATAAATTTAGACGGTCTTTCATAGGGAACTTCGGTTAAAAAATAAATCTCATAATCGTCAAAACTAGTTGCTATAGGCACTTTAGCCTGTTGATATACTGTGGTTGTCGCAACCGGGATAACAATATATTGATAAATCATATCACCACCACAAGTATAATCAATATAACTTGAAGCAGAAGTTTGCTGAACAGTTTCAAGATATTGTTGAGTACCATCAGAATTTATTCTTTGAATAATATAACTTGTTGGAGCAACTCCAGTAGCATTTTTCCAAGTTAATTTTACAGTTTTTTTTACTGTATCTACAGTTGCTTTCAAATCAGTAATCCCGACTGCACCTTTAGGAATAGTGCAATTAACAACAGGACTTGTGACCTCAACATCATCTTGTGTCACTATTGTAATTTTCCCTTTGAAAGTAGCATCTGGTAATACCTCTCTAAAAAGATATTCCATTCTGCTAGACCATATTTTCTCACTCTGATTTATTATATTATCATCTTTATCATATATAGTCCAATAATAATACTTAATTGGATAATTGCCTTGTGTTGTTATGCTAGCTTCACACTTTATAACCTCATTGACAAAAGTCATCTTAGGAGTTATAACAGGAATAGCCTTAGTATTGAAATAATAATAAGGAGAAATAACAAAGCATTGATAAATTTCATATGGCGTATTTTCATCTATTTCTGGAACAGTTCCCTCTATGCCCACAAATCCAGTTTTATTATAGTATTTTGTAATACCATAATAACTACCATTAACTTTAATATATGTATTAGGGATTGTATCACTATCTGCTCTGGTTTTTCTATGTTTGCCAGTATCAAGATTAAGTCCTTGTTCAATAGGAATTAACCCTGTTTCTGATAATACAGTGTCCATATTTACAACTTTAACAGTACTAAGATAAAGTTCTGTACTAACAGGGATAGCATTTTTATCATCAAATGCCTCAGATAATTTAAGTATTCCCTTACTCTTGTTATAACCTACAACAGTTTTCCTACCATTCCCACTCCAATAACAATAGCAAGGTAAATTAATATCTAATCCTTTTTCGATAGGAATATAAATATTATTTGTTATATCTTCATCAGTTGATTGTACTGTAACTTTTGTTAACGGATTTTTTTGTATTTTACCTTTAGATGAGTATACATCTGGATAATAACCATTATCTATATCAACAGGCTCATAAAATTTTGCTCTCCAAAGATATTCGGTATTTTGAGGAATATCACTTGTATTTACAATATCTATTTCTTCGCCATTTCTAAACCCATCAGTGCTTTTACCACGTTCATAATAAATATTTCCTACTCTATCACCAGTCTGATAATCATACACATAAAAATCAGCTCCCATACAAAAGTCACCATTAAAAGTAATTTTCATACTAAAATTAGAACCGTCTATACAATTATTATTAGGATAAGCATTTGTGGGTGAACATAACATTATTTATTCCTCCTTTCATTTTTTGTTTCTGTTTATATAAAATCAGCCCACCATATTTCAGATGAGCTGATATAAATTATAAAGCAATTATTTAATACTATTGATTGCTGTCCGAAGTGTCTTATTCATATAACTCTTAATCTGCTCAATAACAGTATTGCTATCCTTTGAATCATAAACATTAAACGTGTTATTCAATGTTATAGACTTATTATTAACAATACTTTGTGCGTTATTAACTGTACTATTTGTAACAGGAGCAGTTATCGGAGTATTCCCAGTGGCAGTATTAGCAATAGCTTGGAACTGTTGTGGTGTAACAGTAGCGCCCAAACCACTTAAATAATCAGCAAGACTTACAGTTACATATTTATCATTGTCCTTGTTGTCATTAACATCTTTATTATAAATGTCTTCTGCCAAACCATTACGAATATTTTTTGCTGTATTTTCATCAATATGAAGAAGCCCATTCTCATCAACACCCAGTGCCTTTTTAGCCTGTTCAATAGCTAACTGGTCTTTGGCATTGCTTTCCATGTCAGAGAAAGTATCTTTATAAGCATTAGCACTATCAATTTGTTTATCAATAGCTTCTTGTTGCTTTTCATAAACCTCGATTTGTTTATCAATATCAGTTTCTTTTATTTCTCTTTTAACATCATCAAGTTCCTTTTGAGCGTCCTTAACAGCTTTTTCATCCTGGATCTGTACAAGTCCCTCGCCCTCTTTATAAACAAAAACTTTCTGTTTCTTTGCTTTTTCAAGATTATTCTGGGCTTCAATCAGGTCAAGTTCTCTCTGTTGCTCGTCATTTTTTCCTTTGAGAGCGTCTTTTTCATCATTGAGAGCGTCTATTTTACTATCAATAGCATTTTTTTCTTTTTCAAGAGCGTCTATCTGTTTATCAGTTACCGCCTCAATAGCATCTAAAAGAGTTGTATAATAATCTATCTGATTTTGAAGAGCATCGGAAATTGATTTATCTGCTGATTTAGAAGAACTACTATTGGGTTCTTTTACATTATTCTTATAACCATTAAGAATATTTATAAGTTCTTCCATAGCGGTTATGCTATCTTTTACAGATGCATAATCTTTGAACAAACCCGTTTCGACAGCATGTTTATAAGCATAAGCCGAAGATATCAGTGAAATTTCATGGGCATATTCTTCCATACGAAGCTTGGCTTGTTCAATTGCAGATTTCGTCATATCAATCTGACTATCAATATAATCATCTCTAGTCTGATACGCTTGTTTGCTTACACTTTCAAGAGCAGACTGTTCAAAAGTATAACCATCAGAAGTTTCAATAACGCTATTTTTTAATTGAGGATATAACATTATTAATTTAGTCATATCATCATAAGAAAGAGAATTGCCTTCGTTAAGAGTTTCTTGTGCTTTCTTTAACGTTGAAATACTATCATTATAGCTATCAACTTGTTTTGTGACTTCATCAAAAGAATCTCTTATTCTATCAGCATCAGAATAATTGAGTAAAGATTCTTGGAAAGAAGCAACATTCAAATCATCTTGCGCTCCTTGGAGTGCTTTCTTTCTTTCTTCAATTTGCTTGTCAAGGGCGTTTAATTCATCTAAATCTGCTTTACCATTGATATGTTTAAGTTTTTCAGCACGTTGAACATAAAGATTTTCAATCTCTTTAGAAACAGCATTAAATTGTTCCTGATACGATTTCTTCTCTTCAGCAATAGCATCTTTACCACCATCAACAATGATGGTATCATAGCTTAGCCTGAGAGCTTCTAAATCAATAGTCCAAGTCCCATCTTTCTGTTTAACAAACTTATCAAACAAAGACGGGTCTAATTCAAGAAGTTCATTAACCTCTTTAGCAGTCAATCCTGTACCAGCAGTTATTTTTTGCATTGCGGACTGGTATGTGTTAGAACCACTAATAATATCTTTGAGCAGTTCTTGAAGTTTGGTTAATGCCTCATTGAGAGAGGTTACTTCAGTTACAGCGTTCTTAGTGCCGTTAGAAGAGTCAGAAATACTACTTGAATAGTTAGGAAACGTTTCATTAGCTAAAGTTTCTAATGATTTTCTTAAAGGTTCGTCGTCTTTTGCTAAGTCAAGAAGTTTTTCTTTCCAAGCATCAAAAGTAGCCTTATCTATAACATTTGCTAATTCACCATCAGTAGTATCTGTGAACTCATATAATTTTTTTTGGGCAAAGGCAGTCAACCCTGTTGTAACAGTTGTCCCATAATCATCTATTACCTTTTTTACACGGTCATATTCTTTTTGAATTACTTCAATTTGATTGTTTAATGACGCATGAATCTGATTATAGAAAGGGTCATTTTCGTCTAAGCTAATTGATTTAGCTTTTAAATCAGACAATACTTTGCTCAATTTGTCAAATTGCTCATATGCGTTAGATGTCCCATAATCAATATTAATATTAAATGAACCATCATTATTTGAGAGACTACTAAATTTTAATCCATAATCCTCAAGCCCTCTCATAGCATTATATCCTCTAAGGTTGGTTATTTTAGCTTGAGAATCATAAATTTTATTATATGCATTTTCATAGTCTTTTAAATCGCTAATAACTTTTTTAGCTTCTTTATAAGCTTCTTCATTTAATAATTCAATACCTGCCCTGCGTTCACCATTAACTCCTGCTAACGCCTCTTCTTCAAGACCGTATTGTTCAATGAGTTGTTTCTTCCACTCAATAAGTTGTTTGTCCTTTTCTGCTTCATCATTAGTGGAATCTATAATATCAAAATATTTTTGCCGATAGTCTTCTAATCTCTCCTTTGCACTTTCATAACTATCAGCAATCTGTTTATTTTGTTCAATTAATTTCTCCTGTGCCTGAAATGCTTCCATTACCACAGAAATCAACTTACTAATTGCAATACTGATTAAAGCATTAATAGCTGTTGTGGCAACAGTAGCTCCTACTTTTTGAGCAATTGTTAATGCTTTTTGTGCCAAAGTAAGATTATTTACATTCCCACGAAGTTCAACTAATCTCGCATTATATTGATTATTTTGAGCATTATATTCCTCTTGAGTAATTTTCCCTTGATTCCGTGCTATTGTTAAATCATGTTGAGCATTTTTTATATTAACAATTTCTTGTGCAACCTGTCTCATGGCAGTAGGGGCGTTCGCCATATATGTATTGTACGATCTGAATGTATTTTGTCCATCATCAATAACATGATTAAATTGTTGAAAATTCGCTATATCTTGTTTAGTAGCAAAATTAAATATATGAGCAAAATTCTGTTTTGTAAATCCACCACCTATTTTACCTAATGTTGAAAAATCAGCTTTAATATCAGCGAAACTGCGATGTAATATTCCTATTTTTTGAGAAAATTTATCAGTATCAGCATTTACAGTTCTAAATAACCCACCATTTTTAAAACTTTTGCTAAGAGATATTCCTGCAATAATAGACGGAATTAGTCCTAAATTCTCGACAAGTTTAGATACTACTTCAAAAATACTAGATACAGTTGTTAATACCCCATTTAAAGGTGATGAAGCATCACCCAAAACATCTAAAACTCTAGTTAAACTTTGAAGAATAGTTTTCTCAAAATCACGAGTAATAGAAGACTGTGCTATACCAGTAAAGGTTTCTGCCAATTCATTTTTAGCGTAATCAACAGAATCTTTAATTACTTCCATTTCACGATCAGCAGAACCAGCAGATTCATTTTCGATAACATTCATAACATCTTTTGCTGCTTGAATGTTACTAAGTATTGCTGCACCAGCCTGAGCTTGATATTTGCCAAAAAGCTTTTCAAGAAGTTCTTGCTGATTTTTTTCGCTTAACTCATCATATACGTCAGCAATCTGAACAAGGTAGTCATAAATTGATTTATAATGTTCCTGTGTTTCATCTGTAAATAACGATACACCTTTATAATCATTGCTTGCAACCTTAGTCAAATCAATTACTTTACCTGTAATGTCTACAAGATCATCAGATAATTCTTCGGTGCTTTCGTCATACCCTCTTACCCTCATGGCAACGCTCTTTAAAGCGTTACCCATTTTTTCACTATCTTGTAAAACTTCCTGACCAGCTGTAAACAACGCAATAGTTTCAGATAGAGTTGAATTCATTGCTGCCATTGCTGCCGAAGAACGAGACAATCCAGATATGATATCATTATTGTCCGTTGCAAAACGGTTACCTATCTCATTAATTGGTGACATTATTCCTTCTTTAACGTCATCAACATCAATTTTAAATGCCTTCATAACACTTACAAGTCCAGTTGTTGCCGTATCAACGTCCATGCCCGGAGAAATGCTTGCAAACATTGATGAAAGTTTAGACATTTCTGTTGCAGCTTCTTTTGTCGAGAAACCTAATCTAGACCAACTAGACGCCTGCGATATTACTTCCTTAGTAGTAACACCCAGCTGTTTAGCAACATCATTAGCAGAATAATAAAAATCCTCTAAATCTTTACTAGTACCCTTGAAAGTCTTTCTTAAATCAATCAACTCAGTATCAAGTTCAGCAACAGTTTTAAACATACCTCTGATTTCTCTTGCAATAGAAGCTGTTACCATTGTCAAACCCATCCATCTAGCAAACTTCTGGGCATCTGCCCAAAGTTTCTGAAATACTGTTCCACCTTCAAGTCCTAAAGCCTTGACCTCAGACCTCATAGCCTTAAATTGAGAAGTAATCTTCTGAATATCACCATTATCAGCCCCAGATTTTAACTTACTCATCATAGCATTCCATTCTTGTGAAACAGTCATGCCAGATGTAAGAGTCTTATTAGATTTCATTGCTTTACCATTAGCCACAGCAAAAGCTTCAAGTTGAGCAACAAGAACTTTTATCTTACCTTTCTGAACATCAACACCATTAGTTTGTTTAAGCTGCACTTGTAAATCCCTAGCAGAAGTTTCTACTGTTTTAATCTGACTATTAAGATTAGCCATATCACTAACCAAAGTGGCAAAAGCAGTAGAATCAATCTTGCCAGTTGTATTACCTGTAGCAGCCATTGTACTAACAGTTTCTCGCATTTGAGTAAGTTTAGTAACAAACTGGTCTATTTGTGAAATCTGAGCCTGAACACTAGATTTATTAGAATTATCCGCAAAAATCTTACTATTTTTTAAGCTATTCAGATTATCAATTGATTTTTCAATGGCAGTAGCATAGTCATTAACTTGCTTAATATTTTTAGCCATTTGGGTGTCGGCTTGATGATTTTGAGCTATAGTTGTATCTTCTCTTGCTTTAGCCACCTTTTGAGTAACATAAGCTTCTTGCTCTTCAAGAGAAACAATATTCTTCAAAGTGCCACTTTGCATTTGAAGATTTTGCAAAGTTTTTTCTTCATCATGTAATTTTTGCTCTAAATAAGCCTTATTGCTTACATCGGTTGAGCTAAGTTTAGAAATCTGAGTTTGTATCTGATAAATCTTATTCTGACTTTCAACCTGACTATCAAGATTAGTTTTAAGTCTTTGATAATTAGTTATAAGCTCTCCAATCCTTGTTACATACTTATCTAATGTAGCAGAATTTGTAACACTTTTAATGCCACGTTGCAAAGACGCTATTTCTTTTGCAACATTACCAACTAATAATTGCTGACCTCTCCATTCTGTTGCGATATTATCAAGATAATTCTTATATATAGCAGTTTTAGTTGCCATATCATCAATCTTGTTTATTTGTTCAGAATTTATCGAAAGCCAATTAGCATTTCCAGAACCCTTGAATAACTCTTGCAATGCTTGGAATTTCGTCTTAGCATTGTCTAATATATTAAGGATACTAGTTAATGCCGAAGATTTCCCGGCTTGGTCTTCAATATTACCAAGGTTAGCAAAAGAAGAAGTAAGATTATCAATCTCTGTTTTCATTGCTTGAACAGGAACTTTAGAATTATTGATACTATTTATAAATTTATCAATATTATTTCCCGTATCAATCTTAACAGTTTCAAAACCTTTTGCACGGAGTTGAGTGGCAACCTTTTCAGCATTATGATACTGAGTAACCATTTGATTGAGAACACTTGTTTCAGCAACAACATTTGCTTTCATTGAAGCCATTGTGATTTCATCAGCGTTTTTTAACGCCTCTATTGATTGCTCTACTTTTATATACTGCTGATTAAGGTTATTAATATTTTCATCAGACTTTACAAATTTACCACCATTTACGTCTTCCCAAGAAGAACGTATTTTTTGTAAATCAGATGTGAACGATGTTTGCAGAGCTTTGATTTTATCATTATATTTTTGCTGAGAAGCGATTAATTTTTGGATGCCCGCATCGGCTTCCCTAACATTGGAAAGCATATATACAAAATTAGGATTATCTTCATCGCCAATATTTTTCCAAGTATATGCAAACTTCTGTAATTCACCAGTTGCAGACTTAACCTCAATAGTAAAATACTTTATAAGATCAGAAGACCCACCTCTTGTATTCATAGTCGGGTATTTTATTGATGAAGATGATACTTCTCCAAACTTCTTAAAAGCTTGAATTGCTTCATTAATACCATTTTCATTCCCACTGAATGTCATCAAAGATGAATCAATATAATCTCTAAAATTACTTGCAGATTTTAAAACCTTATTTTGCTTTTCTTGTGCCTTGGTAACTTCTTCAATGGCTCTTAACTTCTTTTGAGCTAATTCCGTAGAATTTTTAGTGGCAGTTGTATTCTGATTTTCAACATCAATAGATTGCTTTATATTTTCAGCGTATGCCTTTTGAACATTGGCAACCTCATTATAGACACTACTAAATTGTGCCATTGTACCGATAGCATTTTGGGCGTTGTTATCAACGACTGTATAACTTAAACCAATTTTTTCAAGCGTACTATTCAAAGAACTTGTATTAGTTCCGTTGGCAGTAAATTGGTTAAATAAATCTTGCGTTATTTGGAGTTTACCATCTAAATTTGTAAATCCCGAAATAATATTCTGAATTTGCTGCGCCGTATTAATTAATCCAGATGAACCAGAAATATTAGCTATGCTAGAAAATAATTTGTTAATATCAAGTTGGTCAAGTTGAGAAATGGTAGTAAAAGATTTATTAATTTCGGACAGAAAATTTAAAATCTGTTGCCTATAATTTATAAGTATATCATCAAGAGTACTACCTAATTTCCATAATGCACTATCATCAGGGACACCAACAACATCTTTATTTCTTAAATTATTCCAAGTATCCCCAAATATTTGCTTGAATTGTTTATTTGTTCCTAAATATTGCCTAGTAGCTACATCGCATTCACCAACTGCATTAGCAATATCATGATATAATGCTTTAAAATTATTAAACGCTGTTATCGTTTCTTGATTTTTAAATTGTTTCCCATAATCTTGAGCAAATTGTTGCAACGCTTGTTGAGCCTTAGCTATTGCAGAAAAATCCTGCTTTTGAGTTGTAACTTGGAATTCTCTCATCAGAGATTGAAGTTCAGTTTTAGTTTCAGACGTTAATGACTTTATGTCAAACGCCTTTATAAAAGCATTTGACATTGCTTTAAGATTTTCCAAATCAATCTGAGAAATATCCACCTTTGGAGCAACTACTGCTTTTTTATTAATTGCATTAATCTGGGTAGTAACAGTCTGATTAACTTGACTTAACTGTGACTGGACATTTGAATTGACATTAAGATTTATTGCTTGCTTATTATTAAATAATGACTGTAATTGATTCTTAATATTATTAATTGAATCATCAGATAATATTGCATTTATTTTTATATTTGTATTTTTGTTATTGCTTAATTGTTGCTGAATTTTCTTAACTTCTTCAGGAATATTCTCCATTCCTAAAGTGACGGGTATCCTAATTTGTAAATCTTCTGCCATTTCACTTCACCTCTAATCCTTGTTTTTGTAACCCTTGTTTTAACGCCTTTTTATGCCATTCATAATCTTTTAACTCGTCTCTTGTATTCTCAATAAAAGGGCGAGGGACACCATCATATTCCCAATTAGAAATATCATATCCTCTGCCACTTTCAATTACCCCCACAATTTCTTCACCAGCATTTGCAGATTTTTTTGTTTTTTTATCACTTGGGTCATAATAATACGGAGAGCCTAAAGTGTTGTTTTCCACAATAAGTGTATTCCCATCAATAGAACTATTAATATTTCTATTATCTAATAATCCGTTTTCATTCATTCTTCTAGCATACCTACTAGGGTTATATACATCATAAACATCTTGTGCAATATGGTTTTGCATTACTTCTGTTACTGTTTGAGCAACATCGGTCAATAAAGCAATGTCAACCTTTTCTTGTAATGCTTTTTCAAGTTCTTTAAGGCTTTTGCAAACTTTAGCCATTAAAAATCACCAGACTTTAATAATCTCTCCATTACTTTACTATCATGTTCTGCAACACTCTTATCATGAGCAAGGCAAATTACCGTGATTTCCATTCCTGCTTTACAATCTGCACTTAATATTCCAAGAATAGATTTCATATCTACTGTACGATTACCTAAATCAAGATAAACCATACTTTTGAGTGCATTTGTTTCTGATACGATTTTATTAACCATCCTGCCAGATAAAGATATAGGGAGTACCATAGTAAACTTACTGCTTTCCATCGGCATTATCTCCCCCAACAACATTATTTGTAGATATTGCAACAGCTTTGCTCTTATTCGATGTATTTGTCTTATTAGACTTCTTCTTAGTCGATACAGTCTTAACCTTAGTTCCATTATCATCATTTTCAGTCTTTTCGACAACATTTTCTGTCACCGCCTTGACAATACTCTTAGAATTTTTATCCATATTCTTTGCAAAATCAGTAGCTTGTGTCATAACTTTCTTCATATCATCTGCATTAAACTCGCCAAAAGATGTAGAAAATCTGTCAATGGCATCCTGAACAATATTGATAAGGCTAGCAAGAGCATTATTAAGAGGATTACCAACCTGCTTCTTTATATATTCAATTTTTTCAGAAATAGCATTATCAATCATAACATTCTGATGAGGATTAATTTTATTAAGAAAATCTGTATAATAACCATTAATCCAATCAATATAAAAATTCTGAATATCATCATTGGGAAGTTCATCAGGGCAGTAATACTTCATCTTATAAAAAGCCGAAACTACAGGAGTATATTCAGGCTTATATTCTATCTCATTTGTATTTTCATTGGTGAAAAACACACTGCCAACAACGGTATTTACTAACTTACTCATCTCAATCAGTTCAATAGTATCTCTCATATTCTTTTTCCTTTCAAACTTTATTTTGTTTCTTATCTGACTTACGTCTCTTTTCAAGTTCATCGTATATAATCCAATTATCACCATTTCCATTGCCATATTTAATACTGCGACAATACCAATAAAATGGGATATCTCTAAACTTATATTCAAATAATTTTCTCTTCAATTTTGCAGTTGTGTCGGGTAATCCCTTGACATCTACAACAATCCGTCTATTATCTGCGAAAGAAATAACATAATCAGCTACATATTTTATAGATAATATCTTTTTACCTTCAAAATTCACAAACCCCTCTTGCAAAATATAAGGAACTTGCATTTCATATGAAACGATTTCGCCTATATCAATTTTAGGCTCAATCCATTCAATAAGGAATTTCATTTCCGTTTCACTATCAAAAGTTATACCTTTATATGTACGTTTTTTCTTTCCCTTTTCAGATAAATCAACATTATATTTTGATTTCTTCATTTAACTATCCTTTATCAGATTATAAAAAATAGGGAGACAACCACATTTGACGGTTGCCTTAATGGTCATCTCCCTATAATTTTATTCTTTTATAAACTTTGTTCTATTCTTTTTGGTCTTTGAATTAGGCTTGTCTTGAATAATCTCATTTACATTATCATTGACAATATTAGTTTCTGAAACTTTAATGTTGTCTACATCAGTTTCAGATTCAAATTTTATATCATCAGCCAATATTTCATCAACAATAGCCTTAACATTATCACAATATTTAATGTCACCATGTGTATCTATTGCATTCTGTAATTCTGTTCTAGCCTTGTCTTTACTGTACTCGCCATTATGATACATAATAATAGGTATATGATATGCAAAATGAGCTGGACAGCAAACTACCCTACGCCATTGCAAGGTTTCGGGTGTATTTTGCTGGCAGGTATTGCAAGCCTTAAATTCTTTCCCGCAGACCAAACAATGCCTGATTATTTCCATATTTATTTAATCCTTTATCAAGCGGTCTTGTAAACCTTGAAGTCCCAGAACTTGGAATTGCCCACTCCACACTTGTCAACAAGGCTCTTGAACTGGAAGGGATGCTCAACACCATCGCCACCCATATCAAAATCAAAGTTAGCATTCCAGTCACAACGATAAATTTCAATCTGAATGAAGTAAGTCTCATCACAGGTGTTCTTGCCAAGGCAATTAATAAAGGTATGAGTGGTCTTACCATATGTATCAGCAGAGTTGCCTACGGAAGCACCGTCCTTCTCATACTCATAAACTACCTCGATAGTACCAGCATTAGCAATGCCAGTAGGAAGCGCAATCTTCTTAGTGCCGGGAGTGTATGCAACATGAGATGCATCCTCAGAAGAAGCCTGTTCATACTTAGTAGTTGTGCCATCAATAGTGATAAGTACATTAAGAAGTTCAGAACCGGCAGTACCAACAGCAGTTTCAGCAGTAACTACTTCAGTAGCGTTGTCCTCAAAAGAAATAACCTCTCTCTTTCTGAACTTAATCTTACCAGATACAGGGTCAGAACCAGTCTGGAGAGAAAGCAGAGAGCCAGAAATATAACCAGAAGAGCCAGAGCCTTCAACAGCCTTATTCTTCTTGATAGTGAACAGTACAGTATCATTCTTACCAGTTACATCAGCACTATCCTCAGAGTTAGAAAGAGTAATATTCTTAATTTCATCAAGAATATTAAGGCAGGTATCATCAGTACGAGAATAATTCTCGATTGTCTCTACGGATGTAATCGTCCAGCCCTCAAGCATTGCAATTGCAGCATTAGCCATAATTATTCAATCCTTTCATATAATAATTCTTTGTAATTTACTATCGCCTATTTTCTTCAAATCTACTGTACCAAAATAATATCCGGACATGATATTGTCAATTTCAGCGTTTTTATTTATCTGCTTGTATGAAGCATATAAATCATATAAAGTAATATTTTTAACCGTTTCAAAATTATATTTGAAATTACAGTTATTCACAAGAAATAAAATAACGCCATCTAAAACAGATGACGATTTACTATCTTGTTTATTTTGAAGTCGAGCTTTTTCACGTTCACGCTTTTTCTTAGCCCTATCCAAAATATAATCTCGTGTTTCTTTTTCAGGGACTTTTCTATATTCACGATTTTTTTCAGCGTGTAAAATACAGCATAACAAATCTGATAACTGTTCATAAATAGCTTTATTAAAAATCACTTGGTCTTTACCATTTACAAATATTACATTCTTATTATCATCATTACTTTTTGCCCATATATCAGAACAATCAAGTGTAGGAAATACTAATTTCCAACGTTGAATAATTTTTCCCCTGTCTTTGCCCTGTTGTATTTCAGACAACAATGATAACAAAAACATTGTGAATACTTCATATTCCGTAACATCTGTCCAGTAAATTCCAATTTCTTTTAACTCTAACATTAAATCAGTAGGCGTTTGAATAAATAATGAAGCTGTTTGAAGATACCCTCTTTCAATAATAATATCTCTGTCTTCGCCCCAAACATCGCCAACCATTGGGATATTTACAGTTATTAAATCATTGAATTTATACTGTTTTTTATTAAGAAGATTAAATTTCGCCATTATTTAATCCTTATATCTTATTCTATCCGACCAATCCGTTACACGGAACGTAACCAGTCTGCCAGTATATTTATTAGTCCCCGAATTAAATATACTGTTAGAAACATAATGAGCCTTGGCAATACCAAAGCAATCTTTTTCACCGAAATCTTTTTTCAATTCTCTTACAAGAATATCATTTCGTAATTTATCTTTATACTTTGGCATTTTATAATGGGTTAATACCCAAAAATATAAAGTTACCTCTATATAGGTTTTATTAACTCTCGATATAACAGCATCAGATAAATCATACAAAATAAACGACCCTGTTTCAGTTATTGTATCCGGTATGTACTGATTAGGAAAAATATGTGTCCACATTAACTCATCTGCTTCTTCCAAACTATATTCACCATCACTAAGAACTTCTACAATAGTCGGGTTGGCAAGCAAAGTATTCGTCACAAGATTTCGATAATCCTCTATTAAATTATCATTTTCCCCCATCATACACCCCCTACAATATTAACCGTTATCTCACCTGTATTTCCTGTACCATCATCACATTTAAGAACAAAACTTTTACCAATAACATTCTCATTTTGAGAACATTTTATCTTGCATTTATTTTCACCAGTCACCGGAGTTAAAGTAATACAACTCTGTACATCAGGTGTAGCAACAATATTCCATGTAACAGGCGTTAGGATATTTGCAGTAAATGTTTTATAAGACCCGCCTACTCTGATACTGGGATTGCCAACATAAGTAATTTCAATATTGTTTGGCGAAACAGGTTTATTATAATCGCAAAGCCATTCTTCAATATTATCTGTATCGGGATTATAAACATCCTCGCTAAATATCAAACATAATACTCGGCTTTCAGCATAAGATTCACTGACAGTATCAATTCTTGTAATTCTATACGGTATCGGATTTACGTTGTTATAATCAATAAACATTCGTTTGGTACGGTCAAGATAAATTGTCTCATTATCTAAAGATGTATATACCAAAAGCTGATTATAACCCAATGTAAGAATTTTATTTCCCTCTTCTCCGGTATTATATTGCGAAGCATTTTCAACGTGAAATGGCTGATAAATTATATTACCATCATCATCTTGCCATTTAGCAATATAATTACATAAATACAAAACTACTTTTTCATACACCTTGTTATTAGTAGGCATAGTCATTATAAGCCAAATATTCCATCTATCATAATCTTCGTCATATACTTTAACATATTTGTAATCCGAAATTGTTTTCAAACGAGTTAATAATTGGCGTTGCCAACCTTTCGTTTGAGTTTCAGGAGAATTGCCTTGTATAATACCCTCGGTTTCAAATTCTTCTTCAAACGAATTTGTTTCTTTATCAAACTTCCCTTTACAAAGAAGAATTTTATTTGATAAGGGCGAATCTATCAAAAAATCATCTATACCTAAATTAGCGTTAAATCGGAAATCATTTTTTTCTGTTCCCCCAGTATAATGTGGCGAATTAATTAAATACCATTCTGTACTCATAAACTCACCTCAATTATAGGCTGTTGGTAGTAATTTATCATAAAATTCTGCTATTTTTGTATCAACATAATCCAATTCTTCTTTTGCGTGTGCCTTATCAGCACTTGTATTATTAAGAGTTAAATCCTTGCCAATAATATTAGTCCGTTTTATAATTCGGTCATATTGGCGTTCACAATAATAACGTTTGATTGTATATCCAAGAATTTGAATATACAAATATGGCAACGAGATTAATTTTCCATCTTCATCATAATACAAAAAAGACTTTGTGGAATCATCAAATAGTAGAGGCTCAATTTCCTTTGAAAATTCTTCAATAGCCATTTTAAACCACTGCAAAATAAGCTCGTCATTAAGTTGATATTTTTCTTGAAATGTGGCTTCAAACACATCGACCACATCTTTATATGTAGTGATTGATATTTTCACCACATCCTTTCTTTTATACAGTCATACCACAAACGGCTTCACATTCTCTAATTTTATTAAAGTCATTAAAACCACATTCTCTAATGAGTTTAATCAGAAGAACCTTTTCTGCTTGTGTAGTAAAAGTTCTAGTAACTTCCTTCTTAAAGTCGTCAAGTCCTTTAATCGCAAAAATCTTTTCAACCTTATTCTTATCAATAAGTTCAGATGTAATATCAAGATAATCCCTTGTGAGTTTATCATCTATAAAAATAGTTGCATGGTCGCCGTTCCCATTACCACGAAGAAGTTTATTTCCATTTTCAAACTGTGAAATTACTTCTGCACGAGATAATCTTATCGAACCACCTGCTTTGATATTTACCTCTCCATTGGTTTCAAGTTTATTAAACCCAACCATCCAGTTAGCAAGATTTTTAAGTGTTATCTTTTCTTCCATGTTTAATGGTTTGATTTCTTCTTGAACATCAGATACATTTTCATCTGTAATAGCATCGTTTGTAGTTTCAATAACTGTATTATCTTCAGGAATTGTATTTTCAATAATCTTTGTTGTGTTCTCTCTTTTAGCCATATTGTCAATATATCCTTTCATGTGCTTTAATTATGGGTTACTAAATCAGTAACCCATAATCATTACCACTTAATTAAAATTAAAGATTTGTGTCAGAAAGCATACCGAGCTGGAATTCTCTGCCACGAACTACCGTAGTAGCAAACTCTACATCAAATCTAGACAGAACATGACCAGTGGTAACATCATTACCGCTAAATGTAGTCAAACCACCTCTTGTCCAAGACTTAATGGGAGAGCCAAACTGCCCACCAGTAGGAACAACAATAGCAAGACCTGCATCAAGCATGGTGCTAAAGTTGTCGCCAGCAGCATTGAGGTTAGAATAATCATAAGGATTAGTCATCTCTGCAAGAATTGCACCATTATAAACACCAAGAATACCCTTTGTGCGAATGTCTCTAAGGTCATCAGCAGAAACACCCTGAATATAGCCGTATCTGCTACCATTGTAGGCAACCTCAGAATTAAAACCAGCCCAAGGAGTAAACTGCTGAAGAAGTGCATAATCACCAATAACAGTTGCGCCAGTGCCAAGTCTTCTTACCTTCTTGAGAACATCGTCAACACCAATCTTAGTAAGACCCGCACCCTCAAAGAAATACTTTACAGGAGTTGCATTCTTAACAGCATTATAAGCGTTAGTTACAATTTCCTTCTTCATCTTATTGATAATGTCAATTCTAACCTGATTCTTACCTTCATTCTCCTTAGACATATCACCAAGCATAAGTCTACGATAATCAGTAGCCCAACCGCCAGAAATGGTCTTTGTACCAATGGTGTACTTCTCAGCCTTAATAGCAGGGAAAATTACATCAGCATTAAGAGCCTGTTCACGAGACTTATCGCCAATAAGTTTCCAAGAATCTATCTCAATAGACTCATCATAGCCCAGAGATTCAAAGTCGCCAAAAATACTCAGGTTCTGTATCTCGGCAGTAAGGAAAGGTTCAACAGAATACTTTCTGATAGTATTAAGCTCAGCAAGAGACTTCGCATCGCCATTAGCAATACCCTCGCCCAGTTCCTTAATTTTATTTACAACTGCATCTGTCTTCTTACCGTACTTAGACGTATCCTTACCATCAGTAAGTGCAGAGAAAATCTCTACGATAGGGGAAGAATGCTTAATTTCATTTGTAAGAGTAATATCAGAATCTCGTCTTACATTATTCATTTCAAAAGTCATAGCCATAATTATTTTTCGTCCTTTCTTGTTAATTTACTTCACAATAACTTCAACCAGAACACCATTGCCGTCAAAATCGATCTTCTTTACAACTTTAAAATATACTCCACCATCAGAAATACCTGAGTCAGAAGTCATAATATGAAAATTGCCGTCAGCACCAGCATTCATAAGAGTTGTGCCAGCAGTAATAGAAGCATAAGTCTCGGAAGAACCGTATGTAATACTATCAGGAGAAACCTGAAGGCATTTACCCTTCCAAGCAGATACATCCCAAGCTGTAACAAGTTCGCCAGCGGGAGTTACAAAATCCTTATAAATATCATCGCCTCTGCCATAGTTTGCAATAAGCTTAATACCAAGACCAGTAGTAGGAGCAGAAACCACTACGCCATCAGTAACAGTACCGAGGAAGAAATTCTTTGTACCACCAGCAGCAGCCTTAACTGTACCATCACCGACACCAGTCTTCTCAATCTGAGAAATTTCATATACCTTAATCATTTACAAAATCCACCTTTCTAAATTAATAAATAGAACCATCATCATTGCTATTTATAGAAGTATCATCTACATCAGCAAAAATATCAATCTTCTTAGAGTTCTGTTCTGCAAGAACTTTTGCCTTTTCAGCCTCAGAAGCGATAGTTGCCTTACCAATACCCTCATAAATCTTAGCCGTAATAGAATTAATTTCAGACTTGATAGGGTCAGCATTAAACGCTTCGATTTCAGTTTTTGCATATTCCTTCTGTTCATCAGTAAAATCAGCCAGAGCAGTATTAAGTTCAGACTTCTTCTGTTCTACCTTAACAGCATTAAGTTCATCCGTAAGTGTATTCTTTTCAGCAGAAATTGCTTCTACTTCACTCTTTGCTGTTGCAAGAGACGCTTCAAGTTCAGATACCTTTTCTGTTAAAGAATTAACTTCTGTTGCCTTAATTTCAAGAGCAGAATTAAGTTCAGCAATTTTTGACTCAAATTCCTCGGTCTTACTATTGCACTCAGAAATAGTAGCCTTAATGGAATCTGTAATCATACCAAGTGTCTTTTCATCCATTGTTATAGATTCCTCCTTAATATCATTTTTTTTATTATTCAATTCAAGTAGTGAAGCTGTGTGGTCGGATGGCTGAATACCACAGCCAAGAAGAGCATATCCAGAAAATTCAAATTCAATAGGTATTCTTCCGAAATCTTTATATCCGTATAAATAAACTATTGCTGGGTTATGCTCGGTTCTTACTATTTCAACACTACCATAAATTGTTTCATTGTTAGATAGCTTTTCAGATAAAAGGTCAATACAGTCAGAATATCTCATATAATCTAATGTGCCTTCGCCTACAAAGACCTTTTTTGTTTCATTATTTTCATTAGCAATTTCATCAATATATGCTTTGTCAAAGTGACCTATTGTGGTAGCATTGCTTAACAATGGAACACCATCTTTATACTGACCTGTCTCACCATGACCAAGAATATCCGTTTTACTATCATCTACAAATTCAACGGTTACACTTGAACCAATAAGAGTGTCTTTTACTTTTTCAACATACTCATCTATCCAAGTAATACCATTGTCGTTGTATTCTGTGCCTGTTTCATCAACAATACAGGATTTATCATAAATTTCAGCAAGAATAAGTTTAAATCTCTTATAACCTGTCTTTTTTTCCTGTTTATTGTTAATTTCAAAAAGTTTCATTATTAATCACCACCTTTCCATCAACTTGTACTCGGTTTAGGCTGATCATTGGTGTTATTCCCCTGAGTGGCTAATGTACTATCATTTGTTGCATTTTCTACACTAGGTCTACCACCCTTATCTTCTTCACTTGAATTATCATCACCCGAAGAATTATAAGATGTCGGATGGGGTGTGTATTTATCGTCCCATTTTTCTAATTTTTCCATATCCATAAGAGATAAATATGCGTCCAAATCCCAACCAACAGAAGTGATCCATGTAGATTTACTACCACTACCAGACATATAGAGTTCTTTATTCAGAGCAACAAATTTATCTCTATTAACAAGACTTGTCGGGAGATAATAAATCTGTATTTCGTTATTTTTATCTCTTACAACATTTTTGTTTATCACATAGGATAATTCGGCTGCAATTTCTGTAACCCAAGTATAAACCTTACTAAATAATAGCTCAAGACTAAGTTGCTGAGATGAATAGTTGCCACTTTCACCGTCAAGAAGACCCAACGCAAAACCTAGTCCCAAAGCAATATTTGAATTAAGTTTAGGTTCAATCTCTTCGTTTAGAATATCTACGCTTGTATCAACAGAATCAATCTTTGTCCCCGCAGCAACAGTAAAGAACGATGTTCCTCCACGATTATTTTTTGTCATAACCGCACTTTTTACCGTCTTATGCTGTTCTTCTTGTTGCGTTCTGGTTAAACTACATCTTCCTTTTTCGCCTTCAGGCAAAGTTTGATAAATTATTTTGTTATTTACTTCACCTAATACACTTCTTTTTGTAGTGATTAAATAATCGTTATAAAAAATATCTATAAGAGCAGGAATTGTAATTGGTCTGCCATAGGGTTCACGTCTATCGCTTTTTATCTTATGAACAACTGTTTTGTTATTATCTAACACAAGCCAACTACCCGATGTTTCATTGTTCTTCCACTTTTCATATCCGTTACGAATGTCATAAGGATAACATTTAAGTTTATTTATTTTCTTTTCTTCTGTAAATTGATTAAAATAATCAAGGTCAAACGCAATTACAGGTCGATTGTTTTTGTAACCTCTTATTTTTACATAATCGACAGGTAGTGGTATCATTGCCACAGAAACATCTAAATTATTCAGTTCCATAAGCCCCGTCATTTCATAGTCAGAGACAAATTTTGTATTATCTACCCCTTGACCCTGAATATCAAAATAATAATAACAAGCACCATCTAAACAATCTCTAAATAAAAAATCTCGTATTATCCCCTTATCATTAATATAGTCAAGGACATTTTCAACTTTTTGTTTATTATCTTTAACCTTTTTCTTGCTCTTACCAGTTGATGTAAGAATATGAGAAAGGCTAGGCAAAGAAACTATATAGTCAACAGCATTTGATACAATGGGGTTAGTATTATATACTTTTCTGCTCAAGTCTCGAATTTGTTTGTTTTTAACTATCGGGTTAGATAATATTGATTTAATTTGCTCTGGTGTATAATTAGAAAACAAATCAAAATTTATATTGGCATATACTATATTGCTCCATTGAGAATTAAATTCATAAGATTGCTCCCTTTTTTCTATATCACCCATAACTTCACCACCTTTCTCATCTTTATAGTTAAGTGTTTAATTTATAAAAGTTGCATAATCATAATCAGAGTTATCAGATAATAAGTCTTGTTCCAAAAGACAGGCAAAATGTACCCCATATGATACACTTGTATATCTATCTTTTCGATTATTGCCTTGTTCACTTATTACAATAATACCCGTTTGGTCTCTTTTTTCATATACAAGTTCAATACACTCTTTAACTAATTGTTGCGTTTCCAAATATGGTCGTTCATAAAACAATTGCGTATCTGCCGATATAGCTGTTGTGTAATCAGATATTGTATTTAGCATACCTTCTTGTGCTTCTTGTAAAGAAATTAGAATGTCAATCATTTTATTTTCTAACGTATTTTTAAATTCTATAGCAATATCACTATTTAATTTTTGTGAAGCAACAATAGCATATAATATTGGTAATGCACCGTCCACTTTAACTCTGTTTGCTATATTATCGTCATTCATACATTTCCAAGCTTGATATTCTTTGTCACGTTCTTCATCATACATCACACGAGCTAATAAATCATAAACGAGAATACCGCCATTTCGTGTATCAAGAACACAATAATCAGCTTCAAAATCTTCAAACAACTGCTTAATTCTAAGGGCTTGTTTATTGCCATCCCCCCCTTGAATTGACTCAAGATAACATACAACCTTACGATAACCCCTCTTTAATTCTTTTTCCCCATTATCGCCTGTCTGATAAATCATACTCTCAGGTAACAATCTAATACATGAAAAGATAGAATTGTCATTGTTTTTATTTGTGACAAAAGCCATATCACAAGCTATAATTCGTATCTCTCCAGTTTGTTTAGGAATAGCATAAGGATTTCTTTTCCGAGATAATACATCAACAGTTGTTCTTGGATAAAATGGCTTTTTACATCTCATATTATCCTTAAACATTGAATATGTAAAAAATGCAGATGTATTTTCTTTTACTCTCTCATTTAAAAACTCTATTCGCCAAGTTAAACTATCTTGTTTTGCTTTTTCACGCTTTAGTTGCTTCATTGTTTTGATATTATGTTTTAATGTAATACTTTCATCAAATGCAAAAAGACAACCGCCTTGCCCGTTAAGCATATTCTTTAAAGCAGTATCAGCAATATCCCACATCCAATGTCCATTATCAAACCAACTAGAAGAAATATAAATATCTACTGGTTCATCTTGAACATCTTTTATATCTTTATAGGGTTCAATTATGGCATAAGGTGCAGGTCTAATAATCTGAAAAGGCGATAAGATACTATCATCAACTTCTTTTTCAATTTGCCTATATTCTTCTCTGAGCAAACTTGTTGACCTATGCCCACGACCACTTTCCCCGGCGCAAACAACAGTTATTGTACTGCCATTACGAAAAACAATAATTACTTCATTTTGATTATCTTTAATCGTTGCTATTTCTCTTCGTAATGTAGGGGACATATTCATTAGTTCATTTTTAATTTTCTCAGTAACTATAAGTTTGGCTTGTCCTTTTGTTCCTGAAGCCAATACTATTTTTGAATAAGGTTTAACAATACAAGTGCAACAAGCATAAACTGCTATAATAAATGATTTAGCAGCAGAACGACTGGCTATTATGGCAATAAATTGACTTATACCCATAAAATACAAAATTATTACTTGGTATAAATGCAATTTTAATCCTAAATAATCAATAGCCACCCTATGCAAATTTCTTCTAAAGAATGTTGACCATAAATATAAATTGTCAACATTTTTAGGATTACTTAAATAATGAGTACTCGGAAATTTTTTATATAAAGCTTTTTGATTATCGTCAGCATATTTACTCACCATCATTATCACCGTCCTTGACACAATATTCTTTATCACGTTCAGTTGTGCCTAAGACTAAATTTTTCAAAGGTCTCAATACAAATCTTTGGAAATATTCTCCTATACCATCAAAATCTTTATACAATTTTTTGTCTTTATAATATTCTTCTGGCGTATATTGAGAAATTACAGCAAGAGTTACACCAAGGGTTTCATCGCCACTTGCATCTGTTTCTTGCACAGTTTTTAATCCTGCCTGTTTAAATGTATCACGATAAAGTTTTGTATATTTTTCAAAATCAGTACTATTGCCGTCTTTAAATGCTTTAAGCTGAAGTAATTTAGTGTAACATAAATCTTTGATAAATATTTCTTGATTATTATCACAATTGGGGTTTTGTTTTTTAAGCATTTTATAATGTTCTTCGAGAGCAACAATATCCTCACTTGATACTTGTCCCCAACGTTCAAACATTACCTTTGTAACATTTGTTTGACCTTCGGCTTTCATTTCATCTATCTGGTCTACATTTTGAATGATACCCTTGTTCATTTCTTGCAGGTATGTATCATATGTTTTCCCATTGTTTTGATTAAGATTACAATTTCTCACATAATTCTTAATTCTACTTCTATTTGCATCAATTTTTTTTGTAGAATTAAGAATTGTCTCATTGAAATACATATCCCAATGTAAACAAATACGTTTAATTGCCTCATTCTGGCTACCAAGTATTTCTGTATATTGTTCTACTAAATTTTCAAGACAATGATTGCAAATTGGCAGAAATGAATTGTTCCCTTTATATAAAGGTGATTGGCTATAAGAAAAATTACCCGACTGTTTGGTGTATTTTTTACCACAAGTGCAGCATTTATAATAATCTTCAGCAACTGGTTCAACAGGTTTTATTGTTTTTAATACGGTTTCTTCCTGATGTGTAACAATACCAGATTTATTTTTAATAGGTCTGCTTCCTTTTTCATTAATTTTTCTTGGCATAATCAATTCACCTCTAATTCTTTATCTAAAATACTTTCAATGTTATTCAAATCCCAATAAGGAATACGAATAAGTTTAATACCGTTCTGTTTACAATAATTTGTTTTTATTGCATCGTTTTTTACTGTATTTTGAAATACTACATTAGCTTGTTTATCATCACATCCATTCCATGAAACTTTTTCAAAATGCCCAATCCCGTCAAATTCTATACAAATATTATAATCTGGAAAGTAGAAATCAAAAGGTAAAGGTTTTATATTTCTGCAATTTTCAAACTTATATTGTGGAATAAAAGGTATTTTATTGTTTTTTAAATAATTATTAATTATTTGTTCACCATGTGAAAAATTACAAAATGGGCAACCAGTTTTACCATTCAAAATATTATGCGGTGTTGAAAACCAAACATTTTTACAAATCTTACACTTATGTTCAATTTTAGTTTTGTTATTTATGTATTCCCCTACAACTATAATATTAGAATTAATTTTTTGTAGGTCTTTCTTATATTGCAAAGTTGTTTTCCGTATATTATTAGAACAAACGGGGCATCCAGAATGTTTTTTCTTTTCAATCAAATGTCTAGGCAATGTTTCCCACTCATATCCACAAACATTACATTTATGTCTAGATTTAATATTTAATCCATTAAAATCACCAATTATTTTTATTGTAAAATTTGTAATTGAATTTAAAACATCAATATACTCTTCTTTTGTTTTTATTTTTCTTCTTCCATTAGAACAATTAGGGCATAATTTGGTTTGATATTTACTTAATAAATTGCCAGCATTAATATCCATTTCATAAGCACATTTTAAGCATTTAACCCTTATACTATTCTTCATGTTTATATATTGCCCAATTACAATTAAATTAGGATTTTTCTTTTTTAATTTTTCTACAAATTCTTCTTGTGTTACTTTTCTGCCCATATTTTCTTCTCCATTCTACACCTTCTCCTAAATCTTTTTATCTAAACACAAAGAAAAGCAATGACAGGGGAGAAGAGCCTATCATTGCTTTGTCTTACAGTTTGCAACTCTGTAAGTCTTTGTATCTATCTCTTAATCAACCTCATGCAGTCAATCAAGACATATATAAAGCCCTACCATTACAGTAAGGCTTAATTTTATTTGATTATTTTTTATTGTATTTTAATCTTCGCTAACTTTGCTATTGAGCTTTTTCTTTATTTCATTAATCTCATTTGTAATTGTTCCATTACTCTTTCTAAAGAAACTACCAATCAATCCCATCGTTCCATAGAATAACGGAATAACCTTTGGTGTAAATCTATCAGTTGCAAATATCATATTCAGTCCATTTGCTACAACATCACCTATGCAAAGTGACATTATCCAGCCAATAAAATATGCTATTCCAAAAGCTATTACAGGAGTGAAAATTATCACAGCTATACTAAGGAGAGATATAAATATCAGTCCTGCACAACCAAGACGGTCTATGAGACGAGCCTCGGAGTTTGTGAAGTTGGAATTATTATTATTCATTTTTGTTGCCTTTCTTTATTAAAATTAATAAAAAGCTTCGTCAGATTCGTCATTTGAACTGTCCATGATGATATAATGATTCTTTGTTGTCGAAACGTCATTATGTCCTAAGAGCTTTTGCGCAACTTCAGGGGATTTATGTTCATATACAACGAGATTAGTTGCTCTACTCTCTCGAAATAGATGAGGATGTATTCTGCGACCAACAATTTTAGTAAATGTATATTTACACCAATCATTAAAAGTTGTTTCACTTACTTGTGAAATTGTATTATGAACTTTAGTAACAAACATATAAGGGCAATTATCGTCACCACGAATTTCGAGCCATTTCTTTAACCAAGTCATTGCCGAATCATCAAATTTCAATTTTCTTTGCTTTCCTACAATTGAAGCTCCTTTGCATCTAATAGTATGAGTAAGATAATATTTTGAAATAACATTTTTCTTATTGCCATCTTCATCAACAACTGTTATCTCTTTTTCTCTAGGTTCATAGTTGACAACTTCTTTGAGCAATTGTCTTGCTTCTTCTCGCCGACATCCTGTACTATAAGAAAACGTTAGATATGCAAGTTTTTGCCATTCCTCTTGCTTTTCAAGTTCTTCACAAAGATGGATATATTCATCAGGAGTAAGAGGTACTTTTTCATAGACATTACCCGTCTTAACAACTTTCATTTCAGACGTAACAAAACTTCTAAATGTGGGATATTCGTCTTCATACATCATCATAATATAATTACAAAATGCACTAACACATGACTTTTTAAATCTAATTGCCGAATCAGACATACCTCTATTTGTAAGCCAATTAAGATAACGTACAAATTCTTTTTTCTTAATTTCTAAACAGGATTTATTATTAAGGTGGTCTTTGACCCAATAAAAGAAAATTCTTAATCCAGATTCATAACTCTTTTTAGTTTTGATTGAAAGTTCTGCTTGATTTTCAAGATACTCTTGAACCATATCTCGATTAAATTGACATACTTCTTGCCACATTTCATCAGTAATATCAGAGCTTCTTTGAGCATTTTTACCGTCCACTATATCACATCCCTATATCTTTTTATATACAGCAAACTAAGCTGTGAGCCGTTATATCCATTATGTATAACGGGTTTGTAGCTTTTAATCACTTGTCAGCGTTGTCTATCTTATCTTTATGATTATTAAGTAAATCAGATATATCTACATTACTTTCCCTACACAAAGAAACAATCGTTCTAAGAGCATCAGATACTTCGCTATCATCAAGCATTTCCAAAGTTTGAGGTTTAGTCTTTTTACCTGTTTCATTCAAATACTTTGTAATGCGAGAATTAAGATTAATACTATACTTATACAACAACTCTTTCTTGAAATTAGTCCAAGCAATTCCAAAGTTCCCATCGCAAGCATATCCGGCATATCTTCTAACGATTGCATTGATGAGCTTTCTATCAGCCCAATATAATGTTTCAGAAGCCAATATCTTATTTTCATTATCAAGAGTTTCAATTAAATATTTCTGGCTTTCTATTGTTCTATTGGCAATCTTTAATGCTCTTGCCATTATTGCCTCTGGGCTATTCCATTGTTCCTCAATACTAATAAAATACTTCCGAAATTTCTTGCCCTTGTCATTGCGCTGGAGCATACAGATTTCTTTTGCCATGGGGATTGTAAGAAAATGTTCAAGCTGAACCTGTGGCATTTCTGTTCCGTCAGAACGGATAACATTTTTGTGATCCGTCCAAAAGTCCTCGTTTTCGGTGAAGCCGTACTCTGCCATGCGCCCAAACCACTGCGTATAAGGCGTGTTAATGCCAAGTGCCTCGTGAAGCTCCCGCCCGCTGACGGTAGGCTTGTCGTTGTTTGCATCGTAATTTACTTTAATTAATTCTGTCATAATTTCATTCTCCTTAATAAAAAAATAAATAGTAAAATAATATTTTGAGGTGTAACATTTCGCTACACCTCATTATTAAAGAGGATAAAATACAATTTATCCTAATCTGCAAATAGAAAACCAATCTAAAGCAGAATTAGACCGGCGGGAACATATCCCACCATACATAAGTCATTGCATACAAAACAAAAACAGATAATCCGTAAATTATCCATGTTGAACATTTGCAATATGTTTTTGAACAGATATTTTTAATAAAAATACCAGAATCTCTTTCTACACATGGTAGATGAGCTATCAGAATAAATCTGACCTCGACTAGCGAGTAATCCTTTTAAGGACTTGGTAGCAGAGGTGGGATGTGCGCCCACGATTTCTTGTTTATGAGACAAGCGAGATAACTACTTCTCTACTCTGCAATATTATTTTTTAATCAAACTATACCCTTTAAGGTATAAATAGTCATATTTATCTAAAAATCATACCCGATAAGGTATAATCAATATAACAAATAAGCACCGCCCTATACCCATAGAACGGCACTCATCTGTTACGGAGGATGCGAAAGGAGTTTTATGCAAAATTAGCAATTTATGAATTTCACACGTCCAGCACAAACGTGTGCCGAGTTGTTTTTATTGGGGCTACAACATCGGAAACCATACCCACAAACATGAGTTTATAGTCATACGGATTGATTGGACTTTACATGATTGTTTTCGGCTCATATTTTAAATCTTCGCCTCAGAGAACCTGGGTCATGTACCCGGGCGTTGAAGCTTACTTAAAAATTCTTTCTTTTCTTTGTCAGTCATATCAGAGAAATATCTAATTTTAATAGATTTGACAGACTCTCGTCTATCCTTTTGTGACATTTCAATAGCATTAACAAACTTCTGAGCCATTTCTTCTGTGTCAATAACAAAATTCTTGGTCAAAGACGATGTTGGCATAATAATACCTCACAAATTTATTTATCGGTGGGACACCGTGAGATTTGCACTCACACCTAAAAGGTCTACTGCAAGGACGCCCCATATAAAAGGTTTTATCATATCATCTGGATAACCATAAACCAGACCCACCCACTACACATTATAAATGTGGTTATTTCGCTGATATGTACACTACTAACATAAAGGTTGGAATATTATTTATAGACGTAACCATAAACGTCTTCCCCATTCCGTTCATTAAGGTTGGTTAACTTCCTGTAAGGCTGTGATATAGTCAGACAGCACTATTGCACTGCCTGACCTCACATCTATCAATTATCTGTACAGACAAGAGATATTCTTAATTTTATGGATTTTACCCTAATCTATTTTTATTTTAACACCTAGTATCAAAAATGTGCATTTCCTTAAATGTGGTCAAATGTGCAAAAATATCATTATCACATTCAACATCAACATAAGAGATATCACATTCAGTATCAAAATAAACTTTCTTATCTCTGTTCACCATAGGCTCAATGAAAACATCAGTAACACCATCAATATCTACAAACGATATTACATAATCACACCAGTCCTCATCGTCTATATCAATTTCGATAAACTTATACTTGTCACCTATACAATTAGTAACACATATCTTCAAAAAATCTATTACCTTTGTGCGAGGCACAATAATCGAAGTATCATTCTTACTGTTACTCAATGCTTCAGTAAACACATCGTATTCAGTCATCTTTTCTACGAGCATAAAATTCTCCTTATGTACTTTATCTTGTTTCTTTTTTTAATTTTGTTTTATGTTCTTGTATATAAAATTCTTATATTCAAATTACTTGGTAGTCTTATGCTTCTTGGGGTCATAAGTCTCAGCAACGGAATCCTTCAGAGAGCCACTAAACTTAAATGCCGGAACAAGTGTGTCTGCGGTCTTCCACTTCTCACCATTGAAAGCAGAAACACCCTCACGACCTGCCTGAAAACGAGTACTAAATGTACCAAGACCATCAATTCTGATAGTATCACCAGAAGTAAGAACCTCTGCAATAGCCGAAGTTACAGCGTCAAGCATATCACCACATACTCTCTTGGAATACTCCTCGCCAGTTACCTCGTTTACCTTAGTCTGAATAACATCAATAAAATTCTTCTTTACCATAATTTTAACCTCTTTCTTTGTTTTCTTTTGTTGTTGTTTTTATTAGAGTTTTTAATTTAATATAATTTTATAAGTTTCTGTATGCCCATATAAAGAATCAAATCCATATATCTTAACAGAAGCCTTTGAACCTCTCATAAGAGAATCACTATAAGGGTCACTTCCTACAAATGATGAGCTAATCAATATCTCCGTATCACTATAATTACTCTCAAAACTAGGGATTTCTTTCCCGTTATGATAATGACCCAAAATAAGATAATTGATAAACGATTGTCTTATCATACTCAAATCTCTTATTGAAGTTTCGATATTTTTAATTGTATGACCATGCATAGCTACTACATCATAATCAAAGATTGGAATATCTATATACTGCTTTCCATCACTAGCCAAATGTACATTAATTCTTTCATTATGTGAACATAAATCCTTAATATAATGCCCAATCACATATTCTAAATCCTCATCGGCAATTTCATTAGCTTTACTTCCCAAAGGACGAATCTGTGTATGATTTGCAGTAGGTGTATGATAATACTCTACCTGTGCATAAGCAGATATTTCATTCAAAAACAATGCAATAAGTCTGCTGATTTCGACTGTAGCCTTAACTACAGTTGAATCATTAATTTTTAAATCGTTTAATCGAAGAACGCCCTGAAGCATATCTCCAAGCGACACAATCGTGATTGTATTAAGTTTATGATTTTTCACAAATGATATAATTTTTGATGTAAGATATTGAAGCCGACCTTTAGCTATATCAGGTGAATATTCATTATTCTCGCTCTTGAATTTTGCTCCATAGTGAATATCTGCCAATGTAACTAAATATTCTTTTTTATGCCTGATGTCAGGATAAAGTGTATTAAATTGAGGAAGTGGCAAAGTTTCTACCATCTTGCCAACATATTCATAATACATCTCTTGCCTTGACTCTGACCTATCAATACGACTTCTTTCAATATTTGCAGTTTGAAGCTTGACTCTCTCCTTGCGAATATCATCGAGTTTATTATTTAATTCAATAAGTCTCTCGTCAGAATTTAGGAATCTATTCTGATTAGCAGAAAACATCTTTTCAAATGCCTGAAATTTCTTACGGTATGTACTTTCTCCATAATCAGCGTTAAGCAATTCATTAAGAATATCCTTAACATCATTCCACGTTCCAATCGTGTCTTTATTTAAGCATATTCTATAAATAAGTTCCTCATCAGTTTCATTATCCAGTCTCTTGTACTTTGTCATGAACACCGACCTTTAATCGTCTTCCTCGGCAGGAATATCATCATCAATACTGATAGTAAGACTAATGCCTTCCTGACCCACAAACTCGTCAATAACCTTATTGAGATTATAAGTCTTAGTATCGTCCTTGCCGATTTCAGTAATCATAAGTTCACTTCCCTCACGAGAAATAAGACCCTTTGAAAAACTTACCTTCTTAACTGTCTTTGCCATAATAATTTGTCCTTTCTATGTACTTTCTTTATGATAATGCTGAATAGCTATTGCTAAATCAGCCTGTAATTTCTCAGTATCTTCAAAGACAAAGATTGTTTTATCTTTATCTTCTTTACGAGGTTTTATATCTACTATCACGTTCCCCATTTTTAGCAATCGTCTTGCTACATAGGGCGTGAATATACACTTTGTCTTTATATAGAAATCACCTTCTTTTGTACTTTTTTATGAATTACGTCAAATCATCGGCGCAATTGCTTATCCAACCACGATAATTATGAGTAAGCTGGCAAACAGCACATCTATCATCTTTACTAAAATGATTAAGATATCTTTCAAATCCACTATTTTGTGGATTATTATACAAATCAATTTGTCCCGAATGCCCAATCACAATAACTTTACAACTATCGTGTATTCTTGTTAATACTTTCTTTAACTCGTCCGTGTAGTAATTTTGGGCTTCATCAATTATAATTACCTTATTTTCAAAATTACAACCCCGAAGAAAGGTGTGAGTTAAACACTCAATATAAGCCGTCCCATTCTTAGCATTAAGAATATCAGAATATGTAGCTGTGTTAAGATTAACACCTATTTTCTCTAGTGCTTGGTAAAACGGCTCAAAATAAGGTTCTGACTTTTCTTCCAACGAACCCTTGAGAAAGCCCTGCTTTTGTTCTTGCGTAGGGCTTGCTATAAATACTATTCCATTATATCTGCCATATTTAACAAGAAGATTTGCCGTTGCTGTGGCAATAGTTGTTTTACCTGTTCCAGCCTTTGCATTGCAAAAAACTATAAGTTTGTCATTGCTCCAAATAGCATCACGGAATTTTTCTTGTTCTTCGTCTAATTTAATACCGAAGAACGGATGGTCAGCTAAAGTTTCAGGAGGGCTATCATATGTTATAAGTGAAGATTTCTTACCCATAGCCACCTCACAGAATTTCGTCAAAAGATGTAATTATCTTATCAGTTATATGATATTTTTCAAGTTCTTCACAAGTCAAATACCAATCTTTGTTCCTATTTTTATTAAATGTCTTTTCATCAATGTCAGTTCTTTCAAGAATATATTCCTTCATACTATCAATTTGCTTCTTATAATTCTTTTGGGCTTCTTCAATTTGTTCAGCAGTTCCCTGAAAAGCAGCAGACCCAGAATGTACAAGCATCTGACAATGTTTAAAAGCATATCTTCTCACACCGGATAAGAAAATAAGAAATCCTGCACTCATAGCCACCCCCATACCGATAGTAGCAATGGGGATATGACTACTTTGTACCAAATCGCAAAAATAATTAGCCTGTTCAATATCTCCACCATAGCTATGTATGAAAATAAATATAGGCTCTGGATTTTCAATATTTCTTTCTTCCATATTCATTTGAATAATAATTTTGCTTAATTCCAAAAGGTCATAACATTCATCAATTTCATAGTCAATGAAAAACGTTCTGTTTTCTCTCGACTTCCAATATGTGTATTCTTCTGGAGTAGGATACTGCCTATCCTTAATGTTATCAACTATGGGTACTACAATTTCATCCATAAATAATAAAATTTCCTTTAATAAAAATTAGCAAGTTATTTGCTTGCCCTCACAATTAAATTGTGAGATATTTGTTAAATAGTTATTTAAAATTTCTTCTATATTGTTATAATCATAATACCAAATTTCAAATAACTTATAATTATGATTTTCAGCATATTCTCTTTTTCTACGGTCGTGTTCTTGTTGAATTTCAAATTGTTTTTCTCCACCAAATATTTCAATTGGTCTTTCATGTTGCTCACCTTGAGCTTCTATTAAAAGATTATATTTAGGGATATAAAAATCATAAGATAATTTACCATCACCAATTCCTAATAAATCATCAAATTTCTTTTGTGATTTAAAAATAACATTATGTTTTAATAAATATTGTGTTATTTGATATTCACCAAACGAGACCACACATCCGCAAGATGTCGTTCTCCCACTAACTAAACTACTTGATAATATTGAAACTTCATTTCCACAATCGCATTTACAAAGCCAATGCACTCTATCTTTTTCGTTTTCCACTCTTCTGATTACTGTTAATTTGCCAAATCGCTGTCCCGTGATATCTTTTAAACATTTCTTAGAAATCAATTCATTATGAAGACATCCGCAAGAACTACTATTCCCACTCTTTAAACTTCTTGAAGTGGCTATTGTTTCATTTCCACAATCACATTTACATAACCATTGTGGGAAATGTTTCTTACTTGAAGGCGCGATATAATCATCCACTCTTTTAATAACTAATAATCTTCCATATCGCTTCCCGGTTAAATCATCCAGAAATAGTTTACTAGATGCTTCTTTTATAAGACAACCACATGACCGTGTGATACCATTAACAACATGATAAGCATTAACTTCAGTTTCTACACCGCAATCACACTTGCAATTAAAACACACTTTATTATTTTTTCGCTCTGCCAAACTTAATATCGTAAGCTTCCCAAATTTCTGACCACAAAGCGTTTTTGCATATTCTGTGTCAATTCTGTGTGGTTTCATGCAACCGCACGATACTTTTCCACTTTTTAATTGAGTTAATGTTACTAAAATTTTATTTCCACATTTGCATTGGCATTCCCATCTAACATACTGTCTATTTTTAGTAATAAGGTTTTCCCCACGTTTAATAACAATTAGATTTCCAAAAACCTGACCTGTTAAATCTATAAATCTTCTTGTAGATATTTTTTCTATATTATAGCATCCACAAGATTTTGTTTCACCGTTTCTTAAACATTTTGATAACACATCAATTACATTTCCACATTCACACTGGCATTCCCATTTAACATTTTTAACTCCAGATGGACTTATATGATTTTTAGCACGCCCTACAACCGTTAATCTGCCAAACTTTTTCCCCGTTAAATCGATTAATTTTCCCATATTTTTGCCCCTTTTATGCCCCATATAGTTTCAATGAATCGTAGCTTTGCACATATCTTCTTTTAACTTTTCTGTTTTTTCAAAAACAAAAACAGTTTTATCTTTATTATTTTTGTCAGCCCTAATATCAATAATTGGATTGCCCATTTTTAATAACTTTTTAGCCACAAATGGAGTAAAAATACATTTTGTTTGCATTTAATCCTCCCATATTTTATCAGACTCAAATCCTTTTAAATTTTTATTAAAATCCTGTAACAAACCTTTTACCAAATTAGTTTGCTCAACATAAAACTTTCCTCTTTTAGATTTTTGTTTGCAAGTTCTAATAATGTGTATTTTTTTATTGCTCTTGCGTAAAAATTTTGCTTCTTCCTTTGAAACACAAATCATTCTTTTTTGATGTCCTTTCTTGATTTTGAATACAATTCCTAATTTAGATTTACTAAATCATAATTAGATAAATAACAGAGCAATAACCATTGACAAATATCCTCATTCGTGATATAGTGTATAATTGGATATTATAGGTTAATCTCTATATATCATTATAGTAAAATTGCAATAAAAAATAAGACACCTCACAAACCCTTTATTTATCAGGGTTTACGAAGTGTCTATTCATCATTTTGCTTTTAATAAAAAAACGGAATTACTTACTCTTTCTTAACCTATCATATCTTTTGATATATTCTCGCTGACAGGTATTACATCTTTTTTTGTTTTTTACTGTGCTATTAACTTCAAATTCTGTTCCACAATCGCAACATTTTATAGTCTTTAACATTATTGGCTGATACCCGGCACAATTTTTACAATATTTTTTATTATGTATTGTTGCCTTAGTAATAACTCCACACTCAGCACACTTAATAAACTTTTCACCTTTATACATAAGATATTGATAACCTAATTCCCGCAAATCCGTTATTTTTAATACAACCTCACTGTCATTATCAATAAATCCTACTCTAACATTTATATTATCAACTTTCTTACTATAAGTGATTAAGTCCATCTTCACTAATTTGTAAAAGCAAGAGTACTGTGCCATTATATCACCTGTTATCCTTGCTCTGGCAAAAACATTATACTCATCGACTAAAACCCAATTATTGTTTTTGTCATTTCTCATATTACAGAACTTGGCTAAAACAAGCAAAACAAAAGCAAGTTTTTCTAATTTTTTATTATTTATTCGTGCTATTGTTTGTAGCTCGTTCTTTGTAATTGAAATTTCATCAATTTCAATAATTGGATATTTTTTTGATTTATTCACATATCTTTGCAGAGACAATTCCCAATCATCAGCGTGATAATTATGATAACTTTTAGCCATTACATCATCCAACAATTTTTTAATTTCTTTAGGCTTTTTGCCAACATACGCATAATATCTCGCCAATAACGAAAGTTTTGCTCCTGTATCGGTATTTATATCCCCACTATTTATAATTCTTTCAGCTTCATTTTTCTCATTCATTATTAAATTCATATATTATCTCCAATCTGTTTCCGTTTTTTACTGAATATTCGCCCACAATAATCAATATCGCCCCATTCATCAGCTACCAGATAAGAAATCATATTATCATTCTTGTTTAAAAGATTCTTTATGATTTGCCTACCACAAATATTCCAAGCGAACTGTTTGGTTTTTTCATTTGTATAACAAAGGTCAAGAACAATATTACATAATTCATCCGGGTCAGGACAAACCTGTACACATTTACGGCTATAGAAGGAATTTAAGCATTGCAATGTAGTTGCCTTTTCATTATCATCAATATGATTTTCTTTGAACATTTTTACAGTATTGAACAATTCATCATTATATTGACGATAAATAACCTTAACTTGATTATAATTACTTTTACTATACCCAACATCTGACTTTAAAATAGAATAATCAAAATTTGAATTATTTCTTATTTCAGAAATATAATTATCAAAATTGCTCTCCACCAAATGGCAAAGTCTATTCATAGTGCAGTCATTATCCGAAGATGGAAGAAATTCATAATATAGTTTAATAAAATTGCGCTCTTTCTCAGTCTTGTTTTCTTTTTGAAAAAGTGTGTGTATATCCATCTCAAATTCTTCAATGCACTTTTTATTTGTTCTTTTAATATATCTATCATACATCGCTTTTTGTTGTGGATATATATAATTCATAAAATAAGGTTTTTTATCAGCACAAATGCTATTAGAAAAATTAGCGTTATTTATTTCTTCACTGTCAGCCCCATTCTTAATCAAATTGTTAATATTTATTCGTTTATACCATGATCGAGGCATAGGCTTTGCAATAATACCCTTAACACGGTCTATACAATTTTGCTGATAAAGTTGACCACACTGGATACGATATATTAAAGTTTTATATTCGTCCGAATCTTTTGGGAATTTTGATAATACATCAAACATTGCTGTAATATGATTAGTAGTTGTACCAATTTCATCGCCAAACCCAGATTTGTTAGCTGTTCTCAATAAATCATCAGAAATAATTCTTTTATCAGCCTTACGTTGCATACAAATAATTGATGGCGTATTCACCCAATTATCTATCAATACTCTGTTGTTGGTTGTGAACATCAAATCACCGTCTTCGTCAAAACCATTCATTGAATGTGCCATAGCATCATGACAATTAACTATATTTACAGTTGGCATATACTGATACCAATAATTTGTATTATCATTGCTCTTAATAGTAACTTTTTTTATGTTATTATGACAACTCATAGGCGCACGAAAACATACGACCTCGTTTATTTGTTTATTTACCCAAAATTTTGAATACATCTCTCCTGCGTGGAGCAAGCCCATTTCTGATTCAATATCATTTCCTTTATCATCAATATTTGTTTTAAATATATGTTGACATAATGCATAAGGGTCTCCACTTATAACAGCATAATTTCCCTTGACCTTAATAACGCCAATCTTGGAGTCTTGTATTCTACGTTTTATCATATTGTTAATTCTATTGATTATATAAGGGTCTTGATACATTCTTTCATCTATCATTAAAGCCTTTGTACAATCATCCTCTGCAATTTCAGCCGTATCATCTGTAACAGATAATCCTCGTAAAAAAAGAATTGCTTTATTAATATCCCCACCCAGAACATCTTTTATTTCATTTACAGACGGAGAAATAAGTTCATCTATATCTTCATTGGATAAATCATAACTTTGAATAAACTGATAATTCAAAGTTCTTTCCTCGTCCAATACATTAGGACAAGTCTTTGTAACAGAAAAAGAATACCCATTTTTATTACAGTTATCAAGATAATCTTCTAAACTGTTATAGCAATCCCAAAGTTTTAGCATTGAGGTAGTTAATATCATTTCTATATCATGAATATTTCTTTCCTGTCCCCAAGCATCAACTACAATATTCTTTTGTGCTATTTTTTCTGCAAATTCTTGAAAATCAAACGGAAAGAGCATACCCTTGAGAAAAGCATTTCTCACACAACAGCCACCAAGAGTATAGTCTAACTTTAAATCATCGCTCCATTTCTGTGCTAATTTTGGTGTGATTAATCCATAACCATCACTATTATCTAACTCAACTTCGGCAATTTTATGCTCCATCACTGGCTCGATACCTTTATCCTCATCCGCATTCTCATCATTAATTTCAAGAATATCAGCATTAAAACGTAATACTAAATCATCTACAACAAGAATGCCATTAGGATTACTTACTGGGATAGACGCACTGCAAGCCAACGATTTATATGCTTCATATTTTGCTGGAACGAGCTTCACATTGGGGTTTCTGCCATTCTCTAATCTCTTACATAATTCTTGATATATAGGTTCCCCTTGGCTAGAATATTCAGAAACGTATATTACCGTAGACTTTTTTACCCCATTAGACGTTCCGACTAATCTTTTATAAGTCAATCCATTGATTATAAACCCATTATCTAATTTATCAATATCATTAGGATTGTCCATGATTACAGCTAAATAATCGGGTTTATTTTGAAACATATCTAATTCATCATAATGATTTTTTATTTCATTTTTGATTTGCTTAATTTTAGATATATCTGCATTTTTTACTTCTAATCGTAGCTTTTTTATATTATTTCTTATCTCTGTTATTTTTTTGTTTATTTCATCAATATTTACTCCATTGATTTCATCAATAAAACGTAAAACTTGACTATCAGCCAAAGACACTAATTCTTTTGCTCTTCTCATTTCAGAAAGTGATAAAACTAAATTCTTTTTATTTTGAAGGATCTTACGACTATGTATTTTATAAATATATTTTTGATAAGTCTGCTGTTTAGCCATTGTGTTTGTCACCTCTTACATTATAATTTCTTATTATTCCTTCACGAATTTTTGATGATCTGTCTCAAGCTCTGAATATAAATACTCGCATTCAGATTTATCCTTATGTCTAAAGTAAGGGGTATTTATTAGTCCATGGCAATACTCGTATGCCTTACCACAAACCGGACAATATATAATATTTTTCTTCGCCCACATCTTCAATTCTTCTTTAGAGTATTTATTATCAAAGCAATTAATAATATTATTACCTATTTTGGCTGTTAGCATATTATATTTCTCCTTTAATCCTCATTTTTAATCAAATCCCACAAATCTTCTAAACTCCCTAAAGTAAAAGCACCACCATTCTTAGCCACATATTCCAACCCATTTTCTCCCCAATCATTCTCATATACATACCAATAAATCCATTCTTCTTTATCATCAACAATATCAGCAATTACGCTGGTAATCTCATTAAGGGAGGTTGTTTCTACTAATTTATCACTGCAAGAGCCAAACAAATCATAAAACTCATCCCAAAACTTTTCTATTTTTCGATATTTCTTCTTGATAACCGTCATTAGTTTAATAAATTGTTCTTTGGTCATATTTACCTCATTTTAATAAACTTTTAATGTCCAATCCATCAATATCTTCATATATCAATTTCTGAAGCATACAATATCCTACCCCGTCCGGTACTTTTTGTTTTGTTGCATACATTTTTCTATATACATTTAACTTACCATCATTCCTAAAAATATTTCCATTTATGAAATCATCACCCCTCATATAATAATGAACAATATTATCTTCATTAATTATCAAAACATAATTACCATACGGCTTTTCTCCTGTCACTTTCAAATGATAATCATAATAATCATTATAATTCGTCCAGTTTTCATATAGCAATTTATATTTCTTGTTAGGCACAAACTCTTTACAAATATGCTGATTATAATCAGTGTGATGCCCGGAAAAAATACTTGGTGCAAATCTAATTATATTATGATCTATACGTTTACATTTTGAAATAAATCCTTCGGGTGTTTTACCAATTGGGAAATCACAAAATTCGCAATCTTCACACCTTATATTATTTTCATACAAGGCATCTATTATCTCCTCTTTAGTATATTGAGGTATCAATATACCCCTCCTCTACTTAAATATTCTCATAAACATTTTCTTGCAAATATCTATTCAATTCACTCTTGTACATATCCTTGTCACAATAATTGTCAGTTGTATAATCGCCTCGATACCAAGCTATCTGACTATCCAAATAAAAATGTTCTCTACCAACAGAAATATCATTATTCTTTGCAAAAACACCAAAATCCCAAAAGTTTTCAACATCTCCAATATCCATTATGTATATACTCACCTCTTTTCTAAAATCAAAAATTTGATGAAATTTTCTATATTCAATTCAATGAAAATTTATACCAATCATCAAAGTAATGAACTTATACTATCTCTGGCAGTTATATTGAAATTTTCTTTATTGGGCTTTCAAAATTCATTCAATTTTTGATTATTATATTTTATTGTATTAATGCCCATGCAACATCTTCAACATTTCTATGATTTCTTATAGAATTAATAATCAATTCATCTGATACTAATGATAATATTTCTTTGTATGGCATTTTCAGTGCAAGAAGCTCCATATAAAGAAAACTTCTGTATTCTTCTATTCTTTCTTTTTCTTGCAATTCCTTAATATCATTTTCATTATTAGCCATTGTTTTCATCATCTGTCACCTCATTATTGCCTTTCTTTTCTCTCATCAATTTCATTCTTTCAGCCATAGCTTGCTTCTGCTCATCAGACATAGTTCTTTTTGCATTAGGATTGCGAATACTTATAGCTGTTGCAGGCGCACGGAATGTAGCACCCTGCCAACTACCATCAGTATGTCTTGTCTCTGAAGTCTGCTCCCAACCTTGTTTAATACACTTATTAGCATATTTTTGGATAGTAGTATCTATTTCTGCCCAGAGTTTGCCATTCTCATCAGCAGAAATGTTAATAAGAACCTCACGTTCTTCCGGAGTAAGTTTTACAGGTGTTATAATTGTTTTCATAACTTTTGTCCTTTCATAATGTTTTATTCAGAAATCACAGAATCCATTGTAGGGACGCTCTTAATTTCTATGTAGTTGTTCACTATTGCCTCAAACAATTGTTTTAGTTCAGGCACTTCTTTTACAATATCAATTGCAGATGGATTAGTAACTTCTTTGTGGTTAATCATATACTCCCCTTTGTATTGCTCAACAGGCATTCCATAATCCAAACGCATTATTTTGTAGATATCACCGTAAATACTTCTTATTCCATCAGGTGTGTTATTGCCTATCTGAGATGCTATGTTTTTAATCTTCCTGTTCATTTCAGACTTCCATTCGGAATATGGAGACATAGGAATGATAGTTGTTACCAATGTTTCTAATCGGTCAATCTTTTTAATCAATTCTTTATTGATTTCCTTTTGGTTTTGTAATGTTCTTAATATCAACTCCGTATTCTTATTTGTCTGAATGATGTTATCAAGAGATTGAGTGTCACCTTCCCTACTCTTTGCAATAAGATTATCAATTACATCCCAACACCAGTCCATGAACTCATCTGCCTTTGGTTGGCGAGACCACCGACAGATTTCCATAACACCCTTACGAGAATAAAGTATTCTTTCACGTTCAACATATCTCTCACCTTCAACTGCGCCCAAAGTGAGCCACGTTGAAAACTTATCTAGTCTTTCCTTATGTTTAAGATGTATGTTCTTTATAGCATTTGTCGGGTTGTTATATCCCAACGCTCTGCCAATCTGCTCTCTGGTCAGAAAATACTCATCATTGATATCAGCCCAGAAATCGCACGGTGTTACTTCCTCAAAATTCTCGGTAGTAATAAGTTTCAGATTATTCATACTCATTTTTACTTTAATCCTTTCACAATAAATTCTCAATAACATTATTACAAATTAGCTAACACTTCATCAAATTCTTTATCTAAATTATCGTCCTTTTCTTTCTTAGGATTTACTTCTAATTGTTTGAAGTGAATATTTAACAGATAATCAGCTAAAGCTCTCTGTATCTCCACATAGTTAGACCTATACAAAAAAGGCTTTTCTTCATCAACCTCTATTAAAAATTTATCGGGATCATTCATTGCCTGTTCTCTGTCTAGTCTATCACCCTCACTCTCCAAAAATTTATTCCAATTATCTTCATATTTCTTTTCAGCCTGAGCATTAAGACATTTTATTATTTCAGCATTCAATTGTGTTTTCCTATCCTCAGTTGATAGCTGTCGTATTTCTTCTGCCTTCAAAGGTATCTGTTTAGCAATATTATCAATATACACTACTCTGAGTTGTGGATAACACCTATCCCAACCATATTCATTCTTTATATAATCATTAAACCTTTCAAAGAACTCATCACTCTTGTAGCATAACATTACTTCCATTGTATTATTGAAGCCCATCTCTTTGATAATGTGGCTCTTAGCTTCAAGTATCAACTTATCCTCATAAGCATTAGACTCTCTAAATTCAAGATTATTTGTATCTGGGTCAGGTTCAGCAATAATATTTACTTTCTTATAGTCTATAAGACATCTGTTCTTCATACTCCTAAGAGCAGAATATAATATCTTGTTCAATTTCTGCTCTGCCCGAAAATAAAAATTATTCACATCAAAACTAGACACCATAGGGAAGTCAGAGAAAACAAATTTATCTTCATTGTTCATTATTGTTTGTCTGATTACTTCATTTCCTCTTTTTGTTCCTAATTTATTTCTTATGTCATACCTATCATTAGTCATACCGAGGATACGATACATTTCCTTATTCCCAACAGTTACTTTATAATCTTGCTGTCTGGACAAGAACTCTAGCAAAAGAAGCTCTATATACTTTACATACAACCCCTCTCTACGCTTACGAGCGTCATCAGTAGCAAAAGGCTCGTCATATATCTCATCAATAATAAATTTTTGATTATCTTTATGAAAATCAAAATATCTTTTCCAACGATTAACTTGTGCTTTTCTTGAATTACCGTCCATAGGCACTTCATTTAATAGTTCACACATTGTTTTATAATTTCTTACTATATTATAATTTTCGCCAACTTGATTCCCAAGATATTTTTGAAGTCCACTAACATCTAAGTCATTTACACTATAATCTTTATTTCCCATATAAAACCTTTCTCAATCTTTCTTATTTTTTTCGGACAAATCCGTGAGATTTTACACTCGGACAAATATAAGTCAAAATAATATTATAATTATTATTAGAATTATATTTGTCCGAGTGTTATTTTACTTCAATCCAATATATCATCATTCCTTTCTTAACTGATTAAACATTATATTAATTATCTTTTTCAAAGTTTATGTATATTATCGCTTTTTTCTTTTTGCTACTTTTTCTTTTTTGGCGATAAGTCGTAACCCTCCAAATTTGCGGAACGTAGTGACAGCAAATTTGGTTAGGGTTACGAGTTTGTCATCAAAAAAGAAAAAGTAGATTTTTAAATAGAATAATTGTTTATAGTTTTTAAGTTATCTTTATTTAATTCCTTAATATCATCACTCCCTACTATTTTTAATATTGTCTAAAGAATTTACTATATTGATTATAGCATATTAATTTTCTTTTGTCAAGTCATTATTCTAATGATTAGTGTTTTGTATGAATATTTTAATTTTTAATGTAAAATAGACCCCTGCGGGGTAGTTAGTTTGGGATTATGAAAAGGTTTACCTATTGCAACAGTAATTTCAACTGAATATATTATATCTATAAAATTTGAATTATATTATTGCAAAAGTTTTTATTTATTATTTTTTGAAATTAGATTTTTTATTTGAGAAATATTAAAAATATTGAACTTTTATTGTTCTTCGGGTAAAGAGCTTTTATTGGATATGATTTTATCCTGTTTGCCTTAGTCTGAGCGAGGACAAATGATTGTGTCTAATAAAAGATAGTTTGAGGTAAGACATTGTAATTTTGTATTAGATTTAAACAATTTTATATGGGTTCGAGATTGAGGCTAGATTATTAGGGACTTAGATATGGTTGGAAAATGATTGAATTAGAGCTAATTGAAAATAAATCAAAAGGTAAAAATAGAATATAATATTGAAATTGATATTGATTAAGTTGGCTATTGATTAGATTTAAGGAGTTAGATTCTGATGAATAGTAATAGCTTGTTTTTGACATGGATTTTGTATAATTTTGATATAATATAAATTTAGAATAATAATTTTGAATAGTTTTGAGTTTGAACTTAATAAAATGGGGTTATTCCGAAGTGAGAAATCGAACATAGAAAATTTTAATAAGATTGGAATTAAAATTGGATTTAAGGTTAGGAGAATGGGTGTCGGTTTCAGTTTTACCTTGTGTGAGTGGGATGAAACTACTACCTGCCGGGCGCGGTTCTGGAAGTTGCTTCCAAATGTAAACCTACCCCGTCCATAGGTATTATAGATATTATTTTCTATGTTGCAATTCTCCAAAAAGCAACATAGAAAATAATCTGTAAGCAGTCCCGAAATAGTCAAAAATAGCCCAAAATCAGACGAATTAAAATAGACTGCTGAGAACGTCCCAATATAGAATTAGAAACAATATAAAAATGAGAATATAAGAGATAAAAAGAGAATACAAGAGATTATACAAGATATATTGAAATATATGTGATATAATGTAGTTCGTTAATTTGATAATTGATATCATTTTGATATCAAATTGATTTACTTAATTTCCTTTTATTCACATCTTAATTTACTCTATAATAATAGCCTAATAAATCACATGTTTTGCTTAAAAATCATTAATTATTTACTTAATACAATCTATTCCTTTACTTAATAACCACTTATTATTCACTTAATAAAATTAATAAAAATCTCGTCCTTCAGCTTCAGCAGTTCTATTTCATTCCGTCAATTTCAACAAAATTTTACTGTTCCATTTGTGCACAATTTCACTCTATTTTACTTCATCTACTAAATTATTCTTCACTAACTACCACAACATATTGTACCTAAATTTAATTTGTACTACTAAACCATACTGCAAATTGTACCGCCTAAAATCGCGATTTAACGCCCTACCTATATACTTATACTCCTTTTAAAAACGTCGCTTATAACGCCTCCTAGCACCCTTATTTGCGATATCTTCAGCAGTCTGAAACCACTAATCAAATTGCACAATTCACCTATGCAGCAGTTAAATAATTTTGTACATTTTAGCTATTGACATTGCAGTCCGATCTATTGTAAAATTACGTTCCAGAATGTACATATAAATTCAAACTATGTACATTTTAATCGCTTAATCAATATTCCTTTATGCATAAAATCATTTATCTACTTAATAATTAATATTCCTATTTATTCAGACTGCAAGCAGACAGATCTATTTATGTTTATTTTGCATATTGTCTATATCAAAATGCACATATCAACCGAATATCTGCGACAGCTCCGATAGATCATAACAGATATCAGATATCACTTGTAAGCAGTCCCAATATATTACAAATACCTATTCCTTATTATTGCACATATCGCATATAAGCCCTTTAACACGCCCTACAACACGCATATACGACAAAAGGTATAACTATACTACCAACGCACAAAAACGCCGTACAGCGCATTTTAAGCACTATATAAGCGATATCTATTATTTATCTGCAATATCATCTTGTATATCTGATATGGTATCCGCTCCAGACTGATTTAGTTTTATACCGCCCGTAATATCTATATTGTTGTTTATGCAATAATTTATACAGCTAGTAATAAGCTTAGACATAGATATGCCATATCTAGTAGCATAATCATTATAATACGGCATATCTTGTAGCATTGCAAGCCCCGTAATTATTTTATAATGACTCGCGTCATATTTATTATTGGATTTTCTTTTTTTCTCAGATACCATATATTCACCCACTTTATACAACATATTGGACATATAAATCATACACATACAATATATTGTATTCATATTTAGCACATTTTGTAAATTTGTGCAAAATGCACAATACATTAGCACATATAGGTGCGATATTTGTGTATAATACCACTAGAAAATAGCACCTATATGTGCTATAATATAATCACAGCAGGAACACAGGACAAAAACAGAACCCGCCGATGCCTGACTGTAGAAAGGAGTAAAGAGAACGTAAACCGGGCGAAATCAACCTATTGCACATCACACGCTTCAGACTGGAAATCAAAAGGCGGTGATAATGTGAAAATCAAGGTTGAAATCATAGCAGACGGCAAACCTTTAACGGCTGAACAAATAGCCTTTATCAAAGCTATTATCAAAGCCTTAACCGCTTTACTTACATAATTAACGCCCGGTTTACTTCTCGATTATACCATAAAAAAAGCCAAAAGTCAAGTACAAAGGAGAATAAACACCATGATGTATAGTGAGTTTATCAAAAACACCGAATACGGCGAAACTTTTATTACTGAAACAATGTACCATGAATTTATAGAACCGGTTTACATGAATTGCGATCTTGATAAAACAACATTCTGTAAAAAGTTTTATAAACTTGAGAATTCTGTAATTTGCCCGGCTGTTGAGTGCTTAATATCTGCAAATGATACAAAAACACTTATTAATTACATTAACGGCGAAATTTCCCTTGATTATATCAAAGACATTGAAAAGCGTATTTTAATAGGCTTTTTGAAGCGCTTCAAGCGTGAAGGCTTTAATTTTGGAAAATAATAAAACAGTCGCCCGGCGGACTCAATCAGCCGGGACACATCAGGCGACAAAGTGCATGAACTTTAAAGCCTGCACCAAAATCAAGAAAAACACAAACAGACATACAAGGAGGATACACCATGAAAAGAACAATAGCAGAAGCCCGCAGAATGGAGCTTGAAAGACTCACCGTCAACTATACTTACGATAGCACAACATCTGAAAATCTTATGAATAGATTTTACCGCATTTGCGGAGCACTTGACCGTCTTTTAATTCTCGAAAATACAAAAGAAACAGTGAATACTGCTTATACTCAGGATCTAGACAGCAGAACGCAGAAAGCAATTAACCGCCTGAAAGCAGATTTTGAAAAATACGGCTTGACGCTTGTATTTTATGGATATCTGCCCACAATAACAGATAAGCCCGGAAACAACGAAAAAATTCACACATACTTTTATTAATTATTCCCGCATTTCCCTTTTTGGCGGTAAACTAAAAAGGACTATATCGCCCCTATGCCGTCAATTCGGGAATGGAGCGCCAAATACTAAAACAAAACAGAATGGAGATTGAAGTCATGAAAACAACAGACTTTTTTACAGTTACTGAAATAGCTGAATTGAAAACCCTGATTAAATCAGGGGATATCAACACTAATGATATTAAGTTACTTGTAAAAGCTGACTTAATATCAGCCGTTGGAACGTTAAGAAATAGCCTTTACGCTGCTGAATTAATCAATAGTCTTTATGGTGCTGATAATGTATCAATAATCAGCCGTAAAGCAATAAAGGATATTGCAAGCCGTTTTAATATTCCTATGTGGAAAATCGGGGCAGCTGTTGAAGAAGGCTATTTATCTATCTGCGGAAGTGGGTATATATTTGATATCGCTTTAAAAGCACTTTCAGAAGATGAACATAGCCGTCTTGACTATCTCACATTTGAAAAAGGATTAATCGCATGAAGCGACTATTTAACCGCCGTAAACCTTGCAAGCCCTTCAACCGTGAACACGCTTGAATGTTGAATTAAGCGGAATACAGTCAATTCAATTCTGCAATCGCTATAAATTCATTTTCAACGGCGACAACGGCAAAATCAACCTTGACAGCGTTTACAAGTATGCAAGAAAGTATAAAATTATCGGAGGTGTAACAGCATGATTATAACAGACATTCACGGCGAAAACGTCAAGATCGGTAAATCATCAATCACAGTAAAAGGCGATAACGGAAAAACAAAAGGTATTGTAACTAACTGCAAGGCATTTTCTGCAATGAGTCCAGCGGATAAAATGCAGTTGAGAAAAGCCGGAATATCGCTTGATGAGTCCAGAAATTGTATCATTCAGAACGGTAATATTTACTACCTGCACAATACACACTTTGAAAACTGGATAAAACAACAGAAACGCCCTTGAAATAATCGGCACTGCACTCACGGAAAATTATTGAATTGAGGAGGTAAACAAGATGTTTACAGTAGAAGAAATTATTGAAATGTTTGTTGATCCTGAAATGCAGGTGTTTTCAATCTGGAGTAACGAAAAGGAAAAAGTTATATATACTGGTTTTATATCAGATGCTCCAGATGAATTATTACAAGCAGATGTCGCAAGCATTGATAATGTGTTTGAGGACTGCAAAGGCATAATTACGTTTAATATTGATTAAAGTCCCTGATGAGTCTTTGAGAATTAAGACGAAACAAAAACGGCTGAAAAGTCGCTTTTGTCGGACTGAATAAAGCCCACTATAAACACATTGAGGAGATAATGTATTATGAAACTTGAAAGAGAAGTGTTAACTATGCCTGAGGCATTTTTTGACGCACTTAAAGCCAACGGAACTACAGCGGACGATCTGCGGAATGTATTCAACAATATTGTCAGCGACTTTGAAAAAGCTGTACAGAATGGCGATGAGCCGGAAACAGCCCTTGAAAGCGCTGTAGGCGTATTCCTTGCAGACTGCGGATATAATGACGCCTGCGACAGTGTAAAGGACTTTTTGGGGCTTGATGAAGACAAACGGTATTACAGTATTTAAGGAGGTGTAAAGGGATGATTAAAATTGATATGTGGTATGGAGATAATCCAACAGAAGCGGACAAAATCGACATTACTTTTAATGATCTTGATGCACGGTACAGAGGCAACATATACAAGCAAGGGCGCATAATAGGTGACTATACTTGCATAGACTCAGCAGAACTTGAAAAGGCATTCCCGCAGCTTGTATTTAACTGGGATTAATTTACAATAAAATCCACATTTGATAGGAGGATTTACAATGCATATACACATTTATTATACTGTTGGTGGACTGAAAATCAATAATCAATTATACTTAGGCTACAGTAAGCGCGACGCCCTGAAACGATATCGAGCAGATCACGGACTAGCCAGAAAACATTGTGATATATTTGATGAAGCCAAAAAGGGCGGTAAAGTCTACAACTGGTAATTCAATCATATCACCTATCAGCGGAGAAATAAAACCGTCTCCGCTGCATATCTCCCGATCATCCGCATGAGGATAAAAGGAGTACCAATAAAAACAGAAACAGAAAGGAATTTACACTATGAAGCTTAACATCAATGATATTTACGGAATCGGGCAGTCTATAGCAATTTCACGCGCAAAGGATATTTGCAAGCAGATTAGCGCGGAAGAACTGAATAGTATTTTCGCCGAACTCCAGCAGAATCCCGAGAAGCTGCGCTATTTTCTTGACGGAATGAAAGATACATTTGGTAACGCTTATTTCTCACTTGAGTACTAATCACCACTACCGAGCCGGGCAACGCTCCCGGCAATATATCCAGATTGAGTGCATGAACTCTTGACGGATCACCAAACACTAACGGAATAACTAAATAGGAGGGTAATAATTATATGGTTAAGTATATAGGAAGCTACAATATCGACAATGAAGGCGAAATATGGAACGGTAACACACGCTATATAATGGTTATTTTCTCACGCTTTGATGAGAACGAAAAAGAGATTGAGCGGAAGCAATTATATTTTCGTTGTAAAGTGCCTGATTTCAAAACTGAGGAACAGATCACGGAATTTCTCAGAGACAAAAAGAATAACCAGCGGATAAACAATGCAACTGTAGTCTATCATTAAGGAGGACAATAAACCATGACAACACATTATCTTGACACTGAACACGGCTATATAATCAACCGTGAATATTTGCGGAAAATTTTTGACGAGCTAACCGCCGAGGAACGACAGGAGTATAACAATAGCTTTGAGGATTATATTTCCTCTTGTCTGATACAGAACAATGGCACATTAAAGCCGTTGACAATGGAAGAATATAATAGCATGATAAATGATATCATGGCTAAATATTGAGGAGGACAAACCATGCGCAAAGTAACTTATACAATAGATGATAAGAAATATTTTGAAGCGGATTTATACCGTCAGAAACCGGATATAACAGTAGATGAAGTTGACAACATTCTTGCATATCTCCGTGACTTCAAAGCAATCTACACATTGTATGGCGATGAAAAATTCCCTGATCGTTATACGCTGACAGACTTTGACGGAAAAAAGATTAGTCTTGATAGCTTAAACGGTTTTCAAAAGGCTTGTATATTAAACGATTGCATGAGGCATTTTAGCGGGAAAAGCTGTGCATGCGGAGATATGCCCTGTGGAGTGGTTTCTATTGAAGAGGAAAAGGAGGACGAGTAGTAATGAAGATATTACACAAGTCTATCATGTGGACAAAAACAGACGATAACCGCATATTCCTGATGACGGAAAATCCCTACACAAAACGCCATAAATCAAGCCGTAAATCTTCCGTGATACTCCATACCGAGCTTAACACAACGGATGGCATGGAAGCAATGAAAACGTATATAGCGGAAAAATTCGCCAGTGCGATAATCATTGAAGATAATGATAACAGCACTATTGCTGAAGCGTTGAGAACGGTATATTTTGACTGAGGAGGAATAAAGCCATGTTAGCAGAAAAAACACTTAATATACTTGAGGAAAATAATATTACAGTATATAACAGGACGGAGCAAGACGGCGAATTTTGCTGTGACATTGAATTTTATTCAAATGCTGATGAAGATGTCATTGAAACAGTGTGGTATGACGGTACAGACAGCGGATTTATTGAGGAGTTTAAACAGCTTGCGAACGATTTTGATGCAGATGAGCACGCTGAAATGTGGATACCTCATAGAGGAGAAAACGGAGTCCCCGATGATATCAGAACACTAATTGATGATGCTGAAGGCATAAAAAATAAGCTGTTGTCAGTAGCAGAACGGTTAGAGGAAATAACTAAAGAAAAACGCCGCTATACAGTTACTGTCACTATTTCAAATGGTGAGGAAGAAAACACCTTGACTTTTGAAACTGAGGCGTATTCTTTGGAAGAAGCAACGGAAGAAATTCAGTCGCAGCTTGATGTTTGAGGAGGCAATCGTAATGACTTATAAATACGCCTTTGAAAAGCGTGATATTTCACGCATTGACAAACTCAACAAATTAACTGATACTAATACATTCTGGGATGATGTGCGGAAACTCTGCCGAGGAGTAACAAGCGATCACGCTATAGGCATATGGCAGTATTTAGCGGAAAATCGTTACAAGGAACTTACCGGAGATATGGAGGAGGACTAAACACAATGAAACTTACAGCAAAACAGCACAAAATCCTATCTGCCCTTTATCATGACTACACGGCTATTGATACGGAAGCAGACCTGAGAAAGAGGAAAATCTCGCTTGCTGACTATCGAGCTATACCGGAAATTTTCGGAGAGGTACAGAGACACGGAACAACAAAGTGTTTTATCTCATCAATAGCGGAATACTTCAAAAAACACGGATTCACTGTTGAGCTTGATAACGTGAATTACAACATAAGCATTTGAGGAGGAAAATATAATGAAATGGCTATCGGATAATGAGTGTATGGAAATTTTCAAAACGTATGATAAAAGTTTTTATGATTATCTGCTTAATAACGGTACTTCACTTGGAATGGCTGTAAAAATGTATGCAGAGTATCTTCTCGACACGGCTAAAAAGGGAGAAATAAAAATGAATTACGATAAAACATATTATGAATTGAATTAAGGGGAGGAGGAAAATATCAATGGAAAATCAGAAACATCTTGAATTTGAAATACTTGTACAACTGGAAAATGCTACAACTAAAATTGCACAAAAAATTTATGATGTTCTCAATCGGGAAGGAATACCGGGGATAGTTGTAAAAGATAATGTGTTTTGGTTTGAATATTATTCAATCGGGAATAATTGCCCAGCTTATGTTTACAAATGGTTGAAGAAATATATCAAGCGTAAATACGGATATAATTATCTGTATGATGTAATACCCAAAGCACAATGAAATAACAATTCTATGAGGAGGTTTTGCAATGATAACCAAAACAGGCGCTTGGATAGCCGAAACAGACTACACGAATTATCCAAAGGATAAAATGTGTTTTATGGACAGAATAGCACAAATTATTTTGCGAAAAATCAAGGAATACAACTATAAGGTTGAAACCACAGTGACAAATATCTGTGAAATGTGCCTTGCATATGCTGAAAGTTTTGCAGAAGATGAACCGGATATGTGTGATGAATACGGAATAACCATTGAAGGCATAACTAATTACATAGAGGCTGAAGGCAGAATCGGATTATCAGAATTTGATTGCTATTGTTAAGGAGGAATTAACATGACTATTCTTGAATTAAGCAACATAATGGAACGGGGCACGGAAATTTTCGTTAAAGTAACTGATGATGGGAAAGAAGTCACAATCCCGCTGACAAACGGATTATGTGGTACATTTTTTGCTACAATGGAAATCTGGAGTAAAGTCAAGCCCATAGCAAGGAATGCCGTTGAGGTTGATGTAAATATCCCTTATTCAGTGGCAAGGGAATGGAAGAAGTACAACGAAAAGAATTACATTAAGGAGAATTAAAACATGGTATCATTAAGAAAAACAGTAAATCTCGCAAAGAAGCCACTACCCTGCTATAAGGTCAATTTACGGAAAATACCCAGAGCAGACCTATGGAAGAAGGTGACTGTCTGATGTTTGGAATACTTTGTTTGTTATTTGCCGTCTTTTGTGATTTTAAGAATATGTATATCGGTAAAGGAATGTCTCCAGCTGATAAATATTACGGAAGATTTGTGTCAGATAACGATAAAATCTGGCACGATCATCTTAACAAATGCATGAAAGGACAGGAATCATGGACAAGTTGGGACGATCCTAGAATCAAATGGGAGGATAAATTGAAGTGATAAAGCCCAGATACGGCAACTATTCCGGCTGCGGAAGATGTTGGTATATACGCTATGGAAACATAGCAACAGTATCATATATCAGCAGCGAGAGATGCAGAGAAAAGCACATACGGAAGCTATTAAAGCTCGGTTATTCAGAGGAAGAAATCAGCAGACACTTTTGAATTAACTGTGCTGAAAACAACACAAAAACACGTTGACGGAACATTGAATATATGGTATAATAAGCATGAGGAATCATGCAGAGTTGTGCCGTACATAAACACTTATAGGAAGAATTTATCATGAAAACTAAACAGGAGCTTTTACAGATGCTTTTTGCAAAACTGGCTGAACTTCAGAACATGATTAAGATAGGCGTTCAACCATCCCTTTTAATGGTACTTCAAACAGAAGTTGCATTACTCTATGATATTCTCGGTGAGGACGTTCCTGAAGAATACTGGAAGCAGATAGAGGAAGTAATCTAAAAGCTGACTCGGCAGCTATAAACAGCCATTAAGCCGAGAGCGTTTGGCAGTCTGAAATAAGGTTGCCAAGGTTGGAAAATAAACACCAAAACAAACAGACATTGAGGAGGAACAAAACAATGTTGAGAGTAGAAACAGGCGCAAACGAAACAACCGAAACAACAATACTTGAAGAAGGTGAGTTCACTAGGAAGGAGATCGAAACCGCAGCACACCTTCCAGAAGATTATACAGTAGGCACTTATACAAGAGATGAAAATTTCTGGTATAAGGTAGTTGAAGTTTAAGCAGAATAAAATCACGATTTTGTAGGAGGAAATTGTTATGAGTAAATTAAGAGTATGGTGGATACCACAGGTGGGAATTAATGAAACTTTTTATGTCCCAGTAGGCACACCAGAGGAAGGTAAAAACTGTTAGATACGCTCGCAGCATATGATGCTTTTCAGCTTCAAAATAACGTTAAGCCTGATTACTGCAATATTGGTGGAATTCAGATGTTTGACGATGAATACGGAGAATGGTGCAACTGGGAGATTGTGACTGATGACTGTTACTATGATGATTTAGACGAATATTGTGAATCAGATGATTGTGAACAGGCAGAAGAATTGAAAAATTTTCAGGAAGAAGTTTTTAAACAGATTGATTGGAATAAAATGCCCAAAACAGGAATATAGGAGGAACACATATGAAACGTATATCAGACCTCTACAAAGACATAGACAACATTATGTCAGAGAATGAATATCATGACGATGGCACAGGCGAGGATGTCTGCGAGATATCCGAGGACGAGGTTTACCGAATAATCACCACAAGGAATGATTACAGATTTCTGACCGCAGCCACAATCAAGGAAGAAATACATAAATGCTTTACGGATTTTGCATACCGTATGAAGAAAGCATTATACTGAAAGCGAGGAATAAATTAATGACATACCCCGAAAACATACTCCGCATAGTACGCCAGAATCTTGACCTTGAACCAACAGACACAAGCAAAGACGATGATATCAATGCTATGAGTCAGTCAGAAATTCTTAACTGTGTTTGCGAATGGGAAGGAATTATCGGCTATGGCAGAACCATCCGTGGTTGGATAAAAGATATTTACGGAATAAATCTTGATGAGAAGTGAGGAATACATAATGTCAGGACGGTACATCTGTTTTCTTGAACTCTTTGAATACGGCGATTACATTGAGGAATTTGCCGGAGATGGAAGCTTTACTTTGTGCGTAGATTTTGAAAACTATACAAAGCATTTTGATACAACGGAAGAAGCTATAGCATGGGCTAAATCTCACGGACTTAAAGACGGAGAATTTGGTGTTTTGTGTTATTGGGTAGAAACGAAGGAGAATACATAATGAATCCGATAGTAAAAATTCTGATGAAACGTGACGACATAACCGAGCAGGAAGCAATAGACCTCGTAAGAGAAACAAAGGAAGAACTGATGAATAGACCATGTAGTGATGGTGCAGATATCATCATGGATAATTTGGGCTTAGAGCCAGATTACATAATGGACATTCTGGGAATTGATTTAAGAGGATTAAAACTATGAAACCTACAAAGGAAATGCAGTGGTGTATGAAAGATATCGCAGAGGGCAAATATAGCCGTGAACTTGATTAACTGGATAAAATGCCAGATTAAAGCCTATAAGCAAAAGAAACTCGAAGCATGGAAAATCAGACAACTACCTGAGGATTGTCAGCAATGTGAGTTGCTAGGAATATGTCGGGTAGAAAGAATGATTGGAAATGCAGACGTAGATGTTTGCTATGATAACTTGAGAGGAGGAAGATTTAATGTATATTCTGTATTACAAAGAACTTTATATAGTGCCTGAACAGTTGACAAAGAATCGAACTTGTCAAAGTTGGCGTAACAAACAAATAGCTATGTGTGAAGAGGAAACGCCATTGATAGAATATATTAACAAACAAAAAGACCCGGATAAATATTTTATTGAAAAGGCAGCTTTTGAATAATAGAATAAACATTTCATCGGAAAATTTGCTTAAAAGAATGGCTTAACAAAGCCATTTATCAGGGCATTTATCGTAAGTCATATCCATATAACGGATAAAATTCAAATTTGAGGAATATAGGAGGATAAAACAATGCGTAAGATTGAATTTCAGGCAAAAAGAACAGATAATGGCGAATGGGTCAGGGGATGTTATGATTGCAATGGCGCAACATTTAATTGCATAGTTGATTCATCAACTATAAGTGAATGCACAGGAGAAAGAGATAAAAATCTCAACATGATATTTGAAAATCATATTGTTAAATATTCAAATATCATTGGTGTAGTGATTTTTAATGGTGGATGCTTTTGTATTAAAGATACAAAATCTAAGAATAATCCCGCTATTGATCTTGTTCTTAACAAATATGGCAATAAAATTGAAATTATTGGAAACATCTTTGATAATACTGAACTTTTGGAGGTGTAAATATGTTATCATTAAAACAGCAGCAGGCAGTTGTATCTTGTGTTAGCGAAATGACAAAAGCAGAAAATAAGGAAGAAATTCTGAACTATTTTTTGATGTGCTTTTGCTCTGATGTGGAAAATTGCAATATCACTTTGAGGGCTATTCCTCAGATTGCCGAAAGAATGAATAATATCAATGCTCAGCGTTTATCAGAATATTCTATTGCCCTTGAAACAGCATTAAACTGTGCTTCAAGAGACAGGTATAAACCAAAGAAGGATAATCGTCAAAGATTTTCAATGTTGGCTATTATGTTGAAAGCACAGTATTCTAATGGAAAATCTAATGGAATGTCCGAAAGCGAAAAATCTCTTTTCGAGGAGATGATTTCATATATTAAGGACAAATCAGGATTTGATATTAAAAATGAAGATGATTGGTATTGGGCGTTCAATATGTCGCACACTGGGAATTTTCTTGTTAATGTTATAAAGAATAATATTGATGAGAAATTTGAACGCCCGTATGGGAAGTGAGGATTGAGTATCATGAACTGCATGAGCAAGAAAGTCAAACGCAACAAAGAAAAACTCATACAAAAGGAATATCAAGAGAAACTTGCTAACCTTACACCAGAAGAAAAGAAAGCGAAAGATGAACGTGATTTAGCAATGAGGAAGAAAATCACACAGATACTCGGTGCAATGACTGCACTGGAAAATATCACGGGCAACATTTACTCTGATAAAAGAATATGGAGGGAATAAATTATGTTAGTATCAACAACAAGTGAAGTAATCAAAAAATTACAGGAATACGAAGCAAAATATGGCGCAGGTGTTATAAGAAGCATCGGAACATATTGCGCTGGCGACAGGGAAAATAACTATTATATTACTATTGCGAATGATTCTTTTTGGAATGAAAAATTAAACAACGAAGACAACCATTATCACAGCGAAAGAATTATTATATCTGCCATTGATGATAACGAAATTTTTCCAAGAAAGTGAGGATATTATGATTAATTTTAAAGAAAAGATGTTAAAGTGCGGATTTACTGATTATTACCCTGCTCAAACAAACAGGGTAGAAACGGTCGATAGACCATTCCATACAAGGTTTTCTGGCACATATGTTGTAAAAGTGGAAAATTTCGATGTGGATGATAGAGATGAAATTCATATTACTTATGGAATTTTTACAGGGATGTATCAGTGCGATCGTCCTTTATCTATAAAAAATAGCGTAAGTATATCTCTTTATCCTGATGGAAGAATGTCGTTCTATAAGATGAACGATTACAAATTTATTCCATATTTTATAAAATATTTTTTATCTGAAAGCATTATTCTCGGCACTATTGACATATGGGAAAATGTTATGCTGTCTGTAATCCAAATTTGGATGAAAGATCATAAATTGACCCCAAAGGACATTCAGATTGTAGAATAAAAACTCCGTTTTATCGGATAAATTTTGAAAGGTGTGATGATTATGTTGATGAGTAACAATATATACAGATGGATAATAGTAGAGTGGCTTTCCTAAATCCTATGGCAATGGGTGAAGCATTTGAGTTGATGGTGAAGATATTAAATCACATGACTAGTGATTTGTCTGAAATAACTGGTATACCCAAAGAAATTATTGCTGAGGATTACAAATACCTTAATGACTTTAGTGCACTGAGAGAGGTGTGCAAAAAGAACGGTACTTGGAATAAAGAAGATGATGTAAGTCTTGTAATAAAGACGATGAAAGGAATGGAGTAAAAGATGGATCAAAGAACTTGTGATATAATTATGATTTGTAAAAGCGATATAGAAAATGAACCTAATATACGGCTTGACAAGATAAAACAGTATATGTCAAAGGAATGCTACACTCCTATTGAATATTATACGCAAAGTATGATGGAAGGAATAATGTTTGATGCTGTGTGCAATTACATAGACACCTGTGACAAACCAAGTTCCTTTTTGAAGGAATTAAGAAATGTAAAGAGATGGATAAATAAAAGCATTGCAGAAATAATTGTTGTTGCTTTTAGCTTTGTTCAAATAAAAGAGGTAGATGAAAATGCCGGAGAAATTAAATATATTAATGGTTTCACCAAGGGATTATTAAATAAAAAGAGTGATTTGAGCTATGAAGATTCCTAAATATATAGAAAAAGCATTAAAGGATAGAACCATCGCAGCAGGTAAATTCCTTGATGCGGATTATATTATAACAAAATTTATTTGTAAACATCATATCATAGTGGAAGAATATGATTACAATACTGGCTGTGAAACATTAGCAAACCCGGCAGGAAGTGAAGACCGGATAAGAAAAGCTATTCTAAATCATAAATAATGAAAGGTGGTTACATAATGAAGTATCGAGAATTTTTATCTCTAACAGACGAAGAAATCAGATTTATCCTTACGGATATTCTCCACCCAGTTAAGATTGAGAATATTCAAAGAGATAAAGAATTTAATGAAATCACAGCAGATATTACTACGGATGGATGGAATGATGGCAAAACGGAAAATTTTGAAATTACTGAAGAAGTAATTTTGAGTCTATCGTTTATTGATGTAGATTTTTCTCTTGATTATGAAGATCAGTTTAAATGGAGAAAATTTCTTCTTGCTAAAGGCTGTGACGAAAGGTTGAGGGATAATCCTTATTTGGAGGAATGATATGTTTAACGAAGAAGAAATGATTAAACTGTGTCAAGAATTGGGAATTGACCTTGTTGAATCCGAAACTAAAAAACCTCAACTAAATGGGGAAGACTTAGAAATTGAAGATATTGTTTCTGTTTGTGAAAGAAAGGAAATAAACAATGGGAAGACTTAAAAATATGACAACTTTAAAGGAACTCGTAGCTAATCAGAATTTAACCGGCGATAACGATATTCAAATTATCAAGGCATTCTTTACTCTTAACGATATGGAAGAAGAAGGAATGGATTTGTTCTATGCGCTCACGAAGTCTAAGATAGCAAAATTAAATCACAGACAATATATCGTAGAAGAATGGGTAAGCCATTTACCGTCTACTTATTTATACGAAAATTATGATTTAGAGACGGCTGATATGCTGCATAGATTAGAACTTGACTACCTTTCAAATGGTGAAGAGCTGTCTGATTGGAGCTTGAAGTGGGCACAAGAAAATGTACCAATTATTATAAGACCAGAGTGTTACTTTAATCCTCTTATAGATTGGTTTGAGAAACACGGAATAAAGTTTAAGGAAAGAAAGGTTAAATAATTATGAAGTATTTAATGATAACATTGCACGACAGTGATTTTTATCATGAATTGAATTGGCTTGGGAAACATCTGTTGGAGAGATTAAGTGACAATCGTTCTGAGTCATTTGACACAAACAAAATAAATTTTGACAGATTCAAAACTTCAATCGTAAACTTTATTTTAGCAACATATATTTTACATGGAGAGAAATGGTACAAGTGGTACGATAATTCTGTTGAAGATGATATATGGGAATACCATAGAGGGATAAAAGAACAGTTGCTCAAAATGATACACATTGAGGTAGTCGAAGACAGTGAAATTCATGAGCGTGGTTATGAATTACTTTATGTTCCTCTTTGCACCTCGGACGATATCAATGTCAAAGGTTTGAATTATTTTATCATCTGATGAAAGGAGAATTTCATCATGAAACCAAAGAATAATTTTAAGAGAAATCATCTTATTAATTTAATTATCAGGTTTATCTCGAAAGATAATTTATATATCTGTGAGGAATGTCATCATATTCATAAAAGAGATGGGCGAGAAATAAGACTTGATAAAGGAACAGGTTTGATGTTACATCCGTTATGGTATGGAAGTATTAAAAAGCAATGCTTTCTAAATCAACAAAATAAAATCAAGAGATTTTTTAGACAGGCAGTTTGGGTGGGTGGATTTTGTGACGAAATTAAAATTGATTAAGGAGGAAACACTATGAATTTTGAAGACCTCTCCCCTGCTGAGCAGGAAGAAATGAAGGAAACATTCGCAATGTGGAGAAAACCGCCAGAGTATTTTGACAAGGTTGTTAATTCTGGGATGTGTAACAGTATCATTAACGGATACATTCTCCTCGCTTTTGATGTGGCAGGCGTTAAGCCACCAAAAGGAATATCACATCTTCTTGATGAGTATTCCGCTGATGAAGCAAGAAAGAGATATCAAAGCTAAAATCAAAAACATTAATAAAATCCATCTTCTGTCCGAGGATGGATTTTTTGTTGTGCTTAAAATATACATTATTTTTATAAAAATAGGAATAAAATACTTGACATAGGGAATAAATTATGGTAAAATAAATAATTAGTAAATAGCATATATTTCTTAATTTCAAAATGGAGGTTAATATGGCATTTGAAGATGAGCAGGTAACGTTTGACGAAACTACACAGAATACAGAATCAGAGAATCAGTCTGAACCCATAGACGAAAATTCTGTTATGGGAAATAACCGCGAAGAAAAGCCTAAGAGCCACAGAGGCAGACCTAAAAAAGGAGAATCCTCGACTAAGCCAGCCGGCTCTAAGAAGGCTAAAATCAAAGATTGTGAGGTTGAAATTACCGAGGATAGTCATATTCTGTCCACGGATGATTTAAAGCTTAATATTGACACATGGAGTGTCAGAGATATTTATATCAAATACACAAATAGTAATAAACTTCTTGATTTTGAAATCCCACAGCAGAGAGCCGTTGTATGGAAGAAAGATAGAAAGTCGGCATACATTCATTCCATTCTCGCCGGACTGTATAAGTTCCAGCCTGCATTCATAGTAAATCAGGTCGGCAAGGGGAAGATGAAGCTTTATCAGGTGTATGATGGTAAGCAGAGAATGCTCGGCTCGATTGTTTCTTATCTGAATGACGAGTTTGCCTTGTGTGGATTAAAGAATGATCCTCTGATTGAGTGCAACGGGCATTACTACAACGTTAATGGCTGCAAGTTTAGTCAGTTACCTGAGGAACTTAAAGAGAAGCTCAGAGGGGCTTCCATGAACATTCTGATAGCAGATAATGCTTCAGAAGAAATAATGCGTTTCATCATGCTTAGAATCAATTCTGGTGAGCAGATGACCCCGTTTGATGTGGCAAGAATAAGACGTTCCGACATGGACGATTTTGAAGCATTATCAAAACATGAGATTTTCAAGGTGATGCTTACAATGAATAAATTTAATCAGAAGAAATATCATGAAATCATTGCAAAGACTTATATTGCTCTGTATGAGGAAGAACCTAAGTTCTCTGGCAAGCATATCAATGAAATAATCGAAAATCTTGAAATCTCCGAGGAAAAGCAGGAAGAAATCAACGGTATTTATGATAAACTGCTTGGAGCATATAATATTCTCAATGACAAAGGTTCTGCTGTTACAAAAGCAATATTTAATATAACCAATTTTACAAGTTATTTGCGTTATGTAAACGAGTTTGATAATTCCGAAAAACTTGCCGATTGGTTAGATTATTTTTTCTGGAACACACCCGAAGAATACAGCAGTAATCATTCCACAACCAAGAATGAAATTTTAACCAGAATGAATATTATCAAGAACAGCATTGATGAGTTCTTAGCAAGCAGTAAACAGGCATAAAAATAACACAGCATTACTTAATAGTGATGCTGTGTTTACTTGTATCTAAGAGGTGGATTATGAACAATAAAAGTAATAGAAGATTATCTGTAATTCAGTTTGTTAAGATTATTTGTAGTACCCTTGAAATCAGTATTCCTAAAATCTACAAAGTACAAAGGCTGTCCACGCCAACAACATTGGCTGAATATGACAAGGAAAATGATATTTTGTTCTATGTAGATTTGGGGGATTTAGATATTTACTTTAATATTGCTCATGAATTACGTCACAAGTGGCAATTCAAATATCATCCGGACTGGTTTGAAAATTATAATCCATCAAAAAATTTAAGCGTTATAGAATATAATATGCAACAAGTGGAATTAGATGCAAACGGATTTGCAATAATTGCATATGCAGATTTACTTGGACTTAAACCTACCTTTGATGGAGTAGATGATACAGTTGTAAACGCTATCTTTGATATGGCTGATAAAATAGCCGAAGAAATGTCATGAAATGAGTGTTTTATCGTAAGATTTACAGGTCAAATTTTAGAAAATCATTGACAATTGGCAAGATTTATGGTATAATATGTGACGTGGGGAGAATCCACGCTGATTTTTTGTACTTTTTGCAGACGTAAAATAGGCGGTCAGCCCTCTGACACTAGCAATGGTAGAAAGGGGGTTGATATCACATACCTTTGCTAGAATCTAAAAGCAGAGGAAGTGAGAAAATGCTTACTGTTGATTCGTACATCGGTCTTGCAGGCTGCGCCATTGCAGTTTTAGCAATTATCGTTGATATAATTCTGAACAACAAGAAGTGAACCGCCTACTAGCACTAGGCGGTTCATAACATTAAGTTGTGGACACCGAGGGCAACCGTCTATGGGTTCTCCTCACATTATTATTATATCACTTTGTATTGATTTTGTCAATATAAAAATATACAAAATTAAGCACAAGATTACTAATATAGAATATTGAAAATTAAAAGGGATTATTTTATAAAAAACAATCCCTTTTTGTTATTAAATAACCATTTTCCCTGTTGATTTAAGAATCTGATAGACTTTCTAATTGAATGCCCAAATTAACCGAAGCAAGGATTTTCATTAATGTTATTGTTTGCGGAACAGCCTGAAGGTTTTCAAAACGAGCAATAGTGACCTCGGGAACGTTAGAAGCAATTGACACATCAACGGTGGACATTTTTAATTTCCGTTTTGCTTTCATATACTTCAATAAGATTTCAAAATATTCCTGAGTTGTTTGGTCTGATAGTGTCGTTAGAAAAACTTGCTTTATATTACCTCTGTCTTCGTTGGTTAGGATTGCTGTATTCTGTGAAAAAAGCAACTCTTCTATTGTCTGCTTCATAATTTGATATCCACCTTTCTATGTTTTAACCTTTGTATGGGTTAACCCTAGCCATATATGTTATAGCTAGGGTTATTATTCGGTTCAGTCCAAAATTGTAAAATTACGAGACAGTATTGCGGTCAGGGAGTTCACCGTTTGCAGTTTAGATGTTTAATATTAAAGCTTTCTTTGCTTCATCGAGCGTTGTTAATCGAAGGACGAGTTTAACGGAGATGCATTCGCCGTTTGAAAAATTCATCAACTCAAACCAATACTCATTAATTCGTGTCTGGAATAAGAAAATGTCTCTCCAGCCAATTACAAGGGCTCTGAACGCTTGCAAGGCGACAGCTTCTTCAATACGGAGCTTAATAAAAAAATCAAGAAGCGTGTTGAGAAACAAATCAATTATTTCAGGGGATTTTCTCTCCCCAAAAATCGAGGGAGAGAAAAAGATTTCGCCATCGATGATTATGTAATCAGCGATATCTTTAAATCCTGTAGGGCTAGAGTTTGCGTGTTCTTTCATTGTTGTAGAGCTCCTTTCTATTCGTTAGCAGTAGTCACCCTCATTTTTGAGGGGCAATCGTATTATAACACATTTTGTTCATCAAATCTATAGTATATTTATATAAAAAGTTTTTGAAATATTATAAAAATTTTAGTAAAATTTTAGCAAAAAATAGTTGTCGTTTCTTAGAAAATAGTGTATGTTTTTCTAATGTTAAAAATCCCCTTAATAGCTAGATTGGTCTAGTACATCAGGAATAAAATAAGAGCCAGTCTTTAAAAGATTGGCTCATTTTGTGTTATTCGAGATATGCTTTAACTTTTTTATAGTTTTTTGCCATTTCATTATCCGCATTACTAAAGTTGTCTGAATAAGATTGTAAATTACCAGAGGGACTAATAACTAAATTAGATAGGGATATAAAAGAATCATAAAAAGCTTGTATATCTTTATAAGCTTCTTCCCAACCTTCTGGTGGGTTGTTTAATTCTTTTATAAGTTCTCCAGACTTATCTTGAGAGTCTCGAATTGCAGAAATTCCGTTTTGATAATTATCATCTTTAAATAGTGTTGACAAAGCATAATTAAAATCAGAATAAAAAGTATCAAATATTCCTTTAGTATATTTATCTGTTTCAGGATCGCTTTTCTCATATATACAATTATACCAAACTCTCTTAGTTAATCCACCAAATTCTTCAGAGTTTAAACAACCAAGTGTAATCATATCAAAAGTGTCGCTGTATGTTTCTTTATATTTTACTTTGGCTTTCTCAGCTTCCTCGGCATCCTTTTTAGCCTTTTCTTCAAGTAACTTATCTAATTCATCTCTAGCATTGAGCAAATCAGCATAGTTGTTGACTTGTTCTTTTTGCTTATCTGTAAGAGTACCATATAACTTTTCAGCCTTTTCAATAGCATCTTCGTCAGAGATTTCTACCGTTCCGATAGCGTTGATATCATCCATCATCTTTTGTGATACTTCATCTATCTTGACTGTACAGCCAGATAACAGAACTGATGAAAGGATTAAGGACGTTGCAACGCATTGCTTGATGTACTTTGTGTTTGCTCTCATAATATACCTCCGAATTTAACCAAATGTTTTATATGACATATTATAACATAAATCGTGCTGATTGTCAATATTAATTTTATAAATGTTATTTATAATAATAAAAGAGGACTACCATAAAGTAATCCTCTTTCTTTTGAATTTGGACTTATGATTTCTCTGCCCTTCTGCCAGTATTTAAGAAATTTTGTATTTACATTAACAAGATATTGTGTTGCTTGCAATTCAATCACAGCGTTTTATACAACATCTTGACAAAATCAAAATTTTGTAGTATAATTATATTGTACCAGATACATACTAAAATAGAAAAGAGGTGATAAAATGGATAATAATTTATTTCATATCAATGTTTTTTTAGATATAGATAAAACAAAAGCATTTGTTGATGAAAAGATTAAGGACGGCTCTCTTACAACAGATACCGTCCTTAGTGTAGATATATTTGATTGGGAGACTAAAGTAGGAGATGGTGAAATTTCCGTGTCTCCTGTTCAATTAAAGATTGGATAAGAATTGTTTTACATTAAATGCAAACGCTTCTTTAAGAAAATCATCCCATGTTTTGAATTTAACAGGAAGTTTGGCTTTTAACTTTGATTTTTCCTCATCAGACAAGTTATCAATATGAGAAATATCAACATTTGCTTTATCAAAGAACTGCTTTATTGTTTCAGAAAGATGAACACTGTGCATAAACTCTTTTGTAAACCATTTTTCTTTAGGAGCTTTGTTCAATTGTTCTTGATATTTGTCAGATTTGCGTTGGATTTCTTTCTCGATAGATTTGAGCTGGTCTGCAATACCTTTTGACATAATAAAATACCTTACCTTTCTGTTAATATTTATTTACCCTCGGAGCTACTTAATGTGGTTGCGAGGGGTTTGTTTACTTACACATTACCACGCAAAGTCTCTTTGAATCTATTGATTAAAAAATCATGTCTATTCTTTAAAAACGACAGATATTTTTCTTCGGTGAAGTCAGAATCTAAAAATAATAATTCAGATTCCACAGGATAAAGAAAGTCATTAATAACAGAATCATTAATATCAAACACTAACGACCGATTCTTTACAGCTTCATACAGAGTATATTCCTGCTTGCTATGTACCTCAAATTGTGGAAGAACGCATAAATTCCCTATGGCACAAATCCCCTTGCTGGTTTTCATTTGTTGAGTAAAACGGCTTTTAGAGATTACTAATTCAACATTAAGCGGTTTACTATTAAGATAATTGTCGTTAGATTTGCGCATTCTAAGTAAAAAACATAAGAATAATTTATTTTCTGTTGGGGTATTTTTCATTGATTTTTGAGTTTGCTCAAGCATCCAATCATGAAGAAACCTTTCCCATGTAGAAAGAGGGATCGGAGTTAAATAACGATTGTCGGATATATCTTTAGATAATTCGTCAGCAATCTTGGTGTCTCCACTTCCGCTCCAATAGCCTGACAGGATTTCATATAAATAGCGCATGGGCATATTCTTTTCAAACGCTGTTTCAAGCTTCTTCGTCCCTGTTTTTTCAGTGATACTAAAATCTTTTGTAGAAACAGAATATTTCATGTTAAAATATGTCCCAACAATACACAAAATCTGATGTTCTATATATTTTGTTATAGAATTTTTATTATCGGGGAACATGATGTATTTACATAAAATCTTACTTATATGGGCAAGGCAAGTCAAAATAAGTTCCTTCAGCTTAATCAAGTTTTTAATTTTATCAGCACTCATGTCAGTGAAGCAGTTTGCAACTGTGCTAAGGCTGCTGGTAGTTTTAGTAAGAATTACTGATAATAAAGAAAATCCGATTGAAGCTACATCAGATGTGGAGAATTTCTGTTTTTTGAAAATTATGTAAGGATTATCTTTATAAATAAGGCGACCAAATGCAAAGCAAAATTCAAAAAGATTTACTTTTTGTTCTCTCATTACTTGACCGTCTTGATAGTTCTGTATTTCTACCCCTGTATCTTCTACCATTTTCTGATACTTTTCATCTACCAATTTGAGAATAGACGGATCATTGTAATTGAAAATGATATGACTCCATTTGGCAGCATAAATTTCATATTTGCTTAATACTGTACCGTTTGCGTTTAGCCTTTCAAAAATTTGGGGCAGACAATCTTCATCCCCTGAATAACATACATAGGGGATTTTCTTATTAAGAATTTGATATTTATCTTTTATGCTTTCAATAAGTTCAGAAAGAATACCGTAACATTCTGTATATTTCTCCTTCAACACTGACACATCAGATATTACCCGATTAACAATACAAGTAGTTTTGTTTTCTTTTGTTAAATTGGCTTTAATAGATTCTGTTATTTCTGTTTTAACAATTGTAAAATTTGTAGTTACAACAGGTACTAATGTATCAATAATCTTGTCGAAATATTCCTTAAATTCATCTTCATAGTTTTTTATATACTTGAATGGATTTTTCGAGAAATCATCTAAAGTCGTAAATCTTTGTAGTCCATCGACTAATAGGTAAGAGGATGGGCTACTTTTATATAATAAAAGAGAACCAAAAGGGAAACCTTTTAGCACGGTATCAATAAATTCTTCCTTTTTCTCAATTGACCAAACAACACTTCGTTGAAAAGACGGTAGCTCTATATATTTTTTAAGGTCTTTAAATTCCATTGTTCCAATTTCATAAAGGTCTCTCATAACATCCTCCATCAATTCATTTGGTTTTCTTTGGTGTACAATGGTACAGTAGACAAAATACCTGCTTGTGTTTTTAAGGCAACTTTTCCCTTGTCGTTAAAATTGCGATATATTTCAAGCAAATCTTGTTCATCAGAACTTAGAATTTCTTTGTCTGTGTGTGATTGAGGGTTGTCTGTCCTACCTAGCAGATAGTCTACAGAACAGCCTAGGGCATCTGAAATTATTATTAGAAATTTCCCAGTTGGTTGAACCCCTTCTTTCCATCTGGTTATTGTCCCTGATGAAATGCCAAGGGGTGTCAATAGTGGGTTGGGGGTAGTCCCTTTTTCTTCACATAATTGATATAATCTCTCAAAGAAAATGTTTGTCATTAGCAAAACCTCCAAATCGAGCATTATAATTTGGGTAATAAGTAACAAATTTCTCATTTTATTCAGATTTGCTATTGACAATCTCCGTTTGAGGTGATATAATCTAAACATAGCAAACAAGCAAGAAACCAAATCCAAAAGAAATGGTAAATCTTATTAGCTTATTATACCACAATCAGACATCATTTGTCAAGATAGAAAGGATAAAAAGGTAAATATTATGAGTATTAAAGGTTATAAGGTTTTTAATCCCGACTGGACGTGCAGAGGTTTTCAGTATAAGGTAGGAGAAACTTTTGTACATAATGGGAACATTGAAATGTGCGGGGCGGGATTCCATTTTTGTCAGAAAGCAAGCGACTGTTTTAACTATTATAATTTTAACAGCCAAAATAAAGTTGCGGAGGTTGAAGCCCTCGGTCTTGTGGAAACACAGGAAGATAAATCAGTAACGGATAAGATTAAAATTATCCGTGAGATTGAATGGTCAGAATTGCTTACAATTGTTAATGACGGCAAAAATTGTACAGGACTGAAAAACACAGGTGACTGTAACACAGGTAACTGTAACACAGGTGACTGTAACACAGGTAACTGTAACACAGGTAACTGGAACACAGGTAACTGTAACACAGGTAACTGGAACACAGGTAACTGGAACACAGGTGACTGTAACACAGGTAACTGTAACACAGGTAACTGTAACACAGGTAACTGGAACACAGGTAACTGGAACACAGGTGACTGTAACACAGGTAACTGGAACACAGGTGACTGGAACACAGGTAACTGGAACACAGGTGACTGGAACACCACCAATTATAGCACAGGCTTTTTTAACAGTGTTGAACAGAATATTTTTTTATTCAATAAACCAACATCAATGTCAAGAAACGAAATACATTCATTAAAGGGCATTCAGATTCTTGATTGGAATTTTGAAAACTCGTGGTGGATATATTCAGTCAATATGTCGGATGATGAGAAAAAGTCTAATCCGACATATGAAACAACAGGCGGATATTTGAAAACTGTAGATTTTAAAACAGCTTGTAAAATGATGTGGGAAAATCTATCTGAGAATGAGAGACAGGAAGTAATGAAACTGCCCAACTTTGATAGTAATATATTTTATGAAATCACTGGAATAATTATTAGCAAATAGTAATGAATATAGAAAGGACTGAAACTCATGCGTTCATCTATAAGGTTTGTACCGAGAGCTAATACCACAAATCTCGCAGAGGAAGAAATTCCGAAGGCACTTCCCCTCCCTACTGCTAAGTCAGAGATTAAGGTCGCTCCAATAGCAAAGCCCAAAAGCCCTAGGAGAAATCTTATCGCAAGAGTTTCCGTTCATTCGGAAGACCACAGTGCAGACGCTTTTATGAACAAGGACGATATAGACAATATTGTGTATTCTCTTCTTATGAACTGCAAATCATCAAGCAAGAGAAAATTCACAAAGGCATGCGCATTCATCTTTGTAATCAATACAGGTTACAGAGCTGGTGATGGTCTTTCATTAAGAGTAAAAGACGTACTAGACGAGAATGGAAATATCGTTGATGAACTCAATCTCAGCGAGGACAAGACAGATAAGTCCAGAGTAGTCTATTTTAATAAGGCAGTCAAAATGGCAATACGTTTTCTGATAGAGGTCAATCATCTGACCCCAGAGAATTATCTCTTTGTTGGCGAGGGTAACAGAACGTCATACCTTGACCACATAGAATACGATAATGACGGCGAAGTCAAAAAAATCGTGTCAACCGGAGAAAGATACAAGCCTGACGGGACAGAAAGACAAGCGTGTCCTTATTGGGTAGGCTCTATCAGTCGGATAATCATTCAGGAAGCAAAAAGGCTAGGTATTGAAGGTCATTATTCCAGCCATTGTATGAGAAAGACTTTCGCAGAGTTTATCTCACGAAACTGGGCTGATGAAAGAAACCCTATGATAGCAAGCAAGGCTCTCAACCACGCTGACGTAAGAACAACAGTCGAGTATTATATGAGAGTTGACCCACGGAAGCTCAAAGCTCAATGGCTCAATCTCAATCTTGGACTTGAAATCCTTGAAATGTTCATTGAGGACTATTATAACGGTAAGTTTCAGTATAACGGATAATTCATAGAAAGGAATACGATTATGGCTAGAAAGAAGAAAGAACCGGATAATCTTGTTGAGGTGTGTGGTAAGACTTATGTCATTCTTGATACTGATGTATCAGACGGCAGAGTTAATCATAAGGCAATGCCCCTTGAGGTGTATGTGGACAAGGTGTTAAAGGGTGAGTTCTGCCGTGACGCTCTTGTTCAGAGACTTGACAATCAGTGGACAACAAAGAAGAAAAGTGAACTTATCGTGTCCATTCTTCAGAATCGTCCTATCGGTGCTATCCTTTATACAGGCGAAAGAATACACGAAGCAATGTATTTGACAAAATCTCTCCTTGACGGTTTGCAGAGAACAACAGCTATGTGTGGATATGTAAATAATGAATATTCGTTAAGCAAGAATACAAAGCCGTTAAAGTGCGTGTGCCGTTCTGAAAGCGGAGAAACGATTACTTATGAGGTCGAACTTGCCGGAAAGAAATTCAAACAACTCCCCCCTGCTCTCCAGAGAAAAATTCTCGACTATGATATTACACTTTACGAGTATGTGGGCTTCACTGATGATGAACTTGATGGTATTATCTATAATATTAACAACGGAGTATCTTTCAAACCCAATCAGAAGTTAAGACTTGCATTCGGAACAAACACAATGAAGTATCTCCAGCCTATCTGCGAGAATGCTATTTGGGATAATATAGACGGTTGTAATGCTAAGAATGATAGTATCCTCGGTTGCATTACCAGAACCATGATGATTATGATGGGTTGTGATTGTGACCTTTCCGCAACTGAAATGAACAACTTTGCGGAAGAATTTGATATCAAGGCAAACGAGTATAGCGTCAAGAGAATTGGTCAGTTATTTGACCGTTTGAACGACATCACAAGCAGTTCAAAGTTTGTTGAGGAAGATATTGAGTTCTTTAATGCCTGCAATATTCCTCATATCATTGATGCTCTTGACCAATGGGAAGGAACAGATGAGCAGTTCACAGACTTTCTTGTACATTTCCTGCATTCAAGCGCAAGGATAGAATATAACGAGTATGCTGCCACAAAGTCCGGCTCTGGGGCAAAGCAGTATTCCTATGAAAGCGTAAGTTCTCGCCGTGGCGTTATTCTTAATGCCATGACGGATTACATAGCAGACTATAATATCGAAAAGGTTGAGGTGAATACCGATGAAGAAGTTGAAACCATTGACAGTTCAGATGATACTGGAGATAGCACAGAAAGCTACCGATCAGATGGAGAGAGCGAAAGCGAGAACCCCGAATGCGTATTATCTGAAGCTCCTGCGGTCACTGAATGTGGAGAAAATAGTCAGTGTAGCGGATATCGAAGCGACAGTGACGACCTCGAATCATTTGAACAGTCTTTTGGAGATGGGGAAGAATGATGTCTTTGATAAAATGGTTGAGTATATCAATCATACATCATTAAGCATCAGACGATATCGTGATACTGTCAGAGTTTCCAAAACCGCTGATATGGAAACTATCAATACCCTTATCGAAGGGAAAATAAGCAATAATCAGTTTATATCACGGGTAGAAGTTTCACAAAACGTTCCCCAATCCTTTGAGGAAATATACGCTGAAATAAAAGATATTAATTCTTCTCACGAAACACATCTTAATAATACAGCCGACCTTTTTAACAGAGGTGTGGATTATATTGAGGAGGTTATGCAACGCATACTATCTCCGGAATATATTGATACCTTTGATGAAGAGGACGAAAAATCTAAACATAAAATAGCTGACTGCCTTGAAAGGCTCGACCAAATCCATAATGTCATTTCATCTTTGATTTGACAAAAAATACAACGACAGGAGAAAATATTATGAACACTATGAACGCAATGTCAAAGGAAGCCAACAAAACACAGGCAATGCTTTATCTTGAAAACAAAAGGAAGATGGCAGAAACCGGGCAGACAACTAATGTAAGTGGTGAGAAGACTGAAATTATATCTATCCCGATATATAAGTTGAACACTACATACACATCGCAGAGGACATTAAGGAACAGAAGGTTAGCGGAGAATATAGCTTCTAATTTTGACAAGAACTTGTTTCAGCCTATTGTGGTATCATACCGTGATGGTAAGTGGTATGTTATTGATGGTCAGCACAGACTTTACGGTGCGAAGAAACGTTTCGGGGACAATTACCTTATGGAGTGTCAGGTCATCAGAGGGCTTACTCAGCAGGAAGAATCCATGTACTTTGTCAAGCTGAATGACAGCTCAATTCCGTTACAGTATGCTGACAAAGCAAAGGGGCTTTTCTACGCAGAAGATGAAACCATGACAACTCTTGCTAATCTGTGCAAGAAGAATGGCGTTGAACTTGGCATTACCGAAGATAAGAGAGCAACTGCCGACAGCAGAATAACTGCTATTAAGGCTCTTGTGATTACATACAATAAGATCGGTGAAGAAAAGACTGACCGTCTTATCAGACTTCTTAATGATACATGGGACGGCGCATACGCAGCATTCAGGCAGGAAATGATTAAGGCAGTTGGATATATTCTTAATCTGTACAGCAGAGAACTTGACGATAATAAGTTCATTAAGAAGTTATCTAAGGTAAATCCTGCTGACCTTATAAGAATGGCTAAGTCTGACCGTATTACAACTGCGAAGACGGAAGCGAAGATTGCTCGTATCATGGTAAACAACTATTATAATAAGGGCAAGGGAGCAACACCGTTGGAATACAAGTTTAATTTCTAATTGATGGAGGACGTATAATGAAACTTGACACATTTATAAATCTTAATCGTAGTACAGCCATAACTCTCCCTATGAGTAAGATTGCCCTTACATCAAACGTCCACGTCAAGGATATTGAAAAGGGCAAAACTATCACCGGAGAAATTAATGACAACGCCATTGTTCTGGTGAAGCATTTAACCGCTCCAAGAGAAGATGGCGCAGAATATACGCTTGTGACTGGCTGGAAAACTTATATGATAGCTTTAAATCAGGGAGCATCTGAAATCAAAGCTATTGTAGTGCCATATACTCGCAGTAAGTTCAATTATTATCTTAACAAGAAACCTGTTGGAGTGATTGACTTTAACGTTATTACTCCGCCGTCAGAACATTGCACAAAACCTAATCCTACAAAAATGGAATGGGTTAAAAAACAGTGTAATCTTCTCGGAGGACATACTATTGACAGCCCTGTTGGTATAAAGATTGATAAGAATGGTGTTGTAAAAATTACAGACGGATACATACGCTATCTGGTTGCAAAGGAACTTGGGATAACCATGCTACCGTTTACGGTGGTAAAGACTAATTCATAATGTAAAAACAGAAAGGATAATAGGAATGACAACAGCACAGACACAGATAAGACGTAATGTCCAGAGAGTTGGCAGAAAGGACGTGAATTTTGCAACTGCTTACCCTGTTATAAGTGATTTATGGATTGCTCTGACAGGAATAATCCCTTATGTAGCAGCTATCTATATTGGAATTACGTTTAGGACAGTCATTATGACTTGCAAGAGATATGACTATACCATCAATGGAATGGATTTGCTGAATGCAGTTCTATGCGTTATGGTAGTTATTACAGTCAAGTTCATTCGGAAGTTATCAAAAGGTACAAGTATAGTTATGGAAATGGTTAAAAGCAAGGCGCAGGAAATTATTGATTATACTGTATTCCGGGACAGGGATATTCCTCTAGGAGAAATAGAAATCCCTGAATATAAGCGCAGAATGCCTAACAAGTCTGCATTTCCTTATTGCAAGGTGTCTAATAAGCATTTGGGTCAAACTATCGTTCTTTCGTATCGGGATGGTCGATATTATGTTATTGACGGAGTAAAAACAATCGTTTCTTTTAAGAATAGAATGTCGGGGGATACGTTAATCAACTGTTTTGTTGCAAGAAATAATTCTATTGCTGATGAGATACAGCTTTTGGAAGCATTACATTGTCGAAGGTAGAAATCTGCCTCGAAAACGACGTACAATATATAGATTTGTTCATAAATATCATTTTTATGAATTTGCTACTTGACAAACGTTCTAATAAGTGATATACTATGAAAGCAAGGAATTTCAAATACTATATATTGTGGTTGCCGAATTGGAATATACCATATCAAACCATGACACAATAGGTAATTATATCAATAGAAAGGACGATCCCAATGGTTAAACTAGACGTATTATTAAAGGAACATCAAAATCAATGTAGGTTAGCAAAGGATTTATTTAACTTCTTACGTCAGTATAATGGCTATGATGTAATTGTTGATCTTGATAAATTCAAACGTGAAGATTTGTGTATAGGGAGCGTTGAACAGCGCACAAATAGCGTTTGGTTAAATCGGGATTTCTTTACTACATACCCATCATTAACGTATGACTGGGAGCTTTTTAATGATTGCTGTTTGCTTGGTTTAGAATATCCTGAAATGGACGTTGTTAAGATACTCCGTACAGATGGAGAAATCTCTGTTAAAGGTATCTTGAATAAGTATAGGGCTGAAACCTATCATTCGCTTAATATCGTTCCGAAGGACATATTGGGATATGGCAGAAGAGAATTTGTTGATGAAGCGTGGTCTAAAGAGATAAACGGTAAACCATATTATGTGATAGATTTGTTCAGAGCTAAAAAGCACGATAAAGGCGTTATTAAGGCAATAAGTAATGCTTTCGGTGCATATAAAAACAAAGATATCACCAAAACATTGTATATTTGCAAGGGGAAAAATCAAGGGGAATATGAAGTCGGACTGTGGGATATTCTTAAAGAGTGTCCGATGGATAAATAAAAAATTTTTATCTACCCTCTTGACAAATCCTATTTTGTGTGTTATAATGCAAATAGTAAATTCTTTTAGCAATACTGCACATACAACAAGGAGGATGTTTTATGACTAATGTATGTGGAACTTATAATAAAGAAAGACAAGTCAAGAGGGGCGACATATTTTATGCTGATCTTCCTAAACAGGACGGTCACGTTCAGAGCGGAGTAAGACCTGTGCTGATAATTCAGAATGATGATGGCAATAAGCACAGTCCTACTGTAATTGTAGTACCTCTCACAACTGCCGATAAGAAGCCTTTGCCTACTCATGCAAAAATAAAGGCTAAAACACTCAGTACCTGCCTTTTTGAGCAGCCCCTGACTATTGACAAAAACAGATTGATGAGTTATATAGCAAGTGCCTCTGAAAATGAAATGCACAAACTTGACCTTCCCCTTGCTATTTCAGTCGGATTAGGCTGGATAGTTGATTTAATTAAGAGCAATAGTAATAGTGGTGGGAAAGGAGCAACAGTTCCATGTTAATAAATGAAAACGCCCATCTTCAAGATGTACAAAAATTAACTACTTGGGGTACTGCTCATGATAATACGGTTAAATTTGCTGTGAACACTTTAATTGAATATCTAAATCAAGTCCACATACCTTTATTGATGTTTACAGAAAGTGATTGGGGAAATTTTTTTGAAAGCAGTGTCATCGCTACCAAGAATATCAACCCTGTTAAAAGCAAGATTAAATCTTATCTGGCACAGAATGATTATCCAAACGCTGTAATTCAAGCATTGCAAAATAACCAGCGTTGTGGTGGGACGAATTATATTTTAAGCTTTAATCAATTGCAACATCAGATTAACCAAAAGCGTTTGGAAACTTATCGTTCATCATTATTTCAAATAGAGGAGTTAGATTCTTATTCATCTATTGAAATGGGAATTTATCTGATTTGGTTAGGACTATCTTTAGAGGAAGCCGTGGAATTAAGATGTCACGATTTTGATTATTCAAACGGGATAATTTCAATTGGTGATAGAAATATTAAAATTTCAAAAAATCTAATCCCGATATTTTATAGGTATGCAAATGCAGAGGGATATTATTATGATAATGGGAAAGATGATAAGTCTATCCTTCGTCAATACAATCATGTTGAAGATATATTCCTCTGTAAAGGCAATGGCGGG